TGACTGAAGTCCTGTAACACCACTTTCAACAATAGAGGATTCTGATGCAGCATGAAGAAGAGGCTGATCTCGAAGAGACAGCATTAACATTTATTCCGATTCTCCCATCACCATATCCTGTCTGTATTCAGAAGGATCGTGATTATGATGATCCTGAACCAGGACTCACTGTGTCAAAACTGCAATTTATTACATTGTGCGTTATCGGTGTCGTTCTTATTGTTTGTTTTTTACTCGCACTTCGAGCATAATATACTGAATGCGACATATTGTACATTTCAATGGTTGCATGATATAATACATAAGAGGCTGCTATTTTCTTTTGGCACCCACGCTCCAAAGAGAATGCATCATCAGCCTCTCTGAGAAAAAATATGCCACGTCGAGCAACGCTTCAACCGAATATTGCACATAATGGAACAGTCACGACAGTAATGCCGATCGAAGAGAAGAAAACATATCGATCAGGCCCATTGCGTGGTGCGGCAAAAAGAAACAAGGATCTGCGAGAACAAAAAGCCGAACAAAGTGATACCATTGATGCTGAAATGACTTCGGCTTTCAACGATCAAGAACCTCGGATCCTCGAAAAATATCAGCCATCGTGGTATCCATGGGCCGCGATCGAAAAATTCTTTGTGCAGGGCGCACCTGATACAAGCGGCACGATCCATTACCCGACACTGAATGAAATTGCCGAACATTTCGGGATTTCGTATAGTTCTGTTCGAAGAAAGCTTGTTGAGCGAGATTGGGTGCAAAAACGAGAAGCATGGCAACTCGAATTGCACCGACAGATTCAAGCGTCTGCAATGACTGATCTGATTGCGGCTGCGAATAAGTTTGACGCTGCATGTCTTGAAACAGCTCAACGCGCACTTGATGAAATTTTGAGCCATTTGCTTGAAGCAAAAGCCGCTGGTGAAGCTGTCTCAAAACTTGATCTTGATCGACTCGGTCGATCTGCTGTCAATTGGCAACGCGTTGGTCGACTCTCACTTGGTTTGAGCACAGAGAACCAAGCTGCTCGACTCGAAATGCAGTCAGGTGAACAAGCTGCGTCGATCGATCTCAGCCGAATGACTGACGACGAATTAGCACAACTCAAACTGCTCGCATCACAAGTCGAAGCTCGAACACGTCCACCAATCACAATCACAGAGGAGACACCATGATTGCATTTTTTCTTCGATGCCTCCAACCACACGCGATTGAAATGCTCTTTATTTCAGCGATCTGTATTTGCGGTTTCGTCTACCCTGCATGGCCTGTAAAACCATCATCTATTATCGTCATGCTCCTCTTTCTTGTTATTGCTGTTCTCGCTTTTATTGCCTTCCTCTTGCTTGTCTCTGGATAGTTCTCACCACATCCTGAACACCTTTTTGGTGCCTCAGTTCAATTCAATGTAGATATTCTCATCTTCCTCTTCAGTTCACATCAGTTCATCTGAGTTCACATCAGTTCACATGGTCGTTTCCTGATCACGTTGTCTTTCCTGCATTCTCTGGAGTTCTCTCAAATCTCTGTCGTTGTCAGACTTCAGCAGATCGCACGATCTTCATCTCATCACTTTCTCAATCGATACATTGCGCTCTGTAGTCTTCTTTCTCTCTCTTCTGCATCTTGATAGACACTAAACTCATTTCATTCTTATCAGAGAAGAAGAGAGCGTTCTTCGTAGACACTTCGATATGATCGTTTGTCTCTCTCTCAGAACTCGAATAATCGAGTATTGTTTTGACTGAGCACGCTGTTGCACACATTCACCGAGTTTCTCGAGAACTCCGGACAGAGCCGTGTATCAGAACACACCTGCGCTGCGTGACGAACACTGAAAATGCATATGCATTCGACGAATCATTCTGTGATTCGTCGACATCAGTTGCTCTGGTCGATCTGGCCCAGGACCGAGGACACACCCCGCTAGCGCGTTTTTCGACACATCCTAACACTCAAAATGTGTCTGTGCATTGCAGCATTTGAATAGTTCATATGATGTGCATACAGCATGTACGAACAACACGATGCAAAATGCCTTCAATGGATGAGTGTGTGTGTTTTGTGAACGCTCGCGGTGCTGGAATGTGTCGTCCGGGCCGGGACCGAGGATGTGCACGCAGATATATGTTTCGAGTGAGACAAATGCAAGTATGCCTCCAAGTGCATAGAAGCACAAGCATATGCATGCCCTCTATGTGCACCCCACTAGCGTGAAAAATGCCTTAAAGCATTTTTAGAAGAGCAGTGCGAAAGGCATAGAGGATGTGGTGAAATAAAAGTGTGCATAAAAAAGGCCGGTGCGTTCGATACTGCACCGGCGCTGAATGTGATGTGAGAATTAATATGCGTCTGTCAATGTTCTAGTGTGTCAGAATACCACGTTGGTATTTTTGGATCTGGCGTGGTGAAGAATGTCTCATTCACCAAGAGCAGATAGACAGTATCATCATCTGTTTCGACTTCGACGAATTGAACAGACGATGCACTAACAGCATCATTGAGTTTGGCGATCGTTGTATCATCCATCGCATGCGCTTCAAACGTTTGCCATCCCACAACGCCAGGGAGTGACGTGGCATCACGGAGATCACGAAGGTGGCTTGGATCAAATGTGGCATGTGCTTGTCCTGTTGTTTCCACGGATCAATGTCCTTTCAGTGTGCTATTTTAACTATGATCAATTTCATGATCGATCGGCTCGAACATCGTCAGGCGTGTGCGCAGAATACCGACGTACTCATCGAGAAACGCTACAGATACCTCAAACTCGTACATGTCTGCAGATGGAATCAGAATGCACTGCATCGTGGCGACGCCGGATGATGATTCGTGGTCGGCAGAAACACCAATAAAGAAATCACCAGGTGTGTAGTAGAGGCCAAAAACGCATACATTTGTTGGGTGCGTTTCCTCATCCACATAATCGCCTCGACGCTCCAGTTCGCACTGGAGTGCTTTGATTTCATCGAGTGTCTGTTCGACATGAGGAAGGAGATCTGGTTGTCCAGTGTACTCATATGAGAGGATTCGTCCATCGGTAAGTATTGCCATAGTGTGTGTTCCTTTCGTGTAGTTGTATTTTCTATTCTTATTATAACTTGTTTTCGTGTGAATGTATATAGTTTTATCACGAATATGCATGAAATCGAATTATTCATGCATATTCGTCGAGTCTTTATGGAAGTGGATTTGACATCCACGTGAACAATTCGATAAGGAATGGCCCAAACTCTTCACCACGGAGTTCGAGAACATGCTCATACTGTGCACCAGGGCCCTCATCAGATGCTTCTTCGTATGCTAGTTCTTCTTCAGTCAAAATGTATGTTCCGCTGTAGAGAGGCATCTCAGATTCACGAATAACACGAATCGTTAGTTTTGTTTCATATGCTTGTTCACCGACACGTTTCAGGTAATATCGCGTATTTCGAAATGTGATAAGAGGATAATATTCGGGGCACGTGCCAGAATCAGAAACTTCATCAATGACCTCGTTGATGCTTCGAATGAGTTTTTCAGTGTCTTGTGGCGTGATAAACATCGTGTGATTCCTTTCGGGCCGATTTTTGAGTGAGAATCGGCAAGCTCATTTGTGTGCTATTGAGTGAGCTGTTGTACAATTTTTTCAATGAATGGATTTGTGCGCTCGAAATGCATGTGAAGTGTGCCTACAGGATACTCTGTGCCATCTGGCGACATTTCAAATTCTGTTTCACCTTGTGGGCACAAATCGATGTCGACACTTATTTCATCCTCTGCATTCCACAGTGATAATATAGTGTATCGTTTTGGCAGACCGCATACTTGTTCAATGTCGACAAATGCTTGCTTGAATTCGAGATTCGCGTTTGCGTGTGCAATTTTGAGTGGTGAAATCATTGTGTGATCCTTTCAAATTTTTGAAATTACTTTTGAATTTCTATTAATATTATAACACAAAACGAGTCAAAAGTACATAGTTTTTACACGAGTTTTCAAGTTCGTGAAGAAATTCGTTGTTTCTGCATCATTTAAGTGAAATACGTATACTGCACACCAGAACAGCATGCATCCACGAAATGTAAGATTATATGTCCACTTTTCCAGCGCATTCCAATATGTGTTCAGAGGGCACACATTTCGATGTGAAATGAACGAATTTTTATTCATTTTTATATTTTCATCAAAATTCGTGCAAAAAGTATGTACTTTTCCATGAAAACAAGTTATAATAAGTATAGAAATTGAATATACGAATTGAGAACATACTTCCTCAATTCGAAGAAAGAAAAGGAAATAAAAATGACTACTCAGAACACGACAACCACACCACGGACAAAGCTCACGACACCTGAGATGAATGCAGTACGCATTATGATGTCAGATCACTATTCAACCATTCACCAGTACGACGACTCGACGATGCAGATCTTTTATGCAAAACTCGGACATCTCACAGCGATGCTCGATGGCCAGATCCCATTCGAGGGCACTCCGTCTTACACACCACTGCCACAACTCGAGGATGTGCCTGGGGAGCGTCTCTTCACACACAAATTTTATGCGAGACGTGATGATATGAGAGCACTCAAGATGGCTTTGCTCGACAACATGTGCCTCTTGCACATGCCACACACTATGACCACAACAGACCCTGCCATCATCTACTCGAGTGTCCGCAGTTCTGCTGCTGCCGCACTTCGCAGCTATGAAGCGAATGCTTCGTTCATGCTGGGATTTAGCCGTCGCGAAGGCAAAGAGGAAGTTTTCCTCGTCAATCCATATCGCAGCACGACATCTGTCGAGACACAAGAGGAGGAGGCAGAAATGCCTTCCCTCGAAGAGACCATCGACGAAACATCAGACGAAATCGTTGAGCCAGAGACATTCGGAGATGTGCTTGAGAAAGATGACACAGAGGAGGAAGAGAGCGAAGACGAGTCATCTGTGCAGGAAATCGCACCACTCTACGAAGAAGAGCATGAAGACGATTCAGACCTGAGCGACGTCTAAGACACATCCAAGAGAATCGACCAGTCGAAAGGCTGGTCGATTCTTCTTTGCGGGAATCAACGAGTTTTCTTCTTTATTTCAAATTCGTGTTAAAAGTATGTACGTTCGATGCAAAACAGTGTATAATCTATTTAGAAGATAATTCAAATGCATCGTTGAAAGGATCACACATCATGACACAAGAAAAAATCGGTCAAGCAGCCCTTATTCTCGAGCATCTCGCACTGAAGCGAAAAGCACCCCAGTTTCGCGGACTCCCAATCGTCGGGATCAAAGTGAAAGAAGGCACTCAGGATATTCCACAAGTGTTGCTCGTGTTGTACCATTTATCGTATCTCACCATGCCACCACTTGATCTTGGTGTCTGCTCAACATGGATTAAATTGCACGAAGATGGATGGTTCTGCATCACCGAATCTGAGCTTCGAAACTTGTACGATCAATTATCATAAACTTGAAAGGATCTCAGTACATGACACGAAACGATATTCGAAAAGCTGCTCTTATTCAGAAACATCTTTTATCGAACACGATTCCATCACTCATCTATCGTCGTTCGTCGATTCACGAAATAAAAGTGATGCAAGGACACAGAGACATAGAATCAGCGTTTCTCGCATGGTGTTATCAAGAAGCGCTGTTTCTCGACAAACTTGATCTAACGAAGTGTACAGTGTGGGTCAGATATCCAAATTATGAAGAAGAGAAGCATGATTGGATGCTGCTCACACAAGAAGATCTTGACTCTCTTTTCTGTCAACTGCCACATGTGTTCGCAGCATAGACTCAACGAATATTCTTGTTCGATGCGAATTCATCATAAAACAATGTACATTCGCATCGAACTGTGATATAATATATTTAGATAAAGAAAATGACCATTCGAAAGGAATCACACACTATGGCAAAACAGAAAAGTCTTTTAAAAACGAAAATGATCGCGCAGACAAAGACACACTACTTTTTGAAAACCGTCCTTATGATTTTCGTGATGCTTTTCGCAGTTGGGCACATTGTGTTTCAAACGATTGCGAAGGTTCTCGAGACACTGCATGACATCACGAAATCATACTATATGTCACTGTAGGAGGATGATATGTCTGTCTCAACAACAAAAATTTCATCAATGCCATATCGGAAACTCGCCAATGATCTTTGGGATGCTCGACTTGAATCTGGCAATCCATTGATCCCACTGACCATCGGAGAGACACAATTCGCTATTGTGTCTGTGTCTCTCGTCATCGTTGGACAAGAAGTCATGCCAGACGCATACGAAACAGATTGGCAACTTTATTATCCGAATTCACTGTGTTGGAGAGTGACGTACCTTCCACTCGATGATTGGCAAAGTGATGATGTGCCATCGTATGCGAATCTCGGAATTCTCACATTGCCACATGCATCGAAGATTCCATCTTTGTTGCTTGCGTACGTACACGCACAGTAGAGTCAACGAATATTGCTTTACTGTGCAAATAAAGCAATATTCGTGCTAAAACAATGTACATCTACACGAATACGTGATATAATAGAACTAGAAAATACAAATTCGAATAGAGGAGCACACAATGAAAACTGTCAAATCACCACAATTTGAAACCATCGAGGATTTCAAGGCACTTGAGGGTGTCATCGCAATCGAGACACATCTCTACAGGATTGGCCCAATCTCATATCCTGCCTTTCTGAAAGCAAAAGAGCAACTTGATACTGCTGTCAATGCGCTCAATGCTTGTTTTCTAACGAACAAGCATTTCGAAGCACTCTGCATGGAGTTTCCTTCCTACATGGTTCTCTGCGTCCGAGATACACGTAAGAATGTCTCGTACTTCGAGAAACTTGAGGAGGTGCCAAATGCCTAACATCCGAAAACAGCGATACGAGCAGATACTTGCAAATAATCGCCTCACGTGGAAGACGCTCCGTGGCATTGTGAGTAGCTTGAATCATCGAACAGATGACTTCTTTGATGACGAGACAGCAAAAGAAACGTGGCGAGGTGAAGACCCATATGTGTTCATGGAGAAGCGAATCATGTGCGCGCTTCGTCGACTGCACCTGTTACGTGTTCCTCTGCACTATGATATCAATCATCGTGCCTATGTTGTTCGTGAAGAGTGCTATCATGTGCTCTTTGACGATATGCTTGAAGATGGCATCGAGAAAGTCAATGCGTTATACGATACGTGGGTCAATATGCGCAAAAGTGTTGCAAAAGAAACTGCTGAAAGCACCTATCTGAAAGCGCTCGAGCGTCTCGTCAGCGCATATCGAGACCAGATCTTCTTTTCAGAAGTTTTGCAACAATGGCAGATCCTCGAGAACGATGACGGCACGTGGCTCTCAGAACTTGACGAGGTGTTGCATGCCTAATCGAGTCGTCCTTACTCGTCAACAATCCGTAATTCGGTTCGGGAATCCCTACGGGGATTCCATGAACATGTTTCTTCGAGTCCTCAATGGGCTTTGGCGTGCCAGAAAAGTGATCTGTGCAGAGCGCTATCCAGAGGAAACACAAGAACTTGATCGGTGCATTAAAGCGGGCGTCGCATATCTCAGAGAACACGAGATCGCGAGACCATGGGAATTCAATAGTTTCACTGGATACTCGTTCAAAGATCTCAGTGAGTCAATGTGGGAGGGACACTGGTCGAACTTTTAAAATTACCAATCAAAATGAATTTTCATAAAAGTACATATATTCGTGCCAGAAGTATGTACTTTTATACGAAAACATGATATAATATATTTGTAAAGTTCAAATAAATTGAAAGGAAAATCCAAATGATTCAAAACCGAAAAGAACAACTTCACAAGAAATTGCATCAAATTTACGAAAATGGCGCTGGAAGAACAGAAGGTATCATTGATAGTCTGCTGCAAGAATCATTTCTTGGCCACATCTACTTTATTCATGGCATAGGTGAAACAATAGAATATCCACCTTGTGAAGAGTGGGATACGAATGATAAAGACTACACTCTTGTCAAATTTGGACTCTATCAAGAAGGTAATGGTTGCATTGAAATATTCTCTGTCCCAGTCTCGACAAAAGTGCTCAATGACATTGCCACTCGTATCGACGCAGCGTACTATCACTGGATGCAGCGAGAGCCACAAAGCGTAAAACGGGACAATCCGTTCGACTATTATCGAACACTGTTCAATGTCACGATTGAATGCACGTATGATATGAATGAGCGTGAATTCGGTCGACTCTCTCCACAATCTCAACAGGCAGTGATCGAAGACGCTGAGCGATTCGCGTTTCTGCCACCAAAAGACGTGTAGTTTTTCGAAAGGCTTTGAGCATGTGCCTTAAACATGCTCAGGAGCAATCATGGCGAAATTTACAAAAGAACAAATCGATTTGATTACTGCACATATTGACGAAGCACATAAAAACAATCAACGGGTTTGTCTTGGTCTCTCGATGAATAACCTGTATGGTATGGAAGAAGGCACTGAATACTGTTACATTGATAAACCGAACGAGAATGAACCCAATTCCATCACTGTGTATCCTGTTGATTGGTACATGGAAGGGAACATCCGAGAACTGCTCTATGATGATAGTCTGTCATTCGGATTAGAACATATGACGCAAGATGAGATCAATGTGTTTGTACGCGAGACCATCGATCCGATTCATCTTCTTGACGTACAACTTGTTGTTAAGTGTATGTATGATGGTGAAACGCCAGAAACGGCTGATTACATGCAGGTTTCTATTCGGGCAAAGAGAGAAGCACTCCCTCGTCAATATGTCGCTATTCTTGCATTCGATCAAACAAAAAATGCGTATGTTACTGTCGCTTCACATGCATAGGAGTCAATGAACGTATCGAATGTACATATATTCGTGTTAAAAGTATGTACATTCGATACAAAACAATATATAATTTATTTAGAAGAACAAATACAAATTTGAAAGGACCATTCCATGACAGATTACATTACACCAGAACGCTTTGAAGTTGCTCAAAAAGAATTGAGGCAATTGTACGAGGAGAAACGCCCACTGCCCATTGTTTACTTCAATCAGCAAAAGCTCCAGTTGCTTAGTTTTTGGCAAAACCCGAGTGAAGATGGGCGGCATGTTTGGATTTTCGCAACAGCGCCAGAGAGTCCGCTCGTGTTTCAAAGTCCATTGCACGACCGACCTATTGGATACACCGAACATGATCTCACAATGCCGCAAGACTACTCGGTACTCGACTGGATTCTGAGTGCCATCTCATATGCGCTCCGTGGCCCAGATCTTGATCTTGTCTGGATCATCGAACAGTACGAAAACATCAATGCCGTCTCACTCGAAGGAGAGAACTGGCTTGATCAGATTCAAGACAAGGAGAAAGTTGCAAAGGTTCGTGACATCCTCGCGCACCGAGACCTCTATTCAATCGGCAACGTCAGTGATCGAATAATCAAATCTGCAACTGGCCGAGTCGTTCGAAAACACGGAACAATCACTGACGTGATTCGAGCACATGGCGTAACATTTGGCTACTTCCAAAGTCATGTCGGAGCCCCAAAACGACTTGCGAAACTTGCTGATGACGATGGATGTTGGTACATCACGATCGAATAGAGTCAACGAATAATCTGAAATCCATTGAATTCGTCATGAAAACTATGTACATTCAATGGATTTCATGATATAATATATTTAGAAAATACAAATTCGAAAGGAAATACCACACATGCATCCAACAACCGTTCTTGAAAGTCTCAATACGATTATCACTGAACTCTCCGATGGAGGCATTGAATTCGAACGATTGCCAAAATTCTTTTATCGAGGCGGTGGATCAGCATTCATTTTCCAGGTTCTTGCCATCGACGAAAAAGAAGTGACATTCATGATCGTTTCGAGTTGGGACAGATACAGATCACGTCTTGTCTCTGCACGAAAATGTCTTTATGACACGATGACAGTGCAAGAATATCAAGATATTGTATGCACCATTTCTGGCACGATGTCAATCACGATCGAAACCTGGAATACCGTCATGCTTCCACAATTCATCGCTCTTGCGGTGAATCACATGCAACGTCGAACGGAGCGATGAATTAATGTCGAACATACTATCACCATTCGAGCAGGAGCTCCTCGACCAGCGAAAAGAGAAACTGCTGCACTGGGCGAATAGTCTTCTCGGAACGAGGATTCGAATGCGAGGACGCCCCGACGGCGCAAAGATTATTCAATATGAGCTTGGAACACACCTTAATGGCATCTGGGTCGCATTCGAAAATGAAGCATATACTCGATACTTAAAATACAAAGGAGAACAAGAATGACTCGTGAACAATCAATTGCCCATTTCGGCCACCCATTCGAATACACTCGGGTATTGTTATACCAACATGGAACTCTATGGCGGTTGGAAAGACCTTGAGTATAAGTAGAATCATCTTCATGAAATCGATAGCATGCAATGTGCTATCGATTGTTGTTTCTACGAATATTTCACAATGCGCCAAATTCACATCAAAATGATGTACTTTTCCTTCTTTTTATGTTATAATTATCTTAGATAATTCAAATAAAAAGAAGGAAAAGTTGATGAATGCTCGAATCACAACAGCACTGCTCGAAAGTCCAGATCCGATGACCACACAGGTCGTTACCAGTATTTTAGAAGAGCCTCTCTTTGCAGAAGGATCACTCGAACGCACAGACTTCTGTCAACAAATTGAGTGCATGCTCGATTATGGCTATGACATCACCACAGATTTGATCATGCGTATCTACCAAGTCGTCGCGATTACGTGGCAACAGCCACAGGCATTCTAAGGAGGAAAATAATGCCAAAATACATTCGTCCATTTCCTGCATGCGCAAAAGTCGGAAAAGTTGCAAGAGGGAAACACCAAGGCAAATATGAACAATGGAGCATGTGTGGAAGTAAGAATTCACTAAAACGATTCGCCGGCATTCCATTCTACATTATTAAACGAACTGCTGAAGATACGGCTGGCTACGCTTATACAACTCGGGAAGAAGCAGAAAATGATCTTGCATTTTGGCACTGCACAATTATCGAGGAATTGACACTCACGGCTGATCAAATCGTTCGATAAAAGAATCAACGAATAATGATGAAAGTATAATATTCACATCAAAACTATGTATTTTCATCATTATTCGTGATATAATCTATTTAGAAATACAAATTCAATACACAAAGGAAAACACGTATGCTACTTCAACAAACGACTGCATTTCAAAAAGTTCAAGAAATTTACATTCGTCAAGAGTCGCAACAGCCTGGTGGAAATACACTCGGAGAAAACATTCTTCCATTCATGTATGATGGTAAGAAATATACACTCTGGAGCATTAATCTTACCACCGAGACAAATGACAATCCGCTCGCTATCGACCCCGACGAATTTGATTTCGATCCTCTCTTTAATTGTGAAGACGAAGATGAGGATTTCAACCCAGACGTGCAAGAATCAGATCTTCATCTTGTCATCTGCCCAGCAAATGCAGAGAGGGATGGAGATGCGCATAAGCGGTTCATCCTGCCAATTGACGATCCTCTACTCGATCAACTGCTCGACACTGCCAGAGTACAATGGCCGAATCTCGACGACCTCACACAATAAGAAATCGAGTTGCAGGATCTCGCCAAAACCTGCAAAGGAATAGAAATGCTCACACATGAACTTTTGAAACAACTCGAAACAAAACATGATGATACGTATGATCACCATACTGTGATTCCTGTCATCTACAAAAATGCGCTCTACTACATTTTCGACGCTGACCCTGTCTCGTTTGCCATCACATCTGCTGCTGCGACTCTCTATGGTGATGATGAAGAACAACTCTACGAGGATGATGATATTCTCTCATATGAACTTGCCGATGTCTCGACAGATATCTCGCATAAAGACGCAGAACGAATTGTCAACCAAGCGTTGTTGAGTACACCTCGCCCATGTAGAACGTTCAAACTGTTTCAGGAGCATGAGCTCAACTATTATATCGTGTCGATTATCGAGGTTGATGTCCCTGATGTTCGATGATTCGTCCACTCCTTCAAGGCTTGATGAAGATGTTCTCAAGCCTATTTTTATGCCCTCTGAACACATATTCGAGGACCAAATGAACATGGATGATAGAATATATGTCCATGGCCAGATGATGTCGTTCCAGTTTCAATGCATTTCTTCTTTTGTTCGAAAATAATATACTTTTATCAACAATTATGATATAATTATGTTACGAAATGCAAAATAAATTTCATGTAAATTCAGAAAGGATTATCAAATGCTTCCGCATCTTGGCCAATTTCTCAATTCGACATTTGGATTTCTCCTTTTAGGAGTGATCATCGTACTTGGATGTTTGTCGTTCATCTTTAGCGTTCGTTCACGTGTTGGCGTCGGGATCGTCCTGATCCTCGTTCTCGTTGGCATCGGCGGATCGATGTGGCTCTTCGGCCGATAGGAGACGACATGCTGCTTCTGACACCACTGCTCATCTCACAAATGCTTATGGGTCTTGGCGCGATCATTTTTGGTGCACTTGTTGCCGCCATGATGTATGCCTTGTCGAAATCGGCGCATCTCGCGCTCGTGACAGGGATTGTTCTTGGAGCACTCGTGCTCTTCATCGTCATCTCATAGATTCAATGAATATCACGTTCTCACATATATTCGTGCTAAAACAATGTACATTTGTGTGAGAACGTGATATAATACAACTAGATCGAATAAATACAACATGAAAGAAGAAGATAAATGACCACTCAACAAATCGCCGATTACAATGCATATCTCGCAACACTCACTCCGGGTGAATTGCAAGGACTAATCGATGAACTCACAGAATACGCAAAAGGAAATGCCGAAATGTCCGAATCTGCACGCAACAACGAATCGCACGCATGGTATTATGCATCTGCTACCGACTACGACCATGAAGAGCAACTCGCACTTGAACGTGCAGCACTTGCTCGTGCAGAACTGATTCGACCGAAAACAGCGAACGCATAAAACCAGATCATGCTGTTGAGTCCATGTCAGTTCATGTCAGTTCACTTTATATCCGGGTCAGCATGTTCCGTACAATGTGAGCAATCACCGCATCAAGAGGGCATTTCTGCCCCGGAAGATTCAGAAAAATAGCAGAAAGGACATACCAATGAAAATTCAACATCTCTCAAACGAACATCTTCTCGTTCGATTCCTTGCTCGATATGTAAAACTCTTTGAATCAACAGACACTGGAACAATCGTCACATTTAACGTTCTCTTCGATCAACAAGAGTTGTTTTTCATCGAAACGAAGATACGTGCATGTGCAGAAATACTTTTGGCACCACTCGCAACAGCGCAGACAATGACGCAAGAAAACATTATAACGATTTCTGAAACACATCCTGCATACGGCAATGTTCTTGCACAACTCTGCTCTGCGAAACCTCTCTTTATTCCTCGAATGATCGTACAAACGGCAACCCCGTAACCAGATCTCTGGACTCCGTGAAGGACGATGCCGAGTGTGTCGTCCTTTCTTTTCGTGATTGCCAAGAAGTGTGTACGCAGCCCAGGACCGAGCACACATCACAAAACAGTTCCTTCACTCGATGCGTCACTTCGCCGCCTGCCAGGGCCGAGGATGCACATGTAAAAGAGGCATAGACACATTGGGGTGAGCATGCATACGTTGAACACAGCACACATGTGCGAGACTCAAGCATATGCAAAATGCACTTTCATGCTCATGCATATATGCATTTTAAACACATTTTGGACATCAAAAATGCTTTGACATATATTTCAATGTCAAAGCAGAAGATAGACGAGAACGCATTTGAGGATGTGCTACGACACTTGCTGTACTCGTGCTTGGAGTGTCGCGAGAAGGACCTGAAACACATCTTCGTGGAGTTGGTAAAATTTGCTTGTGTCGAAACAGTACTCACCACCGCCGCCCTCGTAGCATCCACATCCACAATGATACTCGCCAAATTCATCAATCCAGTCGTCATAATCTCTCGACTCATAGTCTGTGTAATCGAGTGTGTATATGTTTAACATCGGTGTGATTCCTTTCTTACTTGTCATATCGACCCATATAAGCACTCAGTGTCATGTGGTTGAGTGCTGCCTCAACGACCTCAGATGTGTAATTTTTTCGACCGTGGTATTTCGTCCCGACCCAATATGGAACGGCTGCGTCCTGGTTTTCATCCAGGTATGCAAAGGCGATAGTGTTATATTCATCATACGTGATGACCTGGGTGAGATAGGCACGATATGCTTCGAACACGTGCTTACTATTCGATTTAATTCGAATGCGTTTTCCGTTCACGTCGAGTGTGAAGAACGTTGGTTGTGTGACTGTGGTGAGTTTCTTCATTGTGGTTTCTCCTTCATATATTTTTATTTAACTCTTATTTATATTATATATTGTTTTGTGTGAAATGTACATAGTTTCAACACGAATATTTATGATTTCGAAATATTCGTTGAAATTCGTGCACACATCCTCAACACACACATCGAGGAGGATTGCTCCTCCTCGATCGTTTTATTATTCGATTTCTGATGTTTCTGATGTGATTTCGGGTGCTTGCTCCTCCACATCCTCGGAGGACACTTGCGTGTCCTCTTCCACTGTTCCAAAATTCACAATTTCAGGATTTTTTCCACGAGACTTCACGATGGTGAGTGCCGTGAATATATCACGATTGTTCTCGAAACACCTCAGAGCGGCAGTTTCGGTCAAGTGATTAACGGAAAACCGAAGTGTTGTTTCGGAAAAATGCATTCCGTGTGCATCGTGGATCAATTGCAAATTTTGCCTCAGTGCACCCTTAGCATGTCGCAGATGCTCATTTTTCGCGAAGAAAAAGCAGAGGTATTCTTTCGCGCCGACCTTCTCTTTTAACGGAGGAAGTGTCTGGTATGCAGGCTTGCCCTCAAATGGAATGTTCCCAGACATCATTGCGACGAGACGACCAAGTTTTGCATAGAATTGATCAAGTGTCTCTGGTGTGTATCCAGAAAATGTCATCCAGTGATCACTGATCATGATTTCGAGCCATCGTTTTGTTTGTGCTGTCACGACATGTTTTGGTGCTTGCTCTTCGGTAGTGACTTCTGATGTGTTTTCGATGTTTTCCATTGTGTGATTCTTCTTTCTTTGTTTGATTTTCGTTTTTTGTTTTTGAAGTTTTGTTATTCAACTTCTAAGTATATTATAACATGTTTTATGTGGAAAGTACATACTTTTTACACGAATTTCGATGAATTTGGAAATATGTGGAAAACTCGTCTTTCACACATAAAAATCATTTTTCACCACAATAAAACTTTTTCTTCACATAAAAGAAGCATCCACACGAATATGGATGCTTGTGTAGTGAAATGTGAACTAGCATACAAAGTAATATGCTAATAGAAGTGATTTCCGTGTGTGCGAGAGGGTCCAGGGGTGAATGCGTCTTCCAGTTTTCAAGAAGTACAATTGTGCTAATTGTGGTTTCGTGTACTCCAGAAGCATTTTTCGAATTTCGGAACGTGTAAACAGTTGAAAGTTCATTGTGTGATTCTCCTTCGTGGAAATTTGTATTTTCAATTTCTAAGTATATTATATATTGTTTCTCATCGAAAGTACATACTTTTTATGTGAATTTTAATGAATTTGAAATATTCACAGAAACTCGTCGTTCACATGTAAAAGTGATTTTTTAACATGATGAAACATTTTCTTATATGTGTGATGAACATCGTTTCCATAGTGAAAAATAAAACATATAATTTCGTGAAGAAAACATTCTTCACCACACATATAAATAATTTTTATACACGTGTCCATTGTCACACATACATATGAAATTATTTCTTTCACATGATAAACACGTTTTTCAATGTGTTAATGAGAATGTTTTACACATATAAAATCTTCATTTCGTATATATGAAGAAAACATTCCATACATATGAATAAATCATTTTACAACATGAAATTGATGAAACACACATATTTCACACACACATGAGAAGGCATTTCTGGCACGTGTGTGCTTTTGTGAAAAATCGATGTGAGCGTTTTCATGTCATTCTCGTGTACGAATGGTGTGCTCGATGTGAAAATGTGACCTGTGTCGCTGGAGGAAAAGATGTATAATCTATCATCTCACACATTCCACATTCGATCGTGTGTGTCGTATGTGAAGAGAATATATGTGTGTACACGTGTGTGATGAACATAAAAATCGATGTGACATCTCACATGAAATAAAATTTCATTTTCATATGTGTAAAAGATTCGTTTATCATGTGTGTAAGTACATCATTCACACACGTATATAAAGGTATAAAAACGAATTTCTTCACATACGAAATATTCGTGAAAAAACTATGTACATTCCACACGTTTCATGTTATAATAGATATAGAAGTTCAATACAAATGATTCACATGAAAAGGAGAATATCACACATGCAAAATCGAGATTCAAAACGTTCAAAAATCCCACAAGCATACAAAGACATATGTAACGAAATTAATCGCATTGAGCACATTCTCGATCACTCTTGTGGTGAGTTTCGTTTGTATGCTATTAACAAGCAATTGAAAGCATCTATCCCCAGTGCATACAAACTCATATTACGAGGTTCATACCATCATGGTCATTACAAACTCGAGTATGCATAAGCATACATCATAAAAATGCATTAGTATTTTCGTACTAATGCATTTTTATGTAAAAACGAATTTTACGAATATTTGAGAATTAATGAAAATTCACATAAAAAGTATGTACTTTCTCATCGAAACAGTATATAATATATTTAGAAATTAAAAATTAATTTCACAAAACAAAAACGAAAGTGAGAATCACACAATGTCACAAACAACCATCGTTGAAACACTCATTCAATTGAAAACAACCATTCATTATCGTAACACACACAAGAATGATATGGATGTTACACCATTCGAACAGTGCATTTTTCAAATCGTGATGGTCTTGAATGCCTGGGGAGTGTACGTGTACATCACATGTGGTGCATCCTGGAATGTGGTCGAAGCATAAACGAAAATAGTGGAGAGGTTTCCCTCTCCACACACGAGAGGGCATTTGAGATGTTTCTCATTCAGCGCATAAGCAAGCATCATGCACATACGAATTTTACGAATATTTCAGAATACATGAAAATTCGTGAAGAAACTATGTACATTTGATGAAAAACATGTTATAATATATTTAGAAGTTCAATAAGAAACTTCAAAAAACAAAATCACACAAGGAGAAATGACAATGATTTTCACGTACACACCCTCAGCACTGAAGAAAATGAACAAAACAGAACTATGCACCATTCTTCGAAGTCGTCTTTTCGCATCAGGGTACACACCAAAAGTACGATTGTTCAAACTCTCTGACATCACACCTGCCAACTTCACGAAAACGGAATTGCTCGATTTTCTTTCATAGCACCAGCACATTCTGGAATGTGGAGAATGCCATCCACATTCCAATACACGAATACACAAGTTTCAACGAATATTTTCAAATTCGTGCAAATTCACACAAAAACTATGTACATTTCACACGAAACAGTGTATAATAGTCTTAGAAGTTAAATATCAAATGCAAATCGAAAGGAATCACACATGAACCACAAACACGTTTTCCGCATCACCACAACCGAACTCGTACATGAATTGAATGCACTCTTGAAAGAAGTGAAGCAAGCATCTCAACAGCGTCCAGACATCACTCTGACACACGAGGATTTGTCATTCAAACTCTATGGTCTCACATATACCCCACGCCATTTCACACAGAGTGCACTTGACGATGATCTTGTCTGCTTTGAAGTGCAACAATCGCGGACACGCACCATTCACACATTCGACATTCTCGAGCAACATGAAGACGGTGAAACGACATCCTTCGCTCGTTCATACCTGCTCACACTGAGAATGTTCTGTCAAGAGCATGCAACAAATCAATAAGCAAGCACATCATTCATTCATCGAAACGAAGCATTCGTGCTTCGTTTCTTCGTGTGTATACGAGTTTTTCATATATGTGCAAATTCACATAAATTCACATCAAAACTATGTACATTTGCATAAAAACGTGATATAATATATTTAAGAAAATAAAAATTCAAACATAAAGGAAAATCCAAAATGCAAGCATACATCGATCACCAAAAAATCTACACCAAAAAGCCAAGCAACAAATTATTTTCCCATCTCATCGTCCGGGGCACACTCAATGACCTTCACGCATTTGCAGCAAAAATTCATGTAGGCAAGCATTTCTTTCATGCAACACCCTACCCACACTATGACATTAGCAGCACACATTTCCAAAATGCACTCAATGCATCTGCAACACTTATCACCACGCGCCAACTCATTCTTATTGCAAAAGCCAATGTGCAATAACACAACACTGCAGCGCACACTCAAATGCGCTGCACATATCAAAAGGAGAATCACACATGAGCACACCGAAAGCAAGCATCATCACGACACTCGTTTTTCTCGTCCTCTTATTCGCAAGCATGCTGAATTCGATACGTCAGCAAGCGTATTCAATCGATGCATGGAAACAGGTTGTACACTTTCACGGTGATGTCTGTGTCGTCGCTGTGAATGCGCATAATATGCCCTATTGCAGCAATGGTGTTCGATACACTCTTAATGCTGTTAAGGCGCAAGAAGCATACCTGATTTGGGATGCATGCGAAGAATATGACGACGCGGCCATCTGCACGTTACAATACGATTAATGCTTACCTCAACGAATATTCACGAATTCGTATAAACTCGTGAATATTCGTGTAAAAACAATGTACTTTCACACAAAAACAGTATATAATTATCTTAGAAATTGAAAATACAAATTCGAAAGGAACACACAATGCTCAAACAATTGCAAAAACTCGCAACACTTGAACGCACATTCAACATCACCATGGATACGTGGAGCAAAGCACATCTTTCGCCTGATGGATTTCCTCAAACACCCACTCTTGACATTGCAGGCATCACTTATGGTTGCTCAACGCTCGTCTGCTCTTCTCGAGCGACCAATACATACACGCTTATCCTTTTCAATGAGGACACTGGAAAGTGGATCGAGGTTCCAACAACCGAGGCATATGCTATTGCATTCATGCAACAACACACACTCTAATACATTCTCAGGGGTGAATAGCATTATTCACCCCATATCTCGAAAGGAATCACACACATGCCAACATTCAATCTCTACTACACAACACCCTCTGGCGTCCACGTCTACAATCGTCGCTCGTTCTCGTCACTCGAGGATGCGCAGCACCTCATTCGAGCACTGTGCCGCTTAAAGAACGTCTGGTCTATTGCCCTTCTCAACCCCTTCACAGGCGAGGTCTGCCTCACATGGACACTCTACCTCACAGACGACATCGAGGAGGTGACCAACGAAATTTTGATGTCGAGTGAGCCTGCTAATATCGTCTACATGGAACAGGCCTCTGAATGCACACCCGAAACTGGCCGATGGCAAGCACAGTGCTGTCCACACTTTGCGCCTCCACTCTTCTAACGAGCGTCAATGAAGCACACACTCGGTACGTCTCGTTCGAGTGTGTGCTTCATGTGTGTGACCATTTTACCGTCGCCATCCATTTCCGGGGATGGACGTGCGCATGCTTGTCGATGACTCAAGCGAATGCACGGGATCCGGCGCGTGATTCGAGATGCGTCGTGCGGGCCCGGTCGTTGACCTGCCCTCAATCGTGTCCCCGCCAGAGCAATCTGAGACAAAGTAACACAGAAACACCTAACAACACGCGTACATCTACAGTCGACTCATTTGTTTACAGGGCAATTCGATATGAATATGCATGATCAAGTCAAATTTCTGCACCCCAGAATTTTCCGGAGAATGATCATCACAACGCAAATGTATAGATGGCTGAATCATGAAATGATCGAAATCGAGAAGTGCATTCGCACACAGGAATCAAAAATGTGTTATAGGATATGCCCCGTTCAATGACTCGAACAGAGACAAGTTCATTTGTATTCGGATATGGCCACGAAAACGAAAATGGTGGTTCACCTGGCATCTGCATGAGCCAAATCACTTCAACAATAAACACCTCAATCCATGCAGACGGATCAATTCGACGTGCGGGGTCGGTCAAAAACAAGCACACTGACTTATTGACGCCAGCATGCACAAGATCGTTTGCTGATAAGTACGTATACTCAATATCCATTATGGAGTCACTGCTCCTTCATCTTAATATGCAAACACACATTCGACAACGTGTCGAAACGATCGTTCGACAGCAATATTTGAAAGCACAAGCACGTATTCGATGTCAGGTGAAACCGTGCTGCATCGAACAATGACTTCTTGAAAATGCAACAATGGCCCAAACGAAGATGGTGCAACATCATGAATACGAACATGCACCCATGATGTTGCACAGGTAGGGTCATTCAAATTACAGCAAAACAAACACACTGAGCCATTTTGAGATGCGGTGAGAAGATCAGTGAGTGTCATGGTGTCATAGCGAACATCCATAGAGTGTCTCCTAACAGACAACTCGACGACCAACGGCGCGAAGTGTCGCGACACAGATCGCATGCATCACTGTAATATGCCATCCACTCTGCGCAACGAGTGTCGTTGCATCATAACACTCAACACACCATGCATTCGATGTATTCGACAGCACTGTCACACGAAGACCACATGTTTGTAAAAACAGGACGAGGCGCCACGCGTCGATGATACTTTCGAGCGGATAAAACACACGAAACACGTATCGTGACCCATTCACACGATACACAGAGCCGTGCCCTTGAACCCAATCAACCGTATCAAACACATCTGGCTCATGAGAAACAAACACCCAATGGATACCGCTCCAATAGGCAAGTGGATGTGTTTTTGCGCGCTGCGAAAGTGCAATCGTATCAAGTGTGCGTGATAGACGAAGAATGCGCACATTGAGCACGTCACGGAGCAGTGCATGCACTTTTTGTTGTGCGTCTGCTGTTGTCCATGAAAACACTTTCTTTCGTGCATTTCGATCAATATACATCATGCTGTCTGCCGTTCAGCGGCAAGAGAAACACGCCTTGCATATCGAGGTTCTGGTGGCCATGCTGCATTTGTTGTTCGAAGTGACAGTGCACATGTCAAACGAGGTACAGAAGGTGGTGGGCCAAGCAGCAATTCCTTCGGCCCACCTCGCCACGGAAGGAGTGGCGAGTTCCGACGTGACAACGGTTGTTTTCGCATCCATTGTGTTGGGTGTACAGCCGGCGACACTCGACTCACAGAATGTGTTCGTGTTCGGATTGGACGTAAAGAACTGTGCATGAGCGCCAAGCCTCGTGCAAGAAAATGTGCTCCAATCCATGCACGGAATCGAAACAGATGCGTCCGTTCCCATGGATACAATGATGAAGATGTGTGATAGGACATATGCTCCTCCAAACAAGAACGAAACAAACACTCGTTTGTTTCGATGCATTGAAATCGAATAACAACATTATATACCAAAAATGCACACATGAAATTGTGCAGAAAAAGTAAGAAAACACGTTCGTATATCATAAAAAGAAGAAACTCTATCGAACCGTGTCGACCGAAACGGAAAAAGAAAGAGAAAAGCACAAACTTTTGGCCTTCTTTTCCGTATCTTTTTCTTCCATTTTTAGTAATGCTTCATGCATGTGTTCCTTTCAAATACATGTGCACGTCGATGAATCAATGTACTTTACTGGATGCTTGTGTTACAATACGATAGACAACCAAGCATTCGTAAAAGAAAAAAGATGGCAAATCGAACTCGTGCTCTCCAAAAAACAGCATCAGCAGTAGATGCGTCAGGGGCAACACTTCTGCAATCACTGACGCATCCCGAAGCATTGTTGGCACAAATCGATGCGGAAACATGCCGTCGATCACTGAAAGCATTTGCAAAAGCAGTTTGGCCCATCATTGAACCAACGCCATTCATTGATGGCATTCCCATTGACGCAATGGTTGAACACCTTGAAGCCGTTGCTCGAGGTGATATTCGAAAACTCCTCATTAATATCCCACCTCGACATACGAAAAGTACCCTCATTTCTGTCATTTGGCCAGTCTGGATTTGGCTCCAAGCACCCGTTGAGCGATTTCTCTGTGCATCCTATAGTCTTGAACTGTCAACACGCGATAATCTTCGGAAACGACGCATTATTGAAGATCCATGGTTTCAAACACGATTCAAAATGCTGTTTCAATTGTCTGGTGATCAGAACGCAAAACGATATTTTGAAAACAGTCGACAAGGATACCAAATGTCGATTTCCGTTGATGGTGGGACGACAGGGCAAGGCGGTTCATATCTCATCCTCGATGATGCGCATAATGTGAGTGAAGCACACTCAGACATTGAACGAAAAGCAGCAATTATTTGGTTTCGAGAAGTCTGGACAAATCGACTGAATGACCAACGAAAAGATAAAATGGTCGTCGTTGGTCAGCGCATTCATGATGAAGATGTCTGCGGGTATATTCTTCGTGAACGACCTGATTGGGTACATCTGAATCTTCCTGCCCTCTTTGAACCAGAGCGTCGATGTCGAACACCGATTTGGTCTGATCCTCGCACAACTGAGGGTCAACTCCTATGGCCTGAACGATTTAATATGACAGCACTCAATGGGTTGAAACGAGACTTGGGGAGTATGGGGTTTGCTGCACAATATCAACAGCGACCAGTCCCTGCAGGCGGAGGACAATTTAAGCAAAAATGGTTTCGCTATCATACACAAGATGAGGCGGCATTCACACTCCTCGTTCCTGAAGGGCAAAAACGCATTCTTCGATCAGTGTGCTCAATCATCATCACAGTCGACCTCGCGATTAGTCAAAAACAACAAGCTGACTTTACCGTGTTTGCAATCTGGGCAATTACACCTGACCGAGAATTGTTACTCATCGACCGAGTTCGTGAACACTTTGATAACCCAACACAACAACAACAATTGCAATTGTTGTATCAGCAATATAAGCCAAAATTTATTCATATTGAGCAAGTGGCATATCAACTTGCACTCATTCAACAATTACTCAAACTCGGTATTCCAGCACAAGGGTATAAACCAGTCAAGGATAAAGTCTCTCGTGCAAGCACCGCTGCTGTGTTTTATGAAGCCGGAAAAATTTATCATCCACTCAGTGCACTCTGGCTCCGTGAATGGGAAGACGAACTCCTTGTCTTTCCGATGGGTGCACATGATGACCAAGTTGATGCACTGAGCATTGCATGTGATTCGCTCAGTAGTCCAGCAATGACAGCAGATGAACACATTGCTGCGATGCAGAAACGCCTCGCACTTGCAACACATCGTGGCCTTGCTCTTGTTCCGAACCAACCAGTTGATGATCACCCAATTGAAATGAGAGAAGAAAGCGCATGACAGAACAAGAATCATTTGTACAAAACGTCATTTATTGGCACCCACATCATCCACACCAACCAACAGATGTGAATGCACTCCATCGTGCAACACTGAAAGGTATCAACGAGCAAGTTGCTGTGTTTCTGACACGAACAGTCGGATCAATGTGGATGGCGTACGCATTTGTGCTCATTGCGATTATTGGTCTCTTTTCAATTCTCGGCGTGTTATCACCCACCATTGCGCTTCTTGTCGCATGGGCGTCTCAGACATTCATTCAACTCGTCCTCTTGCCAGTGATTATGGTTGGGCAGAATGTTCTTTCAAGACATGCAGAACTGCAATCAGATGAAACATTTGCCACAACGCAAAAAAGCTTCGCCGATATCGAGCACATTATCGAACATCTCTCTGCGCAAGACACAGAACTCTTAAAACAAACACAAATGTTGCAAACAGCACTTGATCAAATTGCGCAACGGTGCGACGCGCAAGACCAAACACTGTCTGAAATTCTTACACGCCTGCCAGGGACACGTCGAGGAAATAGAGCATGACACGACGAAAGAAACAATCAACACGACAACTGCATCGAGCAACGCCTGGTGGAGGAACACTCTATATTCCACCTGGGTATGCGCAATCAGCATATGGATCGACGTTCTATGGAGGAAAATCGACTCTTCCGACAGGGACCACAGCACTCTTTTCACCTGGACTTCCACTTCCAACACAGCCAAATGTGAATGTTGGCGGGTACCCTGTCCAATGGAAATTCCCCATCGCATGGAATACATTTCCACCTGATCGAACAATGGGGAATGCTGATACACCATCATTTCAACAACTCCGAAGTCTTGCAAAACTCTATTCAGGCGTGACAATATGTGAACGCGCGTGGATGGATATGGTTCCTCGAATGAAACTGAAAATTTCATTGAAACCAGAGTATATTGCTGCCGGTGCGAATGAAAAAGATTATCAAGCAGATATTGCGTATTTTCTGACATGGTTTGAATCACCTGATAAAATTCGTGATCAACATTCATGGATTCGAATGGCACTTCGAGAACAAACACAGGTCGATGAATTATACATTTATAAACGTCGAAAGCGCAATGGCGACCTCTACTCAATTGAGATTCATGCAGGTGATCAATTCAAACCACTTCTTGATGATTGGGGACGGACGCCACAACCACCTGCATTTGCGTATCAACAATATCCTTGGGGTGTTCCTGGTGCACAATTTCGTTCAGATGAATTGATTCATTATCAAGAAAGCCCAGCTGCCGATAGTCCATATGGGCAAAGTCGTATTGAACGCATTATTTTGCTTGTGAACCAAGCACTTCGAAAACAAAAGAAAGATCTGAGTCACTTCACTGAGGGTAATATTCCACAAGGCATGATGCGCGTTCCTGAAAATTCAACATGGACACCGGATCAAATTGATGCCTTCGAACAGGCATGGAATGCACTCCTTGCTGGCAATGCGCCACAGCAAGTTCGAATGCGATTCACACAACCAGGCATGGAGTATCAACCATTCGAACAATATGCGTTGGACCCGGCATTTGACAAATTTATCCTAAATATTGCTGTATCTGCGTACGGCATGTCAATGCAAGACCTTGCATTCACTGAAGATATTCATAAATCGAATAGTGACAGTCAACAGAATGTCACCTATCGACGAACCATTGATCCTCTAGCAACAATCTATGCTGGTTTCTTCACGTACATTATGAATACTGATTTCCCAGAAGAACTGCATGGTGATCTCTTTCAAGCAACATTTACTGGGTATGATGAAGAAGAAGATATTGCATCAATGGCGACAGCATACAGCGCATTGACAAGTGCTGGCATTCTCGGCATTACTGCTGCTGGTCGACTCCTCAAACTGCCTGATGATCCAAATGCACCGTACATAGGGCGTGTCCTTGTGACAAAAGATGGTCCCGTGTTTCTTGATGATATTGCATCTGATAAAATGCGTGCTGCGTCACTTCAAGCACAACTCAAAGGATTCGAGATGGTGAGTATGCAGCAGTCAGCACAAGATGCATCGAATGCACAACAAACACCAGCACCTCCAAAAGCGGCGGGCATGCCACCACCTCTAATGCAGCAACGACACCAAGTTGCTCCACTTGAACAACCTCCAATACCAACAGGGCATGCTGCGATTGAGACGACACCAGAATCAGATGCAGAAACTGCACCAGAAGACGACGATGAAGAGTTGGATGATCTTCTCGATGACGAAGAAGACGATGCGTGGAAAGAAGGCGAAGATACAGACATTGCGCCAGAACTCTATGACGCACCACATGTTTTGCAGACACCAGAAGACATTCAAAAAGAGCATGAAATTTCTGGTTTGTTAGATGAAGACCAATCACATCCTTTCACAGAATTAGAACGACATCGTCCTGGCGGATATGGACATGATCAAAAAACACATGGTGATTGGGATCACCCTGCCTATGGTGCAGCAAACAATAAAAACCCCGATGCACGACAAGATATGGCGTCAAAAGCGAAGATCCAAGCAGCGACGATCAAAGTGAAGGAAGCGCAAATTGATGTCAAAACTGGCGTCGCTGGTGCACGTGCAAAACTTGCTGCAGCACAACAGACACTGAAACAAGTCAAGGGTGCTGCCGAAAAAGCACAAATTCAAGTAAACACAGAACCACTCCCTGGACAACATGGAGGTGAGCACTCAGCAGTGCCGCAAAAACAGACAACGGATACAACAGAAGATCAACAAGAACAGCGTCCATCACGACAACCAAAAGAACAAAAACCTACTGATGAAGACGAGCAGCAAGCGCCTCCTCCGTTAACACCAGAAGAAAAGGCAGAAGCGAAACGACAAACATCTGAATCAAAAGCACAAATGAAATTAGATGCGCAATCAACTCGACTTCGACTTCGAGCTGAGAAGCATAAAGCGCATTTGCACAAACTTGCTGGAGCCGCAAAGGCAAAATCAGGTCGAATGGTGTTACATGCACAACACCATTCACAACGAACAGCAACGACTGCTGCAAAAGCCGCTGCTCAACAAACACGAACATCTGCAAAAGCACAATTACGAGCAGCAAAGCAACAACAACATGCTGCAGTAACACTTCATTCACTTGTCAAAATCATAGGAACAAAAAGTGCCCTCTATAATGCGCTTGCTGGTCGAAAGTTGTCAAAAACGTGGAATGCACAAGACGCAGAAGATGCACACATGATTGCACTCGACCTAAAACAATTACTCGAACTCGTGATTCGACACGGCAACGAACATGATGCGACAACGTTGCTCAATGATCTTCGATTATCCATGTCGGCACTCCAAGGACGACACGGTATTTCTGCAGCAAGAATGTCGACACTTGAGCATCTTGCTGCGCATATTGAACAAGAACTTGCACTCAATCGAGCACTTGATGGTGATAACGTATCTGAACAAGATGTATTTCAGCAAGAAACATTCGAAACGCACTACGATATTGAGAAACTACTTGCATTTTTGCAAGAACAACTGCAAATGAAAACAAATTCTTCAGAGATTCAACACGCTTCTGAAGAACAATCAGTCATTCGGAACACATCATCAAATGATCCATCAAAAGAATATCGTCGATGGCGAGAACGAGCACTTGAAGATGTGAAAAGTGGACGAACGCAGCGAGCATTTACAACACCATTCATTCCAGATCCGATCCATTTCTGGATTTCGACACAGTTGACAGAATGCACAACATCTGATGCTGTCAAGCAAGTGTTTATTGACGCGAAACAACTAGAAATCTTCCGTGACTGGGAAAAGTACGATCTCAAAACAGGACGAGCATTAGCGACAATTCGTATTCAGCAATTACAAGAAGAAGGAGTTGAGTAATCAATGACCGTGCAGAATCATATTCAGACTCCGTCAACACAAACTGCTATTCGGTGTAAATCAACAGGTCGATTATCATTTCGAGCCGATGCACAGGGCATTTGGGTATTTTGTCGACAACATAATACGCAACACCTGATGACATGGGGAGAACTGGAAGTGTTAAAATTACAAATTCAAGCGGACACTGTTTCAGGTGTTGTGTATATATGAACACCCCAGATGTGCCTTGTGACATTGCATTTTTCAGACATAAGTATTATCATCTTTTAAGTTTGAGGGCCTCTACGGGCCTTGGGAATGATCCTGGTTTTCCTTAAAGGTGTCGTGTAAATACAATTGTACACTTGAAACATGACAACTGCCAAGAAAGATGCATAACATGGCAACACTCCCACCGCAAGATATCACAATGCTCTCATATCGAATAGAAGGCATAGAAAAAGAAGTACAACGCTTGAGCACACAACTCGGAAACTACGTGCCACAACGAGAAAACGATCTCAAGTTGCAAAGCATCCAGGATACGACAAAACGAATTGAAGGTGAAGTTGCAGATGCGAAAAAACAATTGATTGAAATGAATGCAAAGTTGATTGCACAAGCAACAGATGTTCAAAAACGAGATGCTGAGCAAAAAGAAAGTCAATCACAACTACAAATTAAAGTACTTGTGGCAATTGTGTCATCTGTGCTCATTGTCGTCACTGGAGTGTTGATTGGGTATATCACCCATTTTTTTCATTGAAAGAGAGAGCACAATGAAAGCGAAAACACAACGAGCCATTGTGTCAATGGTTGTTGCTTCGATCACATTTCTGTTGTTAACGCTGATTGGATTTGATATTTATCCATTAACAACAGGGAATGATGCACTTATTGTGGAGCAACAAGCATGGCTTCAAGTTGTTCGTGATGAATATCTTGCAAAGAGTGTTCTCATACTCGCATATAGACCGGTGTCTTCACACTCACAAGCAATTAGCAATTTGCAAGTGATTCTTCCAGGATTTCAGCAAACACAAAGCGGACTTCTGAATGGTGATACACTCCTCGGATTGCCGAGCAATCCGAGTGATGATGTGAAACGAATACTACAACAGGCGCAAAGTGATTATGTGCCACTTGTTGCAGCGCTCAAGGTCATTCTTGCACATCCTGATGGGCCAGTTGATCCAACAGAAGTTGACATTGTGTTGTTGCATGATTATCCATACAGTATTACGATGGCTGGATTGGCAACACTCCTTCAACAACAAGCAGAAGCAGTCAATCTTCATTTAATCATCATCAAGTTGATACTCAAAACGAGTTTGATTGCCATCATTGTAGGGTATCACTTTTTGTCAGGGAGACGCATGTTTGACAAACTCGTTGAAATAGAAATGACAGAGGAACAAGCAGAAAGACATCAAAAAACTATATCTTAAGAAAGCAAACTGTGTTATAATAGAAATAATAACCCAGCGTACCAACATTCGAGCCATAGAGGAACACTAACATAGGCCATTCTCAAAAAGGATGGCCTCTTTTTATGGCTGAAGATACACTGACTTCGCCTCCGAGCACAACGACACATAATGTGAGCGCAACAATTACAAACCTCACAGTCACACCAGCATCAGAAGTCAGTGTGACTGTTGGAGGCATGACAACGAGCACTGAAGTGCTTGATCGACGAGATTTCCCTCAAGCTGAACGAGACGCCATGGATTCTGAAGATTTTGGCGGTCCACACGAATCATTCCCCATTAAATCACAAGAAGATGTACATAATGCCGCAAAACTCATTGGACATGCTGATGATCCAGACGCTGTCAAAGCGAAAATCAAACGAATTGCAAAACGAAAGGGGTTTTCGTTGCCAAAAAGTTGGGAAGATGATACAGCATCTGAAGGTAAAGATCGAGCAGCACAACCTGGCGATCATCCTCCATTCAGTGGAGCGCATACACACAAACATCTTACATTTAGTGCAGGTGATGATGGAGATATGCACGCACATGATCATGAGCACGATGACGATTCGAATCACAAACATTCACATGCAAACATGTCGAAACAAGAAACACCCCCAGAAAAAGAACGAGCAGTTGCGTATACACCTGATCGATTCTCTGTCTATCTCCCTATTACACGCGTTGACGGAACATCTCGAATGGTCACTGGACAGGCCACGGTGGAGAAACCAGATGCCTATGGCACCATTTTCGGGTATTATCCAGAGGCATGGCTCAAGTGGCGAGGCAACATGCGAGAACAGCATGACCCGAAGAAAGCGGTTGGGAAAGCGATTGAGGTTGTGCCAGATGAACAAGAGCGAGCCATTTATGTAACATCAAAAGTCAGTCGAGGCGCTCAGGATACGTGGCTCAAAATTGAAGATGGTGTGTTAACTGGGTATAGTGCATCAATCATTCCAGACCCTGAATTCGGAAATGATCCTCGCAAGTGGCCCAAAAAAGAATACAACGGGAAAGACTATCCATATCTCCCTCGTTACACTGTTGCTGAAACCTCCTATGTCGATAATCCTGCCACGCCAGGATGCAACATTTCACTCATTCGAGCAGATGGATTCCTCACTGAAATCGTTGATGTGTCTGAACCAGATCAACCAGTATCGCAAGAACGTGCTGGTGCGCGTGTGTCTGGATCAACGAAAAGTAAAATGCACGAATCAATCGGGCATACGCTTCACGCTGCTGTTTCTCAAATGAAAAACTGCAATTGCCCTGCGTGCGAAGAAACGATGCGGGTCATTGATCCTGACGGAGATGGAGACATCGACCTCGGAGGCTATGACGACCCAGATCATTCATCTGATGCACCAAAACCATCTGCGACTGAAGATATGGAACGAGTCGTTACTGGGCTGATTGAACGATCATTACAACCCGTCTATCTTCGATTGCAGAGTATTGCAGGAACACTCGCGAAAACGCCATCATCAGTGCCACAAACACATCAAGATATTGATGCACTGTTTTCTGGTGCACTCACTCGAGCACTTGAAACGCTCGATGCAAAATTCGCGCTGCTCGCAACACAAGCAAGCTTCGACGAAGTACGCGCTGAATTGTCAGCGGTAAAAGGTCAAGTTGACAAAATTGCTGAACAGCCACTTCCTGGTGGTCCTGTTGCAAATGCTGGGTCTCTGCCGCACCCCGCAGAGAAAACGCTTCCAACAGATGCACCTGTTGCATATGGTCGACAGAGTTATGGCTCTGTCTACGACGCCATTGCACACTTGTCGAAACACGGACAACTCGATACACAAGATAAACAAGTAGACGCTATGACCGCTGGTCTAATTGCACAGCGGCAAGCGAGGAGATAAAATGACAAGTTTTGATGCACTCGTAAAAGAACAACTGCCACCAGGTGCGCAGAAGAGTGGCGATGCAAAACCGACTGGCGTCATTGACGAAAGTCTCTATACAGAAACAGACGTCCTCGCCAATCAGGCTCGGGCAATGGCTCGTGCTCGAAATGGTGTTGTCTATGAAAATGGTGATCAATTTGGTGATCGATTCATTCAGCAAATTCGAGCACTGAATGTGCCGAAGCAGTATGTCCATCAACGCCTGAGCGAAGAAACACTGAATAGCATCATGGAAGGTGCTCAGCAACGTGACCAACAATACATTGGTAACAATGCTGATTGGACGGGGTATTATCTCGAACCGCTTGCGAAATTCGTCGTACCATTCGACACACCATTCCGCAATATGCTCCCTCGAACACCCTCTGTCGGTATCGATGTTGAAAACTGGCGTGCGATCACTGATGTTTTTGGTGGTTCTGGTCCATCTGTCGGATCATTTATTCTTGCACAACAAACGGCGCCGCAAAAAGCGTCATACACGTGGGTCAATAAATCGAATATTCTTCGACAAATTGCCTTCAGTGATGTTGTGACAATCGAATCAGAACTCTACGGTCGAATGTTCGAACCAGATGTTCGAGCAAAGGTCGCCAGCAAACTCGCGCCATCGTTGATGCTTGGACAAGAAGTCTGGTATCTGAACGGTGCACAAAATCTCTGGGCTCCACCTCCTCCAAATACACCAACAACGGCGACATCTGGTGGAACGATTGCAGCCGCAACAAACTGGATCATTGTGACAGCAGTGAATGCGCAAGGAGAAACACTCGCATTTGGTGGTTCAACACCTACTGCACTCTCACAGGTTACGTCCGGATCAACAAGCACCGTCTCATTCAATATCATGCGTGTGCCAAATGCCGTCTCATACAATGTCTATGTCGGAACTGGATCAACACAACCTGCGAATTCAGCCATGTGGAAGCAATCTGCAACAACACAATTTGGTGGTGCATCAGCGTTGAATGATCCGGGCGGTCTCGCTTCTGGATACTTCAATGTGACTGCCACTGCTGCATGGGCAACATCAGGAACAGCCTACAGCACGACAGTCAGTGCTGGAAACACTGCCGTCGCATTCACATCTGGTGGTGGTGGGACGCCCGCAAACCAACCACTTGTTTTCGACGGTATCCAAAGTTTGATCTACAACAACGCAGGTACACTCTCGACTGTTGGTGTTGGTGGCGAAACAGCGGCAGTTCGTCGTGTTGCCGATACTGGCGGGGCACTTGCAAAATCAGACATCGACGGATGGCTCGAATCGATGTATCTGAACGCTCGTGCGAACCCAGAAGCGCTCCTTGTCAGTGTCAAAGACCATAAAGCATTCACAAATATTATCACAACGAGCACAAACTTCCGTGTGAATGTGCAACCAACACAAGCAACATTGTCTGATATGGTTGGTGGAGGACGAGCGACAAAATGGTTGAATCAAACAACTGGTCGCCTGATCGATATTATCATGGTTCCGTACCTGATGCAAGGAACAGTCATTGCTGCGTCGCTCACACTGCCATTCCAAGTTGCTGAAATTGACAAACCACCGCTACGCGTTAGCACAAACAGAGAAATGTGGGCGCTCGAATACCCACCTGATCAAAGTCACCCAACACAGTGGATGTATGGGGCGTATTCGAGTGAAACAGTCGTGTGTCAATACCTTGGCGGGCAAGGCATTCTCACGGGTATTGTCACAGCATAAGCGAAGTCACGCATTTCATCCTTGGTCGACTCAGAGGTCACTGAACCCTAGAGCAGATGCATCGTCATTCTAGGGTTTTTCTTTTATTCAAAAGAAGGAGACCTGTGTGGATAATCCAAATATTGCATCCGGATCGAGTTCAACGCCAAACGCGCTTGATCGTGTTGGATCGAAGGCAACATTCCCTGTAGGACCGTCGATTGATGCACCACAATCAAAAGCTGTTGGCACATCATACCAACTCTCAAATGCGAACACTGTTAGTAGATCACCAACACAGGTAAGTGGGACTGGTACAAATGTTGCAGGACAAGCATCAATGTCAGTCCCTTCTACGAAAATGTCATTTGACAAAGTACAACCAAAAATGATGCCAACAACACCAGGCCCTATGGGCACTGATCACAAACCATAGGAGAAATACATGCCAAATCCAGCGACAGACGGATCAGTGCCACAAGATACGCGTGGCGTCCCTGCAAATAGCGTATATGTACCAGGTACTGGAACAATTGCGCAGCAAGGTGGAACACTATCTGTCGACAGTACTGGCACACCGTCAGCACCAAGTAGTGATAACATAGCGCAGGTGGCAGGGGCAGTTGTGCCTGTCGCCACTGATAATCTTGCATTTGCAGGGCAATTTCCTGCCATTCAAATGGGACAAACTGGTACAGGCGTTGTTTCTGTTGAACGTGTGCCAAATAAAATTTTGAATGTGCCTGGCACAGCGGTCACGGCTGGAACAGCGGTCTCCATCTGGACACCAACGTCAGGAAAGAAATTTCGCTTAATGGGGTATCACCTTTCGAGCACTGTTGCGTCTTCACTCATTTTCAAAGATGGAACAAGTAGCGGCAGTGCTGTCGAATTTTTACGAACGCCAATTCAAGCAGTGAATACTGGCACACCGAGTCCTCCTTTAGGCAATGGGTTTCTTTCAGCAGCGGCAAACAATCAATTGTGGCTTGATGTCACAGCAAGTGGAACTGTACATGGATTCGCAATCGGCATCGAAGAATAGAGGTACACATGCAGACACCAGGTGATCCACTCAATGTTCAGAATTTACCTTGTGCACAGGGCATCGTGCCAAATGTTCTCTATGTACCAACGTATCACACAGTAGCCAGCGGTGCATACGTTGGGGGGTACCAATGGATTGTCCCAACAACGGTCCCAGTCACAACACTGACATATCAAACAATTTCAATGTTGCCACTCACACCTGAACAAAAATCATCATAATGGAGTGCAAGTGGATACGTACATCAGTTGGTTTGATTGGAGTCAAGAGACAACAGGTCTCGAATGGGCATCACTCGTCGGAAATACTGGGCGCCTTGGAACAATCACAATGGGTGCAACGACGCTCCCAATTGTTCCAGCACTGACTGCAACACAAATCAACCAATATGATGTTATTACGATTTTTGATGGATCGTCATCTGAAACAGTCACAGCAACTGCGCCAATTTCGATTGGTGCAACAGCACTCACGACAACGGCAACGACATTCGCACATGCTGCCGGAACGTGTTATTGCACTGATGGAGCACTAGGGAGTCTTGCAAAACAGATCATCAAAGCGAGTCAATGGCTCGAAACAATTTGTCGTCAATCGCTTTTTGCGACAACATACACAAACGAAGAATTAGGCATGCCGACAATGCGTGCATCGATTGACAATCACTCAACATTGCATTTTCGACCAAGACATTGGCCGATTAATTCGTTGACAGCACTTTCAATCGTGACAATTGTCGGCAGTTCGATTACACTTGACCCGACACAGGTCATCATTGATTCAGATAAACAAATTTGTAGTTTACCTAATTTTCAAACACTTTCGATTGGAGGAGGCACAGTTGCTTATCCTCCGTGGAATATTGTCAGTCGGTACCAAGAAGCACAACTTATTTTGACATATACAGCTGGGTACGCGACACTTCCAGCAGATATCACCGAAGCAGTTGTTCTTTTAACAAGTGATATTCTTGCGAAACGGCAAAATCCTGTCGGAGCAACAGAAATTGATAGTGGTGTTCGACGAAACATTGCTGTACTGCGAGGTGATAACACAGGTGAAAGTTTGCTTTTTAAACGGGCAAAACGAATTCTTGACAATTACACAATGCAGTCATTCTAGGAGTCCACATGTCAGAAGATGTTCGAGGGAACATTGTGCGAGGAACACAATCCGTCATTTCGAACATTGTTGTGCAATTAGACAAATTGAACCCATTGGAAGCATCTGCGTATCAGGGCGCTGACCCGCATTTTACATATCGAGCAATTACGATCATGGTTCCGCTCGCTGATACACAATTCATTCGATTTCGTGACCATCTTATTGATCAAAATGTCATCGATACAGTTACGAATGTACAACGAATTTATTTGATTGTGAGCGATCCTGAAATGCACACCATCGATGGACATTGGCAGTGGGTGTGCACGAGAATGAGAGGAAAATAGCAATGCGAACACGACAAGCAAAAAGTGCACATATCAGCGAAGTGCCCGATCCAGTCGGGCTTCCGTCCATAGCGCCACTCACAATGCCAGAACCATCACTTGAAGAACGTTTTCTCGCGCTCGAACAACGTCTTGAGAGTCTCGAGCGGCAGGCGCACACAGAACATACGATTGGGCAGGAAACGCTTGATTCAATTGCAGCGCACGTTGTTCGTCGTTTAAACGAGCACCTCCGACAAATGTCAGGAGGCGTCCCACAAGAACCGTAGGGAGCCACGAGGCAGATGCATGGTCAACTTTGGATCGACGCCGACAAGTACGACGCCACTTGGAACGAATCAGTTTCCTGTCAGCGCAACATATGTTCCAGGAACAGCTGGAGGCAATCTCACAGCACTTCAAGGTGGACCAATCTCAACCGACGGATTGGGCAACGTATCAGCACCTGTCGTTGTTGTTTTCGGAGGCACTGCAACATTTCCAGTGCCAGGTAATTCTGGTGTAACCGTCGTTCGAAATAGTCCCGGTCGTTTAGCAAGCGTGATCGTAACAACGAGCGGATCAGCACAACTCAATATTTATGATAATGCAACGCAAGCATCTGGAACGATTATTGGTGCAGTTCCAGCCAATGCAGCAGTTGGTTCTGTGTATGCATTCAATAGCCCTGCTGCACTTGGAATTGTTGTGAATTCAGTTGCATTTAGTTGTTCTGTGACAATTTGCTATTATTAGCGGAGTAAGCTATGTCAACAGTCAATGTAGGGAACTCAACGAGTAATCCCGTTCCAGTGAACGTGAATGCGGCACTCCCAGCTGGCGGTAACACCATTGGCAATGTCAACATTCAAGCAAGTGGTTCTGCTGTCTCGCTTGGACAAGCGGTCATGGCTTCCTCGCTTCCAGTCGTTATCGCGAGCAACCAAAGTAATCTACCCACGAACTTTGTTCAAGTCGCTGGATCCGCGATTGCAACAGCTGCCACCGGCATCATCAAAGTTGGATTAACTGATGGCACAGGCAATGCCATTACAAGTACCTCTAGCGCGATTGATGTCAACATCAAAAGTGGAGGAGGCTCTGGTTTCAGTGTTGTCGATGAAGTGGCATGGACAGCAGGCACGTCTGCACTCGTACCAACAGGCGGCGTCTTCAATGATTCTGCTGCGGCACTCACATCTGGGCAAGAAGGCACGATTCGACTCACGAACAATCGTGCTATTCACGTCAACCTTCGTGACGCAAGTGCGAATCAATTGCTAGGATCAAAGACAAGTGCCAACTCTTTGCCAGTTGTCATTGCGTCTGATCAAGCCGGGCCACTTCCTGTTGCGGGCATGGTTGCATCTGGATCAGCGAATGCCAATAATCCTGTGAAGATTGGTGGTGCCTTTAACACAACGCAACCGACTGTCACGAATGGGCAGGCAGTTGATGCGCAGTATTCTGCTCGTGGTGCAGCCATCGTCACGACGGGTGTCGATACATTCAATGTCACGATCAATGCAGCTATTCCAGCAGGCGGCAATACGATTGGTGCCGTCACACAAGCATCTGGTCCATGGACATCGAATATTACACAAGTCGGCGGATCATCACTTGCGCTCGGACAGACCACAATGTCTGCAAGTGTCCCTGTTGCCTTTGCAAGTAACCAAAGCTCGTTAGGTGTCACACTTCCTGCAAATAACACGACGATGATTGGTGTTGTCAGTCCAGGAGGTATTTCGACATCAGCAATTGCAGCGGCAGCCACGAACACTGTTGTCAAGAGTGGTGCAGGTCGACTCTGTCGCGTTATGATCACGACATCTGGCACTGCTGCGCTAACATTTTACGACAATGCAACGGGCGGATCAACGACTGGCAACATTCTTGGAGTCATCCCTGCAAATGCTGCTGCCGGGTCTGTCTACGATTTCCAATTTATCGCATCAACAGGTATTCAGGCACCGGGAGGTGCAAGTACACCTGCAGTAACTGTTGGGTATATCTAAAGGCATACAATGTCAACTGTCAATATCGGATCGTCACTCCCAGCTGGGAGCAACATCCTTGGACAAGTGAAACTCGTCGATACTGGTGGCGTCAATCAACTTGCGATTGACGCGAATAACAACGCGCACGTGACGCTGTACAATGCCGCAAATGCGATGGCAATTGATAGTTCGAATAACGCACATGTGGGCGTGTGGAACGGTGCAAATCAACTTGCTGTGAATGCATCTGGAAATGCTGCTATAAATCTACTTCAAGTGGGTTCCGCAACAGTCACTCTTGGCTCAAAAACGAGTGCAAATAGTTTCCCAGTCGTTATCGCTTCAGATCAGGGATCTGTAAAAATCAACATAGACCAAACGACCATTGGCACGACAAATGGTATGGTCATTGTCAACAACAATACGGGTAGCACGATTTCAGCGGAAATCGCAGCGACGAAACGCCTGCGTGTCCAAATGGACAGCACACAGGTATTTTATGAAGCGTGGGATTCTGGCACTGTAGAAACGACCTATAACTGGAATGCTGCCATCACTGGTGGAAATGGTTCTTCAACACCTTCTGCAGGTCAGGAAATACTAAGCAGTGGAACAACAGCAAATGGGTACGCCTATCTAACAAGTAAAAACAAATTTCAGCCAGTATCACCTGGATATCTCCAGTTTGATCATCAAATACAATTTACATTTGCACTTCCAGCACATACTTATGCCTATTGGGGCGCAGGAACAGTGCCTGCGACACCTACTTCTGCTGCACCACTGACAGATGCAGTCGCATTTGAACTTGCCACAAACGGAAAAATGTCGGCAGTTTGTTACGCGGGTGGTACGCGCAATTCAATTCAAGATTTATCATCATCGACTGGAAATAGTACGCAACCAGCTGACGCAAACGTGCACAAGTATGAAATTTATATACGCGGCGACAATATGTACTGGCTTATTGATAATCAATCTGTCGCTTCTATTTCGACTGGTGCTCTTGGACCAAATACAAATCTCTTGCCAATAATGTTGCTTTCTGGTGTCGATGCAACAGGCGCGTCAAGTGCACAACAATTAACAAGTGCCGCTGTGTATGTCGGAGATACATCAAAAGCATTTTTCCATATTTCTGATCCGACACATCCGCAATATGCTGTTACTGTCAAACCGGGGTCAACTGCTATCGCTGCTACTGATCCATCACTTGCCATAGGATTTTCGCCAAACTCGCCACTTCCTACAGGCAGTAATACAATCGGAGCTGTCACACAGGCTTCCGGTCCTTGGTCTGAAAATCTTACTCAAATAGCAGGATCTAGTATCGCGACAGCAGCGACTGGTGTACAAAAAATAGGTATTGTTGGTAGTGGTGGAGCGACGATTGATAGCACGATAGGAGCTGGCACTGCTCCAACAAATGCTATCATTGCTGGATCTACATATAATTCTTCTGCGCCCGCACCCACCACAGGACAGGCAATGGCTTTGCAGGCAGATCAAGCTGGAAATCTGCGTGTATTTCCTGGAATCGCACTTACTACACTTGCTGCATGGACAACGAGCACAACAGTCAATACAACACAGACTATTTTCACCAACAGTGGCGCACCTGCAGTACTCATTCAATTAAACCAAACAACAACAATCACTGTTGGCGCTATCACGTTTGAAGTCACATTTGATGGAACAAACTGGGTAACAGCAACGGCTAATTGTATCATTGACCCAACATCAGCAACATATGCACAAATAGCGCTTCCGTACACATTACAAGCGAGCACGAATAAAGCATTTATTATCGATAACAATGGTTGGCAAGGACTACGAATTAAACTTTCAACTGCTATCACTGGAACTGGAAGCGTGACACCATTCTATGCGCTGCTTCCTTATGATCCAGTGGATTCAGCAGTTGTCTATTCTCCTACAGCGGCAAACTTCAATGTTACTGCTGTGCAATCTGGCACATGGCTTGTCCAATCACAAGCTGGCACAACTGGCGGTTCAACAGCTTCACACACTATTAGCGCTGCCTCGACGAATGCAACATCGACGAAAGCATCAGCAGGCCTCCTCTATGGGTTTTGTGTCTCGAACACAAATGCCGCTGCACGGTTCGTCAAGTTTTACAATAAAGCCTCTGCACCGACAGTTGGTACCGATACACCTGTTCTCACAGTACAAGTGCCTCCTAACAGTACGGTCATTCGAGCATACCCAGAAGGATTAACATTTAGCACTGGTATTGCGTGGGCAGCGACAGGCGCTATTACTGATGCAGATACAACAGCTATTGGATTAAGTGATTTATCAGTTGATTTGAACTACAAATAGAAAGGAGGCGACACTGTGGCATTTCCAACGTTTGACTCAGTTTTTAACATTACACCGAATACGACAGCAACATGGTCACATACTGTCACCTCCTCACAGAGTAACAGGATCATTCTCGTTGCAGTCAATTGTGTGACAACAACAGGTGCTACAACGACAGCAGTATCCTACAATAGTTTGGCGCTCACAAAAATTATCGCAAAAGTGTATAACGGAACTAGCTCAAACGAGATTACATTGTGGTATCGTGTTGCACCATCGACAGGCTCCAATACAGTTTCTGTGACCATCACTGGAACAGGATCACTTACTGGTGATTCAGTGTCCTATTATAACGTTTCTCAAACCAGTCCTATCGCGACATCTGCGAGTTTTAGTGGAACGACACTCAATCCAAGCAATTCACTTTCTAGCACAGATACAACAATGCTCGTCGTAGATGCACTCGCCAATCGAGGGAATGCGTCGTTCGGAGCAGCAGGATCAGGACAAACATCCCGGTATGCAGGAGCACCATCGTCTGGCCTTGCCGGTTCTGAAAAAACAGGGACATCAAGCAGCACCACAATGTCGAGAACGATGGCTGCTGATAATTGGGGGCAAATTATCGCAGCGCTCAACTCGTTTACTGCATCACACCGTATTGTGAGTGATGGATTTGGAGGAACGTTCTCATGACAGTGATTACGATTCCTCGAACCTTTGGAGGAACGCTTTTTCTTAATTTGACCGTTGCGACGTCTCCAGTCCCAGGGCTCTCTGTCACAGCGCTTTTTCGAGATGGTGATGTACTTGCAACAGCACGTGATGGCGCCACAGGAGCCCATTTTCGAGATGGTTTGCTGCACACACTATCACGAGATGGTGATATAACAACGCACTCTCGAGATGGTATTCTCCAGATGGGAGGGCGATAAGATGCCAATTAGTCCATGGACACTTGGTCAACTTTCTCCGATTTGGACAATTGTTCTTGCTCGAGACAGTAAACCAATGGATCTGACTGGTGTCACGGTCAATCAATTAAGTTTGTTACTCTACAACGGTAATCATGCCCAAACAGGGACAGGTGCAGGGACATTTACCATCATTGATACAAATCCAGGCGTTATTACATACCAACTTGTTACTGCTGACGTCCCTGTGGTCACCGGCACTTATTATGTACGAGTCAAAATTAATTTCAATAATGTCGCACCTGATATGTCAGATTATGTGACGTGGACAATTCAAGCATGAAGTGAGAAACATATGGCAGAACCACTCTTTAATGTCACATGGGATTCAGCATCACTCGGTGCGATTGCCAATTTGAATAATTTTAGTAGTTTTTTGGACCCAGAAATGGTTGTTGCGCTGACTGAAATTGGTGATTTGATTGTACAAGCAGCCATTTCGAATACATGGTCTGTATTTTCGAGTCCAAGCGGGCAACTTGCAAGTGCGATTACTTCGTCACTCACTGGCCCACTCGAGGTGATTGTTGAAGTCGGTGTTCCATATGCATGGAGAATGGAAGAGGGTTTTTTTGGAACAGATAGTCTCGGTCGAACATACAACCAGGAACCAAAACCCTATATTTTGCCAGCAATACAAGATAATGAAGATCAAATTATGGTCTTAATGAATCTCGCAGCAGCAAATGCTATTGCAAAAATTGCACCAGGAGGCATTTAAATGCCAAGTACAACTACACCGGATACGCTCTCTGTTGCACAAGCCATTGTCTCGTATGGGCAAGGCCTTGTCGATAACAATAATATTCAAATTTATGCACAAGTGCAAATGGGCGAAATCCGAGATGTCACGAACGTTCTCCTTGCTGGGAATGCATGCTTAGAAATCTATGCGAATCAGGACGATAGTCAACATTTCGCATTTGGGGGTAAAATTCGAGATGAGCAAACGTGGTTTCTCCTTTCACTCGTGAGTCTCGATGATGCACAAGCAGCAGAAATACATATTTATCAAATTCGTGATGCATTAGTTCGACCATTCCAAATTCATGCAACACTTGGTGCAATCGGGAGTGTTTATCATGCCCAGATTAAAGCAAATTCTGGTAAGTTCATTAAGATTTTTCGAAATGGGCAATGGTTTCGAGCACATTTGATTGAAGTGATGACTCGACAAGAGTGGTATGTCCCAACACCTCCAGGTGTCATTGCATAAAGGAGAAATAGTATGGCAACACAAACATATGCAGCGTATGGATCCAGTTGTGTGATTCCTGGAGTGCCTGGTATTGTCCTGAACGCTGGACAATGGATCACGATTGATACGACAACATTTCAAATCACTGCACAAGGATTTCTCCCTCCTGTTGTGCCAATTGTCAACAGTGACATTGTTGATATTACTGTCGAATACGGAGAAGCTGGTGTCATTCCAGACGCAGCAGGCCAAACGATTGATGCTGGACACGTTGAAACAGTTGATGTGACGACAGATACTGTCACGCATGACGGATTTCTGCCATCATCCTAAGAAATTTCCATATGAAGGGATACAGCTATGCCAATCACTGCGACAGCGGCCAAGGGTGTTGTTGATATCATGCTCGAAGCAGCGAATGGTGAGCAGCTGCTTCTCGCAACAACACCAGTTATTGCAACACTGACCGGAATCACTGCTCCAACAGGCAGCACCGGTATGCGATTGCATATTAAAATCACCAACTGGACAACAAGTGGAACAGTAACGATTACTGGCACAGGTATTCCTGGAAATACAGAAACATATAACATCGCGAGCCCAACACCACAACAGACACAAAGCGCTCAGCTCGCTAGCAATGAATATGTTTCTGTGAATGGCTACTCAGCTATTACCAATATTACGACCACAGGACTAGCAAACGCATTGATCACCGTGTGGGGCATTTATGCTGGCAAATTCACAGCACCATCAATCATGACATCGAACCGCGTCATGAAAGTCTATAGTCCAAATGAACATAACGCATTCATTGAACGAGACAAAAAAATCCTTCACCTTGTCAACAATACGAGTGTTGACCTAAAACAAGATGTGTATGCAGACCTTAGTCTTTGGTGGCCATACATGATGATGGGTGCACCAACAATTACGACATACCCATCTTCACCAACATCACTCTTAGCAGTGACGCCTCTTACATCAACCATGTCGCTGACAACACAACCAACAGCACCTGGAATGAAACTTATCATTGTTGTCACGTCGTTTACAGTTGCTGGAACGTTATCAATTGCTGGAACATCATATGGTGTTGCGACAACAGAATCCATTTCAATTACTGGCGCTGGAACGTATTATTCAAGCAATGTCTACTCAGCAGTGAATGCATCTGGCATTACGAATGTAACAACAGCGGCGTCAATTGCTATCACCGGCGTCTTTGGATGGGCGCTAACGTTTTTGTCCGGTGGCAACCTTTATTCTGCAGCAATCGAGTGGTTTGATGGTACTGGATCATGGACACACCCGTTCAGTTTTGCCACTGAAGGTGATTTTGATATCAAAGTACTGACCGAAGCGACACTCACGCTCAAAGGGAAGGCACAAGATAAGCTGCCGATTGGTGATCGCACAACGACACCACTTACTGGCGTGAATCGTATTGCAAGCATTGGAGCTAATCTCAACGATGAACCAATTGTCGGGTGGCAGAGCGTTGTTTACATTGATGCAATTACCGGCACCCCACTCACAACAGCATATACAAACTGTCAAGAATTGAAAGTTGCACTTAAAACACCGCAAGAAGATCATTGGACCTTCACGAACACGCAGAATTACAATCGTGCGTACGCAGTGAAACGAGAATGCACATGTGAAGCGATGATTGATTTTACTGATATGCTTCAGTGGGAACAATTTCGCCAGAACTTGAAACAGTACTTGGCATTTCAATTCATTGGACAGTATATCGGCACGACTGGCGGTTCAGCAATTTACAAAAGTTGGACCTGGACACTCCCAATTCGCAGTGATGGCCAATTTGATGTTACATCAGATCCATCAAAAGGACAAGTAAGTGGAAAAGTTGTTTGGCGCACAGAATATGATTCTGGTATTGGTGGATCATATAAACTGGTCGTCGTGACACAAATTCCACCAACATATCCTGCCTAGTTGAAACGTATTCAATACAGAAAGAAACATATCATGGGTGCATTTGATGATGTCGCAAATATCCTTCTTCCAGATCCATCTGATCCTGATGCAGCAGTTGCATTTCGGAAAAAATGGGGATGGGATGCGCATGAACAGGTTATTATCCGAGGAGCATTTACAGCTGGTGACCAAGAGGTTGTCACTAACGCATCGGTAAATACGACAAAAAAGGGCGAAACGATCTTTCAAGCTGGCACAGCGCGACTGAAACTCATGGATCGAATGATTCTTGATTGGACATTTGCTCGAAACGGAGTGAAGATTCCAAAAACGCTTGATGCAATTAAACGATTGCCAGCGTCATACTCAACACCAATTTTGGAAATTTGTGATCAACTCTCAAGTTCAATGACAGAAACAGAGCAAGAAGATTTTTTCGACTCTGCGAACGGGCATTCCTCGGATCCCTCAAAGGAGATGAGTCTGTTCCAGACGCAGTCTTAAAAGCAGAACTCTACCCTCTTTTTGGAGGGTATTGGGAGTATCACTCTGCACCGATGCGTGAAATCGTTGAACAACGACTCGTGCTCGCTGCTCGAAAGTCAGCAGAAACGATTCTGAATGATCGAGCACGGAAAGAACTGTAATGGCAGGTGGAGTTGCAGGATCTATTGCGCTTGATTTGATTATCTCAGCGCAGAATAATACGCAAGCTGTATTCATGGAAGTGGGAACAGCCATTGCGCAATTAGCCAGCGGAAATGTTCTTGGAGCATTAACTGCTGGTCTTGCTGCTGTATCCACCGCATTTGTTGGCGCCGCCAAAGATGCTGGCGATTTTCAACAACAAATGGAACTCACAGTGACAGGCGCTGGTGCTGATCAACGACAACTTGCAGCAATGAGTGCAGCCGTCCTTCAGATGTCCGTCGATACAGGCACATCAGCGAAACAACTCGCTGAAGGCCTGTATATGATCAACGCTGCGGGGTATCAAGGCGCAGCAGGATTACAAGTACTCAAAGCGTCAGCTGAAGGAGCAAAAGCTGAAAATGCTGACCTTGGCATTGTCGCAAAAGATGTCACTGGTATTTTGCATGACTATCATCTCCCTGCCGAAGATGCAGTGGCAGCAACAAATGGACTTGTTGCTGCCGTGAGTGTTGGCAAGATGCACATGCAAGATTTTGCTCTCTCGATTGGAACTGTGCTTCCGAAAGCCGCAGAACTTGGTGTCAAATTCCCAGAAGTCGCTGCCGCTGTTGCGATGATGACCAATTCAAACACAACAGCTCGACAGGCAGCACAGAATCTTGCATTTGCGCTCAAATCGCTCGGTGCGCCGAGTGGCATTGCAATTAAAGCGATGGAGTCAATTGGTTTATCAGCGCAGCAAGTCAAAGATATGTTAGGAACACAAGGACTTGCTGCGACACTCCAAATGATTGAACAACATATCGGCAAAACATTTCCAGCGAACAGTTATCAAGCAACAGAAGCATTGAAAGAAATTACAGGTGGCGCAGCGGGGTGGAATGTCGCGCTTGAACTCGGTGGCTCGAACATGAAAGATTTTGAAAAACAAATAAAATTTGTCACTGATGCTATGATGAAGGGCGGAAATGCAGTCGAGAATTGGGATATCATTCAGGGCGAGTTTAATTTCAAAGTGTCACAAGCCCAAGATGCCCTTCAAGCCATGATGATCACTGTTGGAAATCAGTTGCTTCCTATACTTGGAAAAATGGTCGATTGGGTGACACAGGCTGTGATTCATTTTACAGCATGGGAAGCGCAAACGCACTTTGTCGAAAATGGCCTCAACGCCATCGTCACTGCAATTACGTGGCTTACAAATGGTATCGGCACAGTCATTGATGTCATTACACAACTCTGGACGTTGATTCAACCAGCATTTGACGGTATGACCAAATCGGCCTGGACGTGGGGCCATAACATGATGGTTGGGTTTGGCAATGGCATTGTTTCAGTGATCAATGATATCATCGCTATCGTTCAAAATGTTGCACAAGAAATTGCGAATTATCTCGGATTTGCATCGCCTGCAAAGAAAGGTCCAGGCGCAGAACTTGCCAGTTGGGGCCCAGGTCTCGTTGGAGGATTTGTTGAGGGCGTTGCGAATAGTCTTCCACTTGTTGCAAATGCTGTCGCGCAAATTGCAGGACAGTTTAGCGCACTTGGATCAATCTCAACACTCCCAACTGGGACACCACAAGTCTCAACAATGATCGATCAACTCACTGGTGACACTCGAAAAACGACCGTCACACCCAATATGACAAGATTGTCAACAGTTATGTCATCAACAGCCGCCGCTGGATCAACAATGACGAGCAGTATTTCAAATGGTGTTGCTGGAGGTGCTGGAAAAGTAGCGACAGCAACAACAGCACTTAGCAAATCATTGACTGATATTTGTCCAAAAGCAACATCGGCGAGTAAATGTGCAGCTGATGCAATGACGAGTGGCCTTGCTTCAAAAATCAAATCACAATCACCAGCAGCGCAAGCGGCAGCAGCGGCGCACGCAACTGCAGTTGCAGCAGCGGCAGCAAAATCACAAGATAGTGCCAATGCACGTGCTGCGCAATTAAATGCTGATTGGCAAAAAGCGATTTCAGAATCATCAACACAAGCCGTACAAGACCTCGTCAACAAAAGTCGTGCTGAATTTGCCAAAGGCAACATTGCCATGGCACAATTCTATGCTCGACAAGCACTCCAACTTGCAGCAGCACAACACGCTGAAGCGGTTAAAGCGGCTGCGGCGGCTGCAAAAGCTGGACCAGCACCCGTTGCCGGAGTAATGGGTGCGCCTGGACAGTATCCAGGCGCTGACGCACTTGCGCAAAATCCAGCACTTGCCGCTATTAATGATGCAAAAAAAGCTGTGACACAACTCAATCCAATCACGAGCCAAATTAAAAATATTTGGGGTGATGTCCTAAAATTTTTCCAGCAAGTTGGCGTAGGAATGAGCAAAGTTGGAGCACAGATTCAAGCCGCATTTAAAGCAATGCTCCCTGGACTCCAAGATATTTGGCGTGTCGTTCAAACACAACTTGTCCCGGCATTGAAAGAATTATGGACAGCAATTCAACCTGGTGTTGCACTTATAGGACAAATTGCAGGAGGGCTTGTCGTAGGGGGTGTCGCATTTGCGAAATGGGCAACATCGGCCAGTACACTCAAACCAATTTGGGATTTTTTGGTCGTCACAACCAAAATCATTATTTCAATTCTTGCAACTTTGATTAGCACTATTGCTGACGCGCTTGCACCCGTGTTCAAACAGCTCTCAGATACGTTTAAAACACAATTGAAACCGGCGTGGGATGACATGATCAAGTCAATTCAACCCACGATCCCATTCTGGACAATGTTAGCACATGCTATTGGTGGATTGCTTGTGATCGCGATTGGCGTACTCATAGCACTCATAGGTGGTCTCATTAAAGGACTCGGTGGTCTCCTTGCAGGCATTATTCAAGCCATTGGTGGAATTGTGCAAATTGTGAGCGGATTCATTCAAATCATTAGCGGCATCATTGCGATGATTTATGACATTTTTACGGGCAATTGGAAACAACTTCAAAAAGATAATGACACAGTGTGGAATGGCATCATGACCGTCATTAAAGGCATCTGGAATGTCATTGTTGGTATTCTCAAAGGAGCATGGGATCTCGTCATCGGAACAGCGTGGGGTTTCATTCAAACTATTATTAAGTTTTTCCAAAATCTGTCCGATACACTTGTTGGCCATTCAATTGTGCCAGAAATGATTTCAAAACTGATTGCTGTATTCAAAAATCTGTGGGATTCTATCGTCTATATTATTGGACAAATTGTGAAATGGGTTGTCGATCAATTCATGTCATTCAGAGATAAAACGATTGCATATTGGAACGCTGTTCAAGCAGGCATTACGCTTGTTCTCAAAATGATTCAAAGTATCATTCAAACAGATATTAATTTCATCCTCTCATGGCTTCAAAAACAGTGGACAGCGTTTCAAGCAGGTGTTCAAACGGCCTGGAATGCTGTCCAAACAATTATTCAAAAAGCTGGAGCTGCTATTTCCTCATGGTTGGGTACATGGATTGCTGGTATGATTGCAAGTGCGATTCAATGGGGCACGAATCTCATGAAATCATTTGCGGATGCAATCACAAAAGGAATTGCCAATGTCACAACTGCTGTCACCGGTGTCGCAAACAAAATTAAATCCTTCTTGGGTATAGCATCTCCAGCGCAAACAGGACCACTCTCCACATCTGATCAGTGGATGCCGAATTTTATGACAATGCTCGCAAATGGCATCAAGATCAATACACCAAAAGTCACATTTGCAATCAATGGTGTCGCCAATCAATTCACACTCCTTACAACAAATGTCAATACATCTGTGAATAACATCAACGCAAAGATAGGAACGCTTGGCAATAATTTTGGAACAGTCAGTAACACGATTACATCACATATGACACTTCTTGATTCACAGGTCAATCTCTCTGCGAACAATATCAATCAATCAATGAACGGGATCGGCACGAATGTCATTCGTCTCGGAAAAACTGTTGGTGATGGATATGGATATATTGGGTGGATCGCAACTGTCACAAGTACATCCGTCGGACAAACAAATATTGGATTTGCAAAACAACTCAAACACACTACAGATGATGTGATCACGACACAACAAGACTTAGTGACACAAATGCAAGATGGATGGAACCAAATGAACGATGGCGGGAAAGCGTGGAATGATCAAATGAATCAATGGTGGGCTGGCGTGGAGAAAACACTCAACGAAAAAACAAAAGGGATTCATGACGCGCTGTTCAAATTGGGGGATGATATTAAAACCATGTGGGGCAATCTTGGAACATGGTTGACAGATGCAGGAAGAAATTTCACAAACTGGATGCAGGGCATGGTCCAGCAAGCGCAAACAGCGAGTCAACAGGTTGCAATGGCTGTGTCATCTGTGCTCGGCCATAGTAAGCCAAAAATTGGTCCATTGAAAGATGATGATCTTTGGGGCAAACACATGATGGATAACATTATCTCTGGTATGAAATCACGAATTCCGGAGTTGACATCTGTTGCGAATCAGGCTGCTGGCATCGTCTCTGATCGATTTTCTCCATCATTTGCACTCTCAACGGGCTCAACACCAACGAGGCCGATGACGATTTATATGACCATTGATGGTAAAACAGTCGGAAAAGTCGTCACGAAATATCAAGAAGGTGAACTTCGAGTTCAGGGTGTCATTCGAAGTACCTAGAAAGGAGGAACAATGTCAGCGATTTGCACCATTGGTGGTGTCGTGTACACGATGATCGAGGATCAACATGATCTCACAAACTCTGTCAATGAACGACAGAGATTTAAGTGTGACATTATTGATTATACAGGCCTTGCGCATTTTGTCAAAGGTGAACAGATTACGATTACTGATCCTGGCCTTGGTATGGTGTTCAATGGCTTCATTAACTCTGATAAAGAAACGCCACAATATCCGAGCGGCGCGATTTTGCATGAAATCGATTGTATTGATCAACATTATTTAGCAGACAAACGCACCTATACGCAAACATACGAAACGCCGACACTTGCTGGAAAAATTGCCGTCGATATGCTCAGCAATGTCTTGCTTGCAGAAGGCATCACACAAAACTTTGCTGTGCAAGATGCTACGACGATGACTGATTGGAATACTGGGACAAATACTGGCACGATGGGGGCACTCAATGTTGGTGATGGCAATCTTGAACTGCTCACTGCTGGATCGACTGTCACGATCGTTGAAGGAACAACAGCCCAATTTGCGACAGGCACATTGACCAATATGCAAGCAACAGCAAATCTGCTTGTGCCAACAACAACAAATGCACTTCGACTACAATCAACACTTTCATTTGCGTATGGCATTGAGTTTGCACAAAGTCTTATTGGTGTCACCGGAACAGCCTCTGGAAATGTGAGTGGGACAGCTTCTGGCACTGTGAGTGGTAATCCTTCAGGTACAGCCAGCGGATCAATTAGTGTCAGTGGAGGATTGACTCCGTCTGGGACTGTGAGTATTTCCGGAGGTGCACCTGGCGAGTCTGCGTCATTTAGTGGCTTCTTCGCTGGCATTACATCGACAGGATCAGCATTTCTCTCGACAAGTGAATCATTCAGCACATCGGCAAATTTGGGATTTTCAACATCAGCAACATTTCCAATGACGACAAGTGTCACTGGGCAACCATACCAACCAAAAACAAAAAGTAAAGCAAAAATTGTTGATACCCATTATCATGTTGTCACTGTCGATAAAGCTGTTGCTGATAACCGAACCGATGCTATTATTTGGACAGGCAGTCAAGTCATTGGGAGTAACGACACGTTATTTTATGATATTTGGATTGCGTCCACCTCGCCGTCAGAAGAAGGCGGTGTCGATCTCTATTTTAGTGATGGAACTACGCTCACTCAATACCTTGGCACACTCCAAAACAATTTTGATGTAGGCGTGTGGGATCAAAATCTCCTCTCTGTATCACCAATCCAAGATCTCTCAAATGATGCAAAAGATGCATGGTATACACGCCAAATTAATTTGAGCGCTTTATCTGGCAAAACAGTCACAAGTGTTTCGGTCTTCAATGCAGCCAATATTGCTGGCACATTTGATATTTATGTAAAAAATTGCTACTTAGGAAGTCATTCCGGATCACCATTTTTTGGTCCGTCACAAACAGCACCAACACTCAATCCGCCAGTCACAACATCCATTGGAGCCTATATCGTTGCTGCGACGATTGTCACTGTTGTCGCTGTCTATAATCCGACAATCAGCTCTCGCGTCTCACCCGCGTACAACATCGATCCTGTGAAATTGGTTAAAAATTCGAATATCACGTGGATTTCGTCATTGCCAGCAGCTGGGCCTGCATTCGTAACGGGATCTCAAGGATTTCCAACAGTACCTGGCATCTCAAATGTTTTTGTGAGTTACGATGCCACCACATGGCTTCCTTGTGTCAATAATCAAGCACTTCCTGGCCTCCCCACAGGTGCAAATGTTGCTGGCATGTCACTCTATTTACTTGAAACATTTTCTGGCGGACAAGATCCGAGCGCACTTCCAGCGCTCGTCAATGTGACTATTACCATTAATTCAGCGCCAAAAGCGACAACAACAGATATCACAAGCGTGTATGGAACAACATCAGCATGGAATACGGGTGTTGAATTTGGTGCAGCGCCCAATAGTAATGGTGATCTTGCGCTTGGTATGACATCCTATAATTGGCCGAACTTGACAGGTATGTCCTTCACACCAGGTAGTGATGTTTCTGGGCACAATCCGACACAAGGAACATCTGGTGGTGTCTATACTGTGTCATCTCCTGGGTATTCTGGTGGTGCATCGTGGTCCACGTCAAGGTTCAACTTTATTGCGGCAGTACAAGATTTTACCGCTGAAGCTGATTTCGCACTCAATTCTTCAAGTGAAATTCAAAATGAAGTTGGCTTTCTCTATCGACAAACATACTGGGGATCTCCCAATAACAGTTTCGCATATTACATTCGTGTGATGCGAAACCCAGGAGGAGGTGCAGGTGGTACTGGCGTCACATTTGGCTATGGCACAAATAACCCTCCATCAAATCCTGGTGGCGGCCCTTCATCTGGCCCATTTACACCTGTAGTTGTGACAAATCAAACAATTAACAATGGCACAACATATCACATTAAACTTGTCGTAGGGCAAAATAGACACACTGTGTACTGGAATCATGGATCTTCACCTATTATCGACGTACTCGATAACACGTATACAGCACCTGGAAATATTGGTCTCAGGACGTATCACTACAGTACTAATTCTGGTTCTGGGAAAATCTCGAATTTCACTGTGACAAATACATTTGCTGGCGTGTGGACATCACCATCCATTAATCTTAATAGCCTCGGGACATGCGGTGCAACCCAGGTTTCATGGTCAGAAGTGAACCTCGTTGGGACACAGCAAGCTACAGCGATTGCGATGGCGTCACTCGACGGTGGATCAACATGGCAACAGTGTACAAATGGATCTGTCGTTCCAGCAGCGATTATTCCTGGTCTTCAAGTTGGCACAAACGTTGTCGGCAAATCACTCAAAATTCAATTGATTCTTGCGGCGACATCGCTGTTGACAAGTCCGATCATTCAAGGCCTCTATGTTCGTGTCTGTGGTGCGTATCCTGGTGCATCAGGTAATCGAAGCACAGCGCCGCTCGGGAATGATCTCATGATTCGAGCAAATCAATCAGGATGGGGCACTGCCTTCGATGGACAAACATGGGTCAAGGTGGGCACTGGTACTGATGCGATCGTAAGTAATGAAGGCTCGATCGCTAATACAACAGGTGATGTGCATGAAGTGCTTGGTAGTCGCACATGGACTGATCTTGATGGCACGGTTCGTTTTCAACTTTCAGCGGCAACGATCTCAGCTGGCATCGAGTTGCGCTACACTGATGCGAACAACTTTTATCGATTACAGGTTTCAACGACAACTGTAACCATTCTCAAGAAAGAAGTCGGTGTCACAACAACACTCGCCACTGTTCCAATCACTGTCACAACGGGTGTGTGGTGGCGTATGCGGTTTCGCGTTTTTGGAACAGCGCAACCAATTTTACAAGGCAATGTGTGGCTTGATGGCACACTTGAACCAACAATTCATCCGACAACTGGGTTTTGGGATAACACACTCTGGACAATTGTCACGGCTGACTAACAAAAACAAACAATGTGTTGTTAAGAATTAGCAACTTTTTCAGTAATAATTGACAAAATTTTCTGCAAGATTTGCTAATCATCAACAATGATTTTAACAAGGAGATAGAAATGGCTGACTACACGACTATTAATATGCAATACAATACCGGAACAGATGCCTCGCCAACATGGACTGGAACTGCGATTGCACTTAGTGGTAGCGCAGGCGCAAACGAACTCCGTATGGCGATTACAGGTGGAGGAACATCCATTGCATCTGCGTCATGGCCGTTTATGGCCAAACCAGTATCAGGCACGACCGCGGTCACATCACTCTATGCATATACAGCAGACACAACGGGGTCGCAGGTTGCAACCTATACTGGCGACAATACGAAAGCGAGAGTGCTCCGCTGGAACTTCGACAATACTGGAAACCCAGTGACAGTCATGCAGGTCGGGTTTTTCGCGAATAACACACACACCGCGCCAAGCGCAGGGACACAACCTCCTGGCACAAACAATGATGCATTTACGAATGGTCAGTCGAGTGACACATCAAGTACGAGTTATATCAAATTCAATTTGTATGGTTCTGGACTGACTGCTGGTGGGTCACAAGAAACGCCTGCAGCTGGCACTGTTGGGACCGCTCCAACAGCCACAACAGGCACAGCTGGAAGCGTCACAACAACAGCTGGCAACTGGTTAAACGCTAATGCTGCATGGCAATCAGGGCAGGGGTTCACACAATATATCACAGGAGTTGCGATTCCACAAACGGCCACGGCATTCAACTGGTATATGACATGGGTCATTTTTATTGGTGCGAATATCACGGCTGGGACATGGACACCCGTATGCACACTCCAATATTCATATTCATAGAATGAGGCACTATGGGACTTATTGAAGACTTACTTGGGTGTCCGCTTTATGATATTACTCGCCCATATTGGGCTGTCAAACTATCAACAGGAGAATGGATTTGTGAAGCAAGGTTAAAAACAGATGTGTATCGAGGCACAGAACGGCCGTTTGATTGGTCAAATGACCTTGTCGCAAATGATGATGTGCTCAAAATCATACAACTATGGTTACTCTGCCCAGCAAGTCCTCGATCACCATTTGGAAATACAGCACGATTAACCATCGAAGAACCAGGTACAGCATTCCAATTCAAAGTCGGATCAGTTGAAAGCGCTATCGTGACATCAACGAAAACATTTCAGGCACAAATTATCGGAAAAGTAACAAACAAAGAGACTGGTGATTGTGATGTGTTCATTTGGGATGAAATACAACGAGGACTCATTACGCCAACAACATACATATATGATTCAAAAACTCGAAGTGCAAAACGTGATGCGAATGGAACATTAATTCGAGCTGGACAGACAAACGTGTATAACTTTCACTCATGGAGAGAAGGTATTGCACCTCTTGGTCAACTCGAATTAAAAACAGTCGGAATTCACATTTAGAAAGGCGTAACATATGACAACAACATGCAGTACAGTGCTCAGTCAAACGTTTAACAATTCTTCAACATGGTCATCAGGGCATCTCACTGTTGGTACATTTTTCGAATTAACACTTGATATCACATTTTCCAGTTTCACGCAAAATGTATTTATTACAGTCAGTCGTGTTGATATAGCCGGCAATTTGATTCAAATTTGGGGGACAGAAGAAGTACCACCTGGCCCTATTCAAGAATCACCTGATTTTGGACCAAGTTTTGCCTATGCATGTACAAGAACGTGGGGCAATACACTCCAAATTGATATCACGACAACTGGCACATTTACTGGATCCTTAAGCCTTCAAGGCAAAGGATAAATCATCAAAGGTAATATCTTATGAGTACAGCACTTACAGTCTACATGCAGGAAGTCAATGCTTCCTCGACACTCAGTACTGCAAATGCGCTCATCGAAAATGGAACAACTGGCGCCTCAAATACCAATAAAAACTCGACTATTGCAAGTGGCACGACTGGGTGGGGAGAAATCTTTGCTCAAGGCACGTCAAACGCGTGGGGCGCTGGTGGTTCTGCTCCAAGTCCTAGCGGTAATGGGTGGCTCGATGATGGGACCACTCTTGTTGGAAATCATTTTGACACTGGCACGTGGACCGCGACCGTCAAAATGAATATGGGGTCTGGCTCAGTCACTGCCGACATTCATGTAAGAGCATATCAACGAAGCAGTGGCGGTGTCTACACACTCATTGCTGATATGCTTGCAAGCGCACAATCAATCACTACATCATCGAGTGTTTTTACATGCACTGCATCGAGTGTTGCTGCATCAAACGCATTTGTCACAGGTGATAAACTCTATGTTGACGTTCTCCTCAATATCACAGCTTCATCATCCGGCACAACAATTAAAATACAAGAATCAAGTAGTGGAACACAAGGATATACGAATGCGCAGGTCGTATCACCTGGTTATTTAGCGAGTACACAGATTGACAAAGATGTTGTTCTTCGTGCTCGAATTCAAGCGCTCGTTAACAAAGATGTTCGACTCCGCGGACGACTCCAACAACTTGTCACCAAAGACATTCAACTCCGCGGAAATGTTGGATTTGCTGCAAAAAAAGATGTTACACTTCGTGGCCGCATTCAACAACTGACCACCAAAGATATTCAACTTCGTGGTCGTCTGCAACAACTGACCACCAAAGATATTCAACTTCGTGGTCGTATTGATATTCTCAGCACAAGAGACATTCGTACTCGAGGTATCGTTGCTGCCTCAAGTGTCAGAGATGTTCAAATGCGCGGACGTATTCGAGTCCTTGTCAATAAAGATCTTGGACTTCGAGGCCGCCCAGTCACCACTGTTCCAAAAGATATCGCACTTCGAGCGAACGTGACATCACAACCACTTGCAAGTGGCGGATTTACTATTTTTGCGAATGGCACTGGCACAGCGCTTTATGATAGTGTTCGCATTACACAATATCCTGATCCATCATTGAGTCTCTCGCCCATTGTGCCTCGTCTTGGCACAACCAATGTCACGTGGAATGAAACAATTTCACTCAATACCACATTTGGAATTGACGTTTCACTTGATGGTGTCAACTGGACAGATGTAACAGCCACGAATGGTGCAAGCATTCCAGGACTCTATTCTCAAACTGATCCAGTCATTGATGGATTCGATATTGATTCAAGTGCGAACTACTTGGCAACATCTGGATTCATTGGACAAGATAGCTTTGTTGGACGTACTGTCTCGAATGGATTTGGCACGAGCATTGATGGAAATACGTGGACCATTCTCGGCGGCACGGCATCTGGACTGTCTGTGAGTGGAGGAAATGCGATTGTCGCACAAGGTGCTGGGAATAGTACGCTGAAATTCGGCACACTCACAGCAAGTGACACACAAACAACACTTTTCTGCACATTTGGGTCTTCAACAGACATTGTGGGTCTTGATATTCGAGCAACAAACTATGGAGCCAATACACTATACCGACTCAAAGTTACACCAACAACATTCACAATTGAACGACATAACGCTGGTGTCGTCACAACACTAACAACAATTTCAGTGAGTCTCTCTACAAGTGTTGAATATGGGCTTCGTTTTCAAGTGCTTGGAAGCCTCCTCTCAGCTCGATATTGGCTTGAAAATACTCCAGAGCCAACAACATGGCAAATTAATGTAACAGATCCATCTCCACTTGTTGGTGCTGGAAACGTGGGTGTCTTTGCACTTGCAAATTCTGCGACGAGTATTCTCCTTGATACGTATGGCGTCATTGATTTGTCACGCAACGCAACATGGACATATGACACTGCAAACAGTCGTCTTATTGCGACAGGAGGTACAGAAGGCCTCTATATCTATACACTCATCTCACGCCCAGATGTCGATTTTTTCATTGATCTTGACCGAGCAGATGCTGGTGGAGCAGTATGGAGATATGCTGATCAAGGAAATTATTATTATCTTTTGATCACTGATAGTCTTTCAAGCACAGGATTCCGAAACACAGTAACAATTTATCGTGTTGCTAATAATGTTCAGACACAACTTGCAACTGCAGCAATCACATACACTGTTGGTTCTGCAAGTAGTTCGTATACAGCAACATTCACTCGAGGGACATTCCACCGTTTCCGAGTGACAATGCTCCTCAATGTCATCACTGTTTATATTGATGGAAATATACTCATCACATATACTGACACAACACCACTTAGCACTGGCATGATGGGTCTTTACACAAATGGTGGCTTGATTGGAAGCCGTTTCTACATGCTTTGGATGCAACCAGATGGAGATCTTGTCACTGGTACACCCAATTACGATATTGTGACTGGAAAATTCGTCTATACACGTGTCCGTCTCACAACAACAGATCCTGGTCAAACACCACAAACACAAGATCTTACAGTGTTAGCGACGACAGCAAGTATTCAAGCAGGAGCACTTATTCCAAGTGTCACATACACAGCAACATCTGTCGCGAAAAATTTTGATGATCTTGCGAAACAGAGTAACTATTCATGGTTCATCGATCAAAATAAAGTCTTTAATTTTCGATCACGCGCAGCATTTGCGTCACCATGGATTTTGCAATCGTCACCATACGGACTTGTGCCAGTGAATGACATTGAAGTCACGTCGAATTTCGAACTCGATGTTGGTAATGATCTCTATCGAAATCGACAAACGATTCTAGGAGCGCTTGACACACAACTTTTCACTGAAACAAATGTCGGTGATGGAAGTACACGAACATTCCCACTTGGATACGAAGTTGGGGCGCAACCTACTGTCTTTGTAAATGGTGTTCCGCAAACGGTAGGTGTAAAAGGATCAGCAGGATTCAATTTTTATTATGCAATTGGCGATCCTCATCTTGTGCAAGATGTAAGTGGACAACTTCTCCAGAGTTCAGATCAAATTCAAGTGACATACCTTGGTCTGTTCCCTGTCACTGTCGTTGTCGATGATCTGACACAGCAAGCACTTCAACAAGCAATTGAAGGAGGATCTGGTATTGTTGAAAGTGTCCAAGATGTGACTGGGCAAGGTATCAATAAAGCATCAGCCATTGCACTTGCCAATCAATTATTATCACGATATGGCATTGCTGGACGAACACTCATCTTTGATACAACACGAAATGGATTGCAAATTGGCCAAATGCTGACCATTTTCTTGCCAGAACATGGCATTCTTGAGGGGCAATTTTTCATCACACAAGCAGAAATTTCACTCATGAAAGGTAACGCCGATACACAAGTATGGTGGTACAAAGTAACAGCATCAGAATTGCCTAAAAAAGCAAGTTGGGCAAAGTTGCTTGCTAGTGGTCTAGGGTTACAATAATAGTCACCTAAATGGACTTTTGAGAGAGGGTTTTGATGTATCCTCAATGCATCCAGGATACATCAGAAAGTTCATGAAAAGCAAAAGACAATGGAATATATATCTCACGAGAAAAATGTATCCTGGGCATACCTATTCATATGTGGATGCTTACAATAATACACTATTCCTTATATATGTGTATAAACTATGTGATTGATGTATCTTACGCATAAAATCATAATAACATTGGTTGACTTCTCTTTATAACACTGCCTTGATGCTAAATTTTCGCATTGAAATGTATGATTTTTTGAACATTTAAAATCAATATCAGTGAGAATGAAATCATCCCGATACGCGCGATAGATACTATATACTAGTCTATAGTAATATGCTTCTTTCTTCTTTTTCTTAAATGAAAATAAAGAAATCTCTTTGTTCGAATACAAAATTTTATTAATAAGATATTTGAATGAAAAGAAAAGCTTCTTTGTATTTAAATGAAGAAAATGCTTCTTTAGATGAAAGAAGAAAGAACTCTTTGTTTAGATATAAAATCTTATAGATAATATATTTGAATGAAAAACTTCTATTAAATGGTGGAAAAAGAAAAAATTTTTCTTTTAAATATGTATTGTTATGCTAGTCAAGTTGCGCTTGTATAATAGTCAATTGCTACTTGTATCTATGGTGAATTTTCGAAAAATGCTTGCTTTTTGACCAGAATTGGTGATTTTTTCGCAAAGTTTTGCAAATTCACTCAAAAAGTATTTACTTTTTAGCACAAATATGTTATAATAAAAATGTGATCAAGAAAAGAATGAAAAACCGTCACGCAACGGAGGCAATTATGAGGGATTTGCAGAAGGTCACGAGCCAGTCGACGCAAACGTTGAGGAAGTTCATCAGTCGAGCATTTGCAACTGGAGGGATTACACGCACTTCACAGGAGGAATTGCTCGATCTAGTCGATTCACTTGAACAAAAGATTGATAGCGCGATTCAACCAGAATCTTCTGTTCCTGTTCAAGTGAATCGACAACCTCGTCACAGTCGTCGAACAAAGACAGAAGCACTTGCAAGCTAACAGTAATCGGGGGATGTGAGGCTCAATCACTAGGGGACCCCCGATACTTCCCTTTTACATCTGAATAGTGTGTCTTCGAGGGGATCTTAAATGTTTTTAGAAACGCTGGCTTGCTATGGCCTCTTTACACCATCATCAGGGCACTTAGATGAGAATGTGCTTATTCAATGCCCTTTTCATCAAGATGATCGACCGTCATGTTCTATTAACATTCGTGCAGATGTCTTTTTCTGTCATGGGTGCCATGAACATGGTACTCTTCTTCGGTTTGTGTCACTCTTAGAGGCCAAGCGACTCCATCTTGACGAGCTCAATGAATGGCTTGGCCTCGTTGCGCTTGCGAAAATTAAACGACAAGCCCCCGTTGATCCATTACCCGAGTTTCTGGTTCCTCAGATTCGCCTCCAAAGGAAGGAAACAGAGCGCGCTGCTCGTATCAGAGCATATGATTTTTATACATCACTTCCTATTCCTCAATGGAATATGATTAAGTATCACTATTTGCAAGATCGAGGATTTTCAGATTCGACGCTTAGGTTGTTTGGTATTCGATTGAATCCATCAAGTCATTATCAAATTGTCATTCCAGTATCACAGCAAAATCGATTTCGTGGGTACATTGCACGTCGAAATTGTGATGTTGAGAATAGTATTAAGTATGTCAATAATCCTGGATTTTCGAAATCAACAACAGTTGGTGGATCACTTCGAAAAGGACCCGTTCTCATTGTCGAGGGATGGTTCGATATGATGATGGCTCGTCAGAATGGCTTTCGAAATACAGCGTGCCTTTTCGGGTGGCACTGTAGTGATACACAAGCCGAGTTTCTTCGACTGTATGCAACAGAAATTATCTCTGGCCTTGATAATGATGCTCGAGGTCATGAAGGAACACGGCGATTACAAACATTATTTCCTCATCTTCCATTTCGGAGACTTCCATTTCCACACGATGTCAAAGATGTGTGTGAAATGGATCCAGCGCAATTTACCGCAAGCATTTATTTCACATAAATGCTACACAGAAAGAGAAAAACAAAAATGTCATCAATCATGGACGAAATTCTGCAGGGTGCGGCAGAGAGATCAAAAGATTTTAGTGGCGTTCTTAAAATCAAGTCAGGTGAAAAAATTGTCATTCGATTTTTGATGGAGGGGTCGAATGGTCTCAAAATTATGGTACATGGTCGGTTTCTCCAGACAGATCAAAATGCTGGGTATACCGTCCCGTGTGCAAAACAATATGGCAAAGAATGTCCATATTGTGATCTTGTGTTCGAAACTGATGATGGTCGAAGCAATTTGAATCATTTCTGTTGGCTCGTGTGGAATCATTCAATTGGAAAGTTGCAGGTGTTTTTCTTCAAAAATAATAAAGCAAGTCCTCTGCAACAATTAGCTGAATCATTCTCTGACAATGAAACTATCGTTTCACATGATTTTTCGCTCAAGCGTGAAGGTGAAGGTATGACAACAAAATACACACTATCACTCTTGACTCGAGCACCGCAACCACTTCCTGCAGAGGCAAAGGTACCAACAAAGGTGGAGCTGCAGCACAAAATGATCCGTGAGATGCTCGCAAAAGCATTTTGCCCCGATCTCTTAACGGATAAACCTATTACTGTGAAACAGCAAGTAAAGAGTGTTGATACAATGCTTGATCCATCATACGAAGATCCTGATGACGATTTACTTCCGGGAGGAAAATAAATGCTCGAACATATTGAATCACCCGAGTGTCTCGATGATCGATTGGCTGCAATTTACGCAGCAATTCATTCGCTGCAACGTCGCGTGTTTGGAGAAACGTGGCCTCGAGACATTGACGAAATGATTTCAAAATACGTCAAATACATCCAGGTCGAGTGCGTTGAAGCACTCCAATGTACGAACTTTAAAGATCATAAGCGAAAGCAACAAATTGATCTTGAAAATCTTCGTGATGAAACAGTTGATATATTCATCTATGCCATTGCAATGGCAGGGTGTTCGTTCACATCTCTTGATGATTTCATGTCAACTGTCGAGCGAAAAGTCCAAAAAAACAATACTCGACAAGATTGGGATATTAATCGATGATTGTCATTGTTGAAGGTCCGGACAATTCAGGCAAAACGACGCTCGCACGAGCATTGTCTGCTCGAATTAATGTTCCATACTATAAATATCCGAAACGACCGTTTTCGGATATACAAGCATTCGATACAAAACTTGTCACTCGATATGTTGATCGATGGTTGGTCGATTTTCTTGCACATGTACCCCAATCACTCATTCTCGATCGGTCGTATCCTACAGAGTGGGTATATGGTCAAGTGTTTCAACGTGAAATTGATCTTGATGATTTGGTGTATGTTGACCAAGGATTTGCGCTCCTTGATGCGCATATCGTTCTTTGTACAAAACAATCGTATGTGTCGTATACAGATGATCTTATTGCGTCAGAAGCACTCCCTGCACTTGTTGAGCAATACCACCAATTTCAAACATGGACGCGAGTTCAGCGCATTTTAGCACTCGATACAACAAATGAAAATCTCGAAGAACAACTCGAAGCCATTTGTGCTTTCATAAAGGAGTATGCATGAACAAAAAAGTCATCGGCCTCATCCCAGCAGCCGGGAAAGGGACTCGATTAGGATGGGCGACTGCGAAAGAATTGTGGCCGATTGAAATATGTGATGGACTCATTATGCCTGTGCTCCAAAGCACGATTGACAACATGGTCATGGCAGATGTCCAAGAGGCTGTCATTGTGACAACACCAGAAAAACCGGAGATTATGCGGTATCTGTCGACGATGCATACAATGAGAATTGCCTATGTGTGTCAAGCACATAATTATGGAAAAGGTAAATCATCTGGCCTCATTGAAGCGATTGAGAGTGCATATCATTTGACAAAAGAAACCATTGTGGTCTTCGGGATGCCTGATACGTATGTTCGTCCAAATACATGCTATGACGGACTCATCGAAAAGGTACGTGATGATGGGTATGATGTTGCGTTCGGATTATTCCCAACAGAGACACCACATAAATTTGGCATAGTTGACTTTGATGGGAATATGGATGTCCGTTATGTGTTCGAAAAGCCACGCACGACAATGCTCCAGTACATGTGGGGTATCCTTGTTTGGTCACCAACATTTACTGAATACATTCATACATCTGTGCAACAAGGCATTGTTGAATATGATATTATTCTCAATAATGCACTTCAACTTGGCATGCCCATGTGTGCGAAGATCGTGCAAGATGGACAGTATGCTGATCTTGGAACGCAAGCTGATATTCTTCGAGTGTGGCGTGAATGATGCACCACTCTTTTCGCCAAAGCGAATATGGAGAGCGATTCGTTTATGGATATGGTTCGTCGCTGTGTGTGATAAAGATGATTTAAGTTTCTGGGATTTTATTCGATATGACGGACGGCCTCATGCAAGTGAAAAGGCAGGCAAATATTGAATCTAAATGATCAACAAGAATTGATTGAACTTGCACGAGAATGCACGTGGAAGACGCAAGATCGTCTTCGACAAGAGGAACATGCGTTCATCGATAATGCATGCGTGTTCGTGCAATCAACATATACTGACGACTTCAAACGGTATCTTGCACTTGGATCCATTCCACATATTGTTGATATGGATCTTGATCTCGCTGAGCAAGAAGGTCGTGAAAAACTGCAAATTCTCTGGAAGCAGAGTGGCATGTTCGAATTATTGTATGATCGGTCACCATTGTTTGCAGGTCGACCAACACTTCCGATAGGAAATCTCCGGGCATCATTTTTGATTATCGGTGATGCACCAGGGCAAGGGAAACTTGTTCCCATTCATAATGAGTTTGATCGAACGTTGGCCTACGGGCCGAGTAGTCATATGCTTCGAAAAGCGCTTCTCTCGAATGGGTTGTATTACGATTGTTGGTTTACAAATCTCTGTAAGTTGTCAATTCGAGAGAATGCTCCATCGAATGCAGAACAACGCGCATTGCATAAATCGATTCTTGATCAAGAATTAGCGCTGTTAGTACCTGAACGGATTATTACACTCGGAACCCATGTGCATGAGGCATTCATAGCAATGTATGATGCACGATATGTGTTTAAAGTACCGCACCCTGCATGGGCACATCGGACAAACATGACACCTCAAGCATATGGACAAATGATCAAGGAGCGATTGCATGCCTAAGCGACGGATAGGGTACGCGTTTTGGGGATTCATGGCAGATGTTCGAATGCAATATGGACGCCCATTTTCAGCACCAGATGGGAACTATTTGCATTCATGGGCAATTCTGCATGGGTTTCAAGATGCAGGGTGGGAAACAATTCGATTGTTTCCTGATCGAGACGCAGAGTATGTTCAATTGAATGGTGCAAATGCATTCAAAGCATTCTCACGAAATGACCGATGGCGAGCCTATGCTCGATCGATGCAAGCACATCATATCATCACGCCTAAAATGATACGCTGCGATTGGCCAGAGATTGATGTTGTACTACTCGAATGGCGTATGCCGACACCCAAAAATACACTACCACTTGAACATCCTGATTTTAATCCAGATCTTGTATTGCAACAACGACTTATTGAGCACTATACATCAAAAGGTGTGCCTATTCTCTGTCTCGATATGGACTGTTTGATGAATCCGGCGATCGATGATGCACTATTCCATCACGTATTTGAATTAGGATGGCGACGAGGTGCAGAGCATCATATAGAAACACCATTTTATATGGATTCAATGAAACAATTTGCAATGGGAGCACATGCAAAAGAAATCGTCTATGTTGGTAATCGATATGATCGAGATCCATCATTTGAACAATTTTTTGGACATGGTGGACATGGATTTCAATATCATGTCTATGGTAACTGGCTCGAAGGTGGGAAAGATAGTCAAACTCGATGGCCACATATTCAGTTTCATCCTCGAGCGCAACCATACGAGATTCGTGATGCGTATAAAATGGCTGCAGCTGTTCCATTGCTGATGAAGGATACATATGCACAATATGGATTCATGACAGGTCGGTTACTCGAAGTGCTTTTATTTGGATCGATTCCATTTTTACCGATCACATTTCGTTCACCTCTGACATATGTGCCAGATGCATTTCGTATTTATGATGAAGCAGATATGTGCGCTCTTGCAGATTTCTTAGCATCTGAAACTGTTCGAGCATACATTCGAAATGAAATGATTGATGCACTTGAGTTTTGTGATATTGCACATTTTATTCGCAAGATCATGCACGTGTTATAATGGAGTGATAAAATAATGGAAATTCATGTTGATACATTTGCTGAAGCATATGAATGTTTACGACACCAACTATTGATGAATGGAAAAAATGAAACGCCTCGTGGACTCTTGACAAAAGAGCTACTTCATGTCACATTTGAATTGAGAAATCCAAGGGCTCGTCTTTGGTTTCACCCTGAACGGAAATTCTCGTTACCATTTGCATGTGCAGAGGCGACGTTGCTTTTCGACCCAACGAATTACGTGAGCACAATCGCATTTTTTAATCAGCGAATGCGTCGATTTTCAGATGATGGTGTGCATCTCTATGGTGATTACGGAAAACGGATTGCAAGTTATCTGCCTGATCTTGTGCGAAAATTAAGAAATGATCCATCGACACGCCAAGCGATTGTGCCAATTTTACATATTGATGATATTCGTGCAGAAACAAAAGATTTTCCATGCACATCAACATTACATTTTTTGATTCGAGAGAATAAGTTGCATCTTTTTGTATCAATGCGATCAAATGATCTATACTGGGGAACAGGATATGATGTCTTCGTCTTCACAATTTTACAAGAAATTCTTGCAAACGAGTTAGATATCGAGATGGGGTCGTACTATCACACAGCACATTCACTTCATGTGTATGAACAGCATTTCGAGTGGCTTAAGACAATGACAGGTGTGCAGGATATTATCTTTTCTGTGCCATATCGTCTTCATGATATGCTACACCTTGTCTTGCTCGCAAAACAATGTAAAATTATGAATGAGGAAGCATTTTCAGAATGTCCAGATGCGTTTGAATATGTCTTTGAGCAGTATGCTCGGAAGAAACGACATCTTCCACTATCAGAAAAATCACATTATCACGCTTGGACGATTCCATTTCTCACACATACACATGAGGCGCTGAATGACAAATAAAAGTAATGTGAAAGTGATGCCATATGTGTCACTACATGCACACAGCGCATATAGTGATTATGATGGTGCAGGTAAGCCACTTGATCGAGCAAAACGCGCAAAACGACTTGGGCAAACTGCATTGACCATAAGTGACCATGGCACAATGAGTGGAGTGATCGATCATTACTTCGCGTGTAAAGAAGTTGGCATTAAACCAATTCTCGGGATTGAAGCATATCACGCAGTTGAGTTTCCGCCATCAGATGAAATGAAGCGATATCATCTCACATTGATGGCAGAAACACTTGACGGATACTATAATCTCTGTCAAGCATCGACAGAAGCAAATTTAGTCAACTTTTATCGAAAACCGATTATGACTTTTGAAACACTTCAAAAATATCGAGAAGGTGTCATTTGTTTATCCGGATGTGTGTTAGGATGTTTGCCACAAACATTGCTCACAGATGGATTTGATGCAGCATGTCGACATGCAGAAACATTCCTCAACATTTATGGCGATCGATTTTACTTTGAAGTGCAACCACAAGAATTTGATGATCAAAAGCGAGCGAATGATGGAATTCTCGCACTTGCAGATAAATTCGCTCGACCACTTGTCATGACATCTGATTCACATTATGTTGCACCTGAAGATTTAGATACATATCTCGTGATGCGCAAGATGGGGTATCACCCCCCTAAAAAGAATGAAACAGAACTCACAGATGATATGTTCGAACTCGAACGAGACCAGTGGGAAGAAGGTATTCGACAACAATATGGAAAATTATATCTTCCGTCTGGTGAAGAACTTGCGCGTCGATGGTATGGATTGATGGGAACAGATGGCTCGGCGTATGTTCTTGAATCACAAACAATTGCAGATCGCTGCGTCGTTGAACTCGATTTTCCTGAACTTGTGCCTCAAGCGTCACTTGAATTGGATGCGTCAGGCAATCCAATTCCATCTGAGAAAATCCTTGCGCGAAAGGTTCGACAAGGTTTGATTGAAATGGGCAAGTGGAATTACTATGAAACTCGAACAGTGACATTTGGCGATACAACGATGGAAGAACAATATCGACCATATGTTGATCGAGTGAAACAAGAACTTGCTGTGATTGTTGAAAAGAAATATGCTGATTACTTTTTGCTTGTTGCGGATATGGTTGACGAAGCGAGACGAAAAAAAATTGCTGTTGGTCCAGGAAGAGGATCGGGTGTTGGATCACTCGTTGCGAGAGCAATTGGAATCACAGAAGTTGATCCTGTCGCACAAGGATGCATGTTCGAACGATTTCTTCAGCCATCACGTATGTCACTACCTGATTTCGATGTTGATTTTGACCCATATCGTCGGCAAGAAATATTTGATTACATGATGCAGAAATATAACGGGCGAGCAGCCCCTATTTGTAACATTAATCGACTTACAAAAGATAGTTTAATCAACGATTTGTGCAAAGTGCTTAACATTCCTGATGAAATTAAGCTACTGATGAAGAAACTCATCGGTGCACTTGGCATTGGTAAAGATAACACAATTATTCCTGAGTACGATAAGCTTGCTCGACAACCCGATCTTCGAAAAATTGATCAAACATACTCAGAAGTCATTAAACATTTTTGTAAATTATATGGCGGTATGCGAGGATATTCGCAACACGCGAGTGGACTTGCCATTTCAAGTGGCAATCTATCACAGTTCGTGCCATTGTTTGTTCGTGGCCCGAAAGATGCTCGAAAGACATATACATCGTATGAAATGTCTGCGCTCAATAAGCTGAATATCGTCAAAATCGACATTCTAGGTCTCGATGCCGTGACTGCATTACAACGAATGTGTAAACTGACATTCGTTGATTATCATGATATCCCGTTGGATGATCATGCAACATTTCATGCATACCAACAATTGAACGTTGTTGGCATCTTTCAATTTGAAAGTCCTGGTGCACAAGCGATCTTGAAAGCAGTGCAGCCAGAATCAATTTCTGAGTTGACAGCATGCAATGCATTGAATCGACCAGGATCACTCGAACTAAAGCAACTTGATGTGTATGTCGATGGAAAACGTGGACATATCGACATGTCTACACCACTTTCACAATGTTGCCTCGATTCATATGGTGCTCTGATTTATCAAGAGCACGTGATGCAGGCGTGCCGAGACATTGGTGATATGTCATGGGCATCATCGATCAAAGTGATGAAACAACTCCATGGGATGAATGCTCGAACAAGTCCATTAGCGCAAGAGTTCATCCAAGGTGCAATGCGAAAGCACCATTTGAGTGAACAAGAAGCGTGGGAACTCTATACGAAGTTGACAGGATACACATTTAACAAGGGACATGCAGCAGCATATTCAATTCTGTCATATTGGTTGATGTGGATGAAAGTGCACTTTCCATTTGAGTTTTTCCTCTCGATTTTACAACTCGAAGGTAACGACATCAAACGAAAAGAAATTGAATGTGATGCAACTCGAAATAAGGTAGTCGTGTTACTTCCACATGTGAATGGTGGTGAGAATTATGAGTTTGTGCATATTCAAGGAGAACGAGCCATTCGAGGTGGTCTTCGGTGTGTCGATGGCGTTGGCCCAGTGATTGCAAAATCAATTGGACGTGATTGGAAGGAAAATGGTGATTTTCAAAGTACAGATGATATGCTTCGTCGAGTAAATGGAATTGATAAAAAGGGTGGCCCCGGCAAATCACCAGTTAATTCTCGAGCATTGCAAGCACTCCAAAATTCTGGCGCACTTGAGTTTAATTTTGAAGTATATAAGTCAAGGTGTATCGCGTACCTTTCAAGTCTCAATGCGAGAAAATCAGCAAGAAGGTTTGTATGAAAGCGAGACCAACAGCGTCATCAATTCGAGCAGCTACCGCATCATTCGTTGAACGTCAAAATCTCGTCAAGAAAAAGCAGGAAGCGATGGTCCAGTTACTTGATACATACGTTGATGAAACAGAATTTGTATCAACTGGGCTTGCATCAATTGATGCAATGCTCGGTGGTGGAATCCCGACAGGGAAAATTCTACAGATCTATGGACCAAATCAAGCAGGAAAGACATCCCTTTGTCTGCACATTGCAGCAAAATATGATTTCTGTGTTTGGATTGATGCAGAATCAACGCTTTCAAAAGAACGAGCAGTTCTCTTAGGTGTTAATCCGAAGCGATTCTTATTAGTTTCACCAGAGACAGGCGAACAAGCGATTGACGCCATCAAACAATATATCAAGGCAAATGTGCCTCTCATTGTCGTTGACAGTGTCGCGGCCATGGTGCCTGCAAAACAATTGATTGTTGATGAGAAAGAAACGCCTGAAAAACAGGCTGGCATTTCTCTGACAGCCGGATTGATGTCGAGGCACATTTTCTCCATCGCAAATGCGTGTCGACTTTCAGGTGTGACTGTTCTGTTTGTGAATCAGGTGCGTGATAAAGTTGGTGGCTTTATGTCCTTTGGACCACAAATATACACACCTGGAGGGAGAGCACTGGGACATGCATTGTCGATGAATATCAAAATGGATCGATCTGGAAAATTGAAAGTATCAGATGATACACTTGGCATTACAATTAAACTTGCAATGGAAAAGAACAAGGTGACACATCCATTCTTGGATGCAGAGGTCGGACTCATTTTTGATGCTGGATTCATGGAACTTGCTGCTGCAAAAGAAGAATTGAAACCAGCAAGAGCACGATCACTTGCACGTCGTCGTGCTCGTTTAGGAATTGCAGGTGGAGTTGAACATGAGGAGGAGATACAAGACGAGGGTGAGGACGATCCTGATGTCGAGTGACGAACATGAAATTTCTATTCAATTTGAACAGACAGCCCGTCTTGTGCTTAAAGAACTCCCGCTTCGAGCGCAAGCGTGGACGTCACATGACCTGTTTAAAGTCAATGAGCTTCTGGTTGATTTTGCGCTTTATGTTGCCAAGCAAGTGCAATGTAGTGGTGTTGATTTGTGGAGTGATCAAAAACTTGAACATTTTGTCCATACGATGAAGGATGTGCATGAGGATGATCACTCCACATTTACATTGTGAGATGATAGAATTTACATCTTATTCTTTTTCAACACCCAAAATGTGTTGAGGATGTATGAAAGTATAACAAAAATGCCAAATGAAGGTGATCAGTTGCTGAATGCAATGCTTTCTGGAGACATGTTTTCAATGAAACTCCAAAAAGTGTTGAATCAAATGTTTGTGGATGATGCAAAACAGAAAGCTCAAAATGACCCAAGAGAAGGACTCCATGCATCATCAATTCTTGCCCCATTTACTGGTGTCACTCGATTATGTTTTCGTGAACATGTTCTAAATAAATTTTATCTTCCGATACATGATTTGCTTGCACCAGATACACTTCGAACATTTCTTGTCGGATGGTATTTGCACTTAATGTGGCAACGATTATTCAAGCAAAGTGGATACGCTGTTGAGGTTGAGAAAACACGTATTGACGAGAAATGGGGGGTGTATCATACCCCAGATGTAATTGCACGATTTCCGCATCTCTCAGGAAATCATCTCTATATCATTGAAATCAAAACAATGAATGCACGATCATTTGAAAAAGCAGTCGAGCTGAGTGATCCAAGAAGAAGCCACGAAGGTGCTTTTAAACAAGCACAGTTGTATATGTATTTAACAAATGTGCCAGAGGCTGTCATTCTATTGCACAATAAAAACACTAGTGAATTTGTTACATTCACCATACAACTCGATAAAGTATTTATCCAACCATATATTGATCGGTTGGATATACTTGTACAACTCTATGAAAGATACGCGCAAGAACGTCGTTTACCAAAACGTGTCTGTGAACACAGTGACACGCCACGGGCGAAACGATGCCCAATGCGAGATGTGTGTTGGGTCGCAAATGATGCTGAGCGACAAACATGTCTTCGAGGCACTCTTGTGAACCCAACACAAAGGAATGTATCATTAACACATGAAGAAGAATAAAACGTCACCACAGAGTATCATATTCGATACAACAATTGTGCTCGGGATCGACTACTCATATAAGGAAGTCGGTCTTGCCATTCTATATAAAGGGTCAGTTGAATATGTTGATCGAATCAATTTTCAACTTATTGAAGCAAAAAACAATGTTAAGTTGAGAAAAAAGCATCGTCGAGCAATTCTTCGAAAGAAAGTTGATTCACTCGTTAATGCATATCATGTGACAGCCATTATTGTCGAGCGAATTCGATTGTTTAGTCGTGGGTTCGTCTCGATGCCAACAATTATCGCGCTCGGAGAGTTGATTGCTGCAATCATTGATGCTGTGCCAGATGCGCTTCCAGTATTTTCGACAGAAACGAGGGTGTGGAAAAAGCGAATTCATGGGAATGCAAGTGCCCAAAAACAAGATACGGTGAAGTGGGCGCAACAACACATGACAATTAGTTTATTTATGCAACGTGGTGAACGGTCATTTACGCATAATGAAGCAGATGCACTTGCACTTGCATTCTTTGCGTATCATGCAGATGCACCACGGTTTCTGAAACGAGAAGAGTAATGCGTCACTATGCTGTGTTTTTTGATGTACCGTCCGAACCTTACGTCTGTTCTCAAATGGAAAAATGCCAACGACGAGTGACTGTGCTGTATGCATTAAAACAACAATCAACGAAGGTTGGAGTGATTTTATGGGCAGCATGTCAGGAATGTTTTGAAAAAGTGCCACACCAAAATATTCTACTCACTATTCAATTAGAAAGTGTTGAGAATGAAAAAACGACAATGGAATGATCGAGAACGACTTATTCTCAAACGAATTCTGCATGCTCAGCGCCAGCCAGCTTCTGGCGCGAACTGGTTATTCAAAGAAGATGGCGTCGCGCCAGAATTACTCTATCAGTTAAAGTCGACAGAGCATCGATCAATTACTTTGCAATTAGATGATTTGCTCATACTTCGAACACATGCACAGGCCCTTCAGAAGGCTCCAGTGTTTGTTCTCGATTTTGTTGGTGGGCCTCTTCTCCTATGTGTTGGGTTAAGTGACATTTTTCGAGTGGCACAAGCACTTTTTCAAGATGGTGCTATCTCAATAAAATCACTTGAAGAAAGTGCGCAACTAACACATGATATCGACGACCTCGATCATTTGTAATGTACATCGATACAATTGCATGATATAATGCAGAAAGACGAAATCATAATGAAAGAACAACGACGACGAGATGTTCCATGCACATGGTCCCCTATGACAATAAAAGGTGGCGACATTTCGTTCTCTGTAAGCGTTGTCGCAGTTGATCTCACCTCTGGCATGCAGATTCAATTGCTGCACTCAAAACCACTGTTTGCAGCAGTGACTGTGGGTGAGGAAACAATTAAATTAGGTGAATGCAGTGTTCAAAGAGCGATCATGAGCGCTGACGGAAGCATGAAACTCGTGTTTGCAAGCCACCTCAGTACATGGCTTTTAACAACTGAACAACAAATACAATTTCTTGATCGACTCATCACGCTTGTCATCCTTGATCTATCGAAAAACGCCATGATTGCCGAAGAGAATGATGAGGAGGATGACGAAAGTATAACGTAAATATAAATTGAAAGGAAACACAATGATTCAACGAGGCAGGGGACCTCGACATAAATATCGAGAAATTTGTCGTGGTTCCATTGGGCAAAATCGACACTTTGTGGCAAGTGTTCGAAGTGATGAACGCATTTCGTTCGGTCAGTCAAATCATGTCATTACAGATGACGGGTCGACTGACATGTACCTAGCGCATGCAATCGCGATTTACCGAGAAAATGTCACATCACTCCTTCGCGTGATCATGTATGTCGCACTTCATCTTGATGAGAATGATATACCGGAACAAGATAGAGCATTTATCGAGCAACTTCGAAGCATTTCACTTGACCAACAAAGACAACTTGTCGAATTCATGCAGAAAACTGGGTATCCGCCTGCGAATTTTCAGGGACAACCATACATAGGGTATCGCCAAAGGGAAACTGGTGAATAATGTGAATTTCCATAAATAGACGAAAATTCATTCCAAAACAATGTACTTTTCGTCTATTTAATGATATAATATTCTTAGTAGTTCGCACAGCGAACATGATCAACCAAAATAAATGAAGGAGTTTATACAAATGGCGAAGCGTTGGCCGATTGCCCAAGCTGCAACAGTAGCTCAGGCATTTCTCAAATCGAGACATACAACTGATGAAGAGCATCAGACAGATTTACACTGGCGCGATATCACACGCCGCTTCCCTCTCTCTGCGAGTTTACTGCTGTTACTGGCTGAGAGCAATGGGATCAAACTCATCGAGCACGTGCATCCAAATTACTCGATGCGTAAAGCTGAAACTGCCATGGTGAAGGGTACGAATTTCTCAGAGGTCACTGCAACTGACGAGGACGAGGATGATGAAGAGGACGAAGAAGAGATTGTCGAGGCAAAAAAGCCCCGAAAAACACCTGAACCGAAATCCACAAAACCAGCAAAACACGCTGTTGCTGCTGCCGCACCGAAGGGTGACGTCAACGTCGATGACCTTCTCGAAATTTAACATTTCTACTCCGCCACTTTCATTCAAGCGACTGACTTCGTGTTGGTCGCTTGAATTCTTTTTGGTGAATTTCCAGACAAAATGAATTCGAAAAATGTTGAAAAAATTCACTAAAAAAGTATTTACTTTTTGCGCATAACATGTTATAATAAAAATGTAAGTTGATAGAGGAAATTTGAACATCGCTCCTAATGGACGATTGAGCAAACTTGTGTGATTCTAGCTACGAATTTTCTCTAATAACTTTTATGGATGATCGTCTATCGGTTAAGACGAACCAGTATATTGCCCAGAATGGTAGTATCAAACTGAGCAATGTCCAAATACTACTTGGACTGGTGGGAAACAGAGGTTCGAGTCCTTTGTCATCTGCCATTTCTCTCATGTATTCGCACTCGTGAAATCGAGTGAGACGTACATTCACAATCGAGGAGCAGATTCGATCACAGATGGGTCGTGACGCTCTACAAATTGCAGAATAGCAATCTTTTCATTTGTTTAGGTCCTTCATCTTCCAAATGAAGTTGACACCTGCCAAGATGAAGAGATGTCTCTCTAGTGTAAGAGGCCAAGGGGTTTGTCGCCACCTTATCGCACGTCGAACATGTTCGGAAGTTTCTAGCATGGCCGCTAGAAGAGAGATCCATATTTGTTCTGTTTTCTCACGAAGAGTGCATACATACAATTGGATTTTGTTCCCGAAAGGGATGCACTCTTGACTTGAACAGCGCAAATAGTTTTCTCAAGTGTCCTCTCACGCAACGAACGTACAAACTAGCTCACTTGGTAGAGCGCTTGACTTCTAATCAGGATGTAACTGGTTCGATTCCAGTGTTTGCTCCTTCGGGAGTTGTTCGTTCAACTCGGACAGGAGAGAAATGTGGGGGTGTTCCGAGTTCGGCAAATGCGGACTTGTTCTTTCACCAAGAAGCGGTCTGACCTTCGTAAGAAGTTCAGTAAACTGGTGAAAATGCAAGGAGAGGTGGTTCGACTCCATCAGCACCCATTACATCATTGGTCCACTCTGTTTTGGATCCAGGACAGGTGCTCTTAATGGTGTAAACACTTCAAGCCCTTCTCAAGTAGCATGCAGCTCTAAGTTCCACTGCTTTGACTCTCACCACGGGAGGAAGTAAGGGAGGCAGGCGATTCGCTTTAAGTCCCTAAGACTATGAGGATATCAGCTTGAAGATGATCAGCAAATGACCACGTCCCCTTGAACGACAAGTACACGTTCAGAGAGAGTGCCGATTTGCTGATCTGTGGAGGGAACCCGAGCTGGTTAAGGAGACTGTCTTGAAAATAGTTAGACGGCAACGTCTTGTGGGTTCGATTCCTACTCCCTCCGTGTTTTCTCTGAATGTATCACTCCGAAACGGCAATTCATCTGCGCATTCAGAGAAAATTTCTGCCTCTTTCGTTCAACGGTAGGATGCCCATTTCGTACGAGGAAGACGACTGTTCAATTCAGTCAAGAGGCTTGCTCCTTCTACACATATTCACGATATTCTCCTAAAATATGTGCAGGACAATGTAGAAGGGGTTTTTGGACTTATAGCTCAGTTGGTAGAGCACAGCACTGAAAATGCTGGTGTCACTGGTTCGAGTCCAGTTGGGTCCATCCACTCATTGCCGTGGGGGCTACGGGTGGTATAGTGTTGAAAATCAAGGAAGCGGTGCCTGATTGTAGGTGAAATTGTGTAGGCTCATTACCTATACTGTTGGTTCAAATCCAATCACTGCTTTAAGAATCAGTATGAACAGAACTCCTTTCTTAATATCCTGGTAGAATATATTCATACTGATTCTTTTCTGCTCTCGTCGTCCAGCGGTCTAGGACATTCGTATGCTTTTTATCTTCCTTGCAGTGATTCTAGATATACTGCCACAAAGAAGTTACTTGTGTAGCTGCCAAGGCGTTTCTTTGCAACAGGTAGAGAGGGTACGAAAGGCCTTGGTTCGAATCCAAGCACGAGAGCCTTTTGTCTTCGTCGTCTAGTGGTCTAAGACGGTGGTCTCCAAAACCACTTACGGAGGTTCGAGTCCTTCCGAAGGCGTGAGCCGTGGACTGCTACGATCGCTAGCTCGTCACGGGCCTTGTGCGGAACATAGTCCGCTATGTGACAAGAATCAAGGGTACAGAGAACGCAGTATCTGGTGCATTAGGCGAATGGTCAAGCCGCTACCCTGTCACGGTAGAGAATACGAGTTCAACTCTCGTATGCGCCGTTCCATATCTTGCATTTTCGCCATTGTACGGCAAGATATGTACCCCGATATGGTGAAATCGGCAAACACCTAGGGCGAGGGGCCCTAGAGTGAGGGTTCGAGTCCCTCTATCGGGAGTGGGCCGACTGGAGCTCATACCTCTTGACAAGCAGGTCCAAGAGAGACAACTCTTCAAACCGTGGGGTCCTCCGATAGTGCTGGACTAGACTGGCTTTTCTGCACTGCGACAGTCAAACGAAACGCAATGCGTGGTAGTGGAAACACTATCGCCGTCGGGTAGGTTAATGATGCAGCAGACCCGCAAACCGACGTCCTTCCGAGGGATGTGAGTGCACCCGCACCGAAGGAAAACTGGAAACACCTCTCTTCTGCATAAAGGGAGCATGAGCACTTTCGTTGCTGAGGAGCCAACGACGGATGTGGCATCCGATGGAATGTTCTGTAGAGCATTCTTGCTCCTCTCGGTCACTGATAACTCAACGGTAGAGTTTCACTCCAACAGGTCATGCTGAAAATCGACTGCAATGTTGACTCTGCAGAGATGGAGTAGTAAAAGGTTCGACTCCGCACAGTGATCGTTCGGGATAGGGGTATTCTGCCATTTTCCTGATGTGAAATCAGGTTCCCTACAAAGTTACACTGATTTCACGACAACGGGGTATGATGATTGCCATACCTTTGGGGATATAGCTCAATTGGAAGAGCGCTGCTGTTGCAGAGCAGAGGTTAGGGGTTCAAGTCCCCTTATCTCCATCTCCCTTCACTTGGTGGATCAATCTACGAGGCGAACTGGAGTCTTTCTTGGCCGGCGGTCTAGCCCACCGACGTAGACGGGTGGAATTTGGTGGAATCACCAATTCAGTGCTACAATAGCTATCACTGATGCAAAACGATTCAACACTGCAAGCCTCGCGATAAGGCGATCCTGAAGCATTGTCAAGGATATTCCGAACTGAGCTATCGGTGAGGAAGATATCGCATTCATGGGAGTGTAATATGTCTTTCAAAAATAAACATCATTCCAATGAAGCCAAACAAAAAATTTCTGCTGCTGCAAAAAGGTCTGGTGAAAAAAATGGCAACAATGGGAATACGTTTAGTGGCCATTATCATTCTGCTGAAACAAAAGCAAAAATAGGTGCAAATACAAAGAAAATATTAACAGGAAAATCATTACCATCCATTCAAAAACAACATATTTCAAAATCGTTAATTGGTAAAACGTATTTAAATAGAAAAGTTTCAGATGATGGTAAAAAGAGACTTTCAAAAAGCAGAATAAAGTTTTGGGAACCTTTGACTGATGAAGAGAGACAAAAACGAACTAATCATTTGACACAGCAGAGTGCAAAGTTTCAAGGTACAAAACCAGAATGCATTTTTGAAGAGATACTTATTAATAATAATATTCAATTCGAAAAACAAAAATGGATTAAAAGGTATAAAGTTGATTTCTATCTTCCCGAAAGAAATTTGATCGTCGAAATACAAGGATGTTACTTTCATGGATGTGAGCAATGTGGACATAATTCTGAAAAACAATTACAAGCGAGAGATAATGATAACTCCCGAAAATTAAATTTAGAAAAATTAGGATATCAAGTGAAGTTCATTTGGGAACATGAACTTGTATAATCTTACAACGAGAGAGAGTGGCAGAATGGTATTGCGCCTATCCGTAAGATGGGTCTATCGTTCCCGTGCGCAAGGGTGATAGAATTGTTGGTTCGATTCCAGCCTCTCTCATACGCAATCGTAACTCAATGGACAGAGTGACAGTCTTCGAAACTGTTTGTTGGTGGTTCGAGTCCACTCGATTGCATTCGTACTATAGATTAGCAGGAAGATCATCGCAACGGGACATGCGAGGCGGTAGTTCGAACCTACCTAGTACGTTGTTGAGTGATGACAACGCTGTGTGAGTCTCCTTTCGAGTGTCTCTCGAATCTGCCAATTATTCGAGAGACATGCACAATCGTAGCTCAATGGGAGAGCAGTGTCCTGATACGGCATTGACGGAGGTTCGATTCCTTCCGATTGTATGCGTCCGCCCGAAGAAAGAGGATGATTGCAACAAGATCGTCCGATGATGGCTGCGGATAACACATGGGATTGGCTCCCCATTGACTGACGATCCAATCAGAAGAGGAAGAGCACGACTGCAGAGATCATGTTGGGGCGATCGCATCAAAAGACATGAGGGCTGAAAGATGTTTCGCAGAGCAAATTGTGTTTTGGATCATGTGGGCGAAGTTCAAGAGGTTGAATACGGCGTTGCCAACGCTGAGGTAGTCAGTTCGAGTCTGACCGTCCGCTTTCTCTCCATGTTTTCTGTATCGCCGTTCCTGGATGCTACTTTTACCAGGGTTCCGTATCCAGATGTATATACGAAAGTATGGAGAGATTTTTTGGGACTCTAGTGTACAGTGCACACTCTCGATGTATGGCCATACGGGACGAGAGAGGATCAGACGGCTGACGAGTCGTTCGGTGCAATTCCCTGAGACGTCCCTTCAACCATGGCTCTGCCCGTACAGGGAGTGCGCAGTCCCCTGTGGATCGCTTTGCGGTTCGTTCGTGCGTCGAATGTCGGAGTCATGGAACTGCGCTATTTTGAGGTTCTTTTCTCGTCCTCCTTGGTGTGTGATTGGGGATCAAGAGCGTATTGCCCTTAGTGTCGGCGATGCTAAACGGGTTCATACCCCGGTTGATGGTTCAAATCCATCCAGTACGCTCATATTTGTATGAGTGCTGTGAATTTGTCCGTTCAACTCGGACCACTCATTTCTGGGTGAAACCAGATCGTCTCCAGGTAGCAGAATGACGCGCTGAGATGCGTTGCCATTCGACTCATGTGGCAAACAATATGAGTTTTCCTTTCGTTTTATGCAGGAAGGATCAACATATAAGAGTATGCGCACTGCTTCCCAACATGTTTCAGATTGGGCTTCCACCGTTGTTCGGCAATGTGGAACATGTCACTCTGCTCGTACTCTTATATTCGAGGAGAAAATATGCACACTGAGATGCGATATGTGTGAAAAGAGTATTGTTGAAACACACAATGCACCACGTCGAACATTTGAATCAATTCAAAATCCATCAGTGTTGTGTTGGTGGAATGATATTGGAGGAATCGACTGTCCAAACGTTGCGACGCTCGTGTGTTCGATTCACCCGTTTTATCATGTTTGTGATGAACATAGTGACTCATGTTATGCATGTGTTGTTGAATGGTCGAATATGTTTCCTGTAGAAAGTGCACCTGCACCTGTTGTTGATGCAATTATAATCGACCTCTTGTAGCTTAATGGTCAAGCGTCAAACTGTTAATTTGAAAGATGTTCGTTCGAATCGAGCCGAGAGGGCCACCTTCTTCTACATCGATCATGGTTTTGCCTATTCTCCCTGATCGTCCCAGAAGTAAAGGAGTGCGTAGTATTGCGGGCAGAGAACAGGTGCACTCGCTATTTTAAGGACACAGTATGCAGCAAAATCATCCATGGGATCATCCACCCAAGACTGAGCCTTCTGAAACACGAAGGCAGAAAGGTGGAATATATGCGAAAAATGTACAAGAGGAAAAGCAGATCACTCTGTTCAATGTGTAAAATGCACAAAACTGGAAGAGCATGTCGATGGGTAGGTCGTGAACGTGAAGCCAGAATTCGATTTGCTCGAGAAAAACGATGCTATCTTGGCCCTGTCGTTTAGTGGCAGGATATCCCTCTTTCACAGGGAAGATGTCGGGTTCGATTCCCGCCAGGGCTATTAATCAGAGGAGGTGTTATGGAAACAGGAGGTATGTTCGAACCATCTCAATCAGTGCATCCAGAATGTAGTCGAAAACGACAATATCGTCTCTATCGGTTGCTCCACTTGATTGAGTTCTGCCAAATGGTTGCTGTATTTGTTCTCGTAACAAATCATGCAGCAGAAATATCTGTTCTATTGTGTATATGTGCACTCTTTGTTGCACATCTAGTATGTACGATAGTCTCTTCTGAGTTGTTCGAACTGCAAATACAACAGACAAAATACGACTCGTTTGAGCATGAAGATGAAATGTATGATTGGATGTAATTGTTCGTCTCTGGTGTAATGGTAACACGAGTGGCCTTGGACCACTTATTCTCTGTTCGAATCGGAGGAGACGAGTTCAGGGCAGGTGCAAAGAACACTGTTTTAAGCTTTTTTACACCTTCGGGTGTCCTTCACCATTGAACGTTGTTCTTTGGACTGTTCTGAAAGGGAACGAGTTCGCTCGTTCTTTGTCTGAGTAGTGTAAGAGAAACACACCTCATGATCGGCCTTGCAAACACATTGAGGAAATAAGAGTGCAAGTCTCTTCTCAGACAGTCGCTTTAATCACAAAGCGAACTGATCGTATCGAACAACTCAATAATAGCATCCTCGGAGGCTCTCTGTTGCAGGAGATGCTAACGAAGTGTACCCGCACTTGGATGCTGCAGCAGAAGCAATTCTGCCCACATCGATGGGAGGAGGGCTGTCTTCTTCCAATCGAATACGATCTTGATCACCTGAGCATGTTTAAGTGCTGTTACAGCGTGACACAGTGCTGAAGGATGCTCGCGAGGTGCCCCTGAGGGATCAGTTAGGTCGCACCTAACCACCTCGTCCATGCCACGCCCGCAACGTGGCAGATGTTCGATGAACGAACTGCGCGAGACCACTTTCGTGCACAGTAGACTTCTCTTGTGGGAAGTGGTTCCCAGAGGAGGACATTGCGGCTGGGGTCGAGTGACCCCAGTTCCTGGGTGTAGGATAGCAGCAAGTCCGTCTGCCCTGGGAGCAGAAGATCGAGGGTGCGAGTCCCTCCACTCAGACATGATGCTGCCACGACAGCATCAAGTGTTCTTTTCACAGTGCTTTTGACCATTGCTGTGTTGTGAAAAGAACGTTGCTCGTTTAAGTGAGTGGTACACTGTCTGGCTTCCAACCAGAATGCGCGAGTTCGATTCTCGTAACGAGCTTTCACCCATTTCCCAATAAGTGGGTGAAACAGGCTGTCCCATCAGCCACCTATCCTTGCTATCCCTCTGGAACTACTGTGCTATTTTCAGAGGGATCGACGCGGGTTAGTGGAGTAGTACCACGTGGGGTTCATAGTCCTAAAACGTCAGTGCAAATCTGACACCCGCTATATTTTAAAAGGTCGATATGCGAATTCACTACGATCATGTCGTCGGAAAATGGATGTTACTGTTTGGAGAACGTGCATTTCTCCATTCTGTCAATGAATGGAATCAATTTGGACAATCGTTTAATTGGTATACATTTCATATCTGGACGTGTGAAGTCGAGTATGATGAAATGCTTCCTGGACTTGATGTCAGGATCATTTTATTTGGTCTTGGGCTTCGATTTCGACATAATCGAAATTGGGAAGGATCGGAAGCACAGTCGATTTTTGAACATGCGCTCAAAGAAATTCGTGAGTTGCATGAAAATGGATTATAAGTGGCATTGGCAGAATGGTATTGCACTTGCCTGTAGAGCAAGCACCTTCGGGTACTGGGGGTTCGAATCCCTCATGTCACATTGGAGTCATCGTCTAGGTGGAAGGACAGTTACATATTCTCAGAAGATCATGCACGTATTTGTGGAGAGATGGCTACATATCTTACATGATCTTTTGGCAGTGCGGTTCCATGAGTAGGGGCACAAAATGCCATGAGGAAACATGTGACAAACAGTCGTTCGAGTCGACTTGACTCCATTCGGAAGTCTCCTTCCGAAATTGTTGGGACAAAGGCGCACTCATACAATAAGTGCGCCTTTCACTGAATTGAGAAATACAAATGAACTCTGAAGGAAGTGTTCGCGTTGCATTCGATTTTGAACTCGGTGCATTGGATCAACTTGATCAACTTGTCGAGAAAACACATGCACCAAAACGTGCAACCGTTGTTGGAAACGCGCTCCGTGTCTATGGACAACTTGTAAATGAAATTGATCCAGTGCGTCATCCTTGGTTCGTGTTCAAAGTTGAAGACGATCAAGGGCATCTCGTGTACACAATAAATATGAAAGCATTACTATTAGGTGAGAATGACGCATGAAACGACTTTTGCTCTTGTGTGTTTTCTGCGTCTTCGCCGTAGCATGTTCTGGTGGGCCAACACCTCAAGAAACAAGTACGACACCAACAACATGCCATGTCGCATCGACGCAACGCATTCATAATTCGACAGTCTTTTTGCAGAAATGCACAGAGAGTGATTTTGTTGCGATAAGCAATCAGCATGTTGTGCCGACAAATGTCTCATGCACAGAGACGTTAGCAACGCATGAAACGCAATTCGATATTCCTGCAATTGAAGGGACAGGGAATACACAACTCTGTACTCTTTCAGCAAATTGGAAATCTGCCATGATCACATGGACAGATGATACACAGAATCACACAGTCACATTTTCAAATTCGTAATGCAATGCATGTCATAAGAGAGTACGATGCGTCGATTCGGGGAAGTAGCGTTTCCATTTCTTCTTGCTGCTTCATCATTATTACTATTTTTTACTGTATTGTATGCATTTCTCTATAATTTCATTTATCTGTTCGTCTGGTTTCTCTGGTATTTTATTGGTGCACTGTGGCTTGTCTCATTCTTTTTCATGCTTATGACAGCAAAAGAAGAGAAACGACGAGCACAGAAGTATCATCGAAAAACGCCGAATTAGCTCAGTGGTAGAGCACCGTTTTTGTAAATCGGATGTCGTGGGTTCGATCCCCTCATTCGGCCTTAGAGGACGCGCCTCTTTTCACTGAAAATTGAAAATGAAAATACAATTGAGAGGAACAACATTTTGTCAACACCGATTGAACCTGCTGTTCAACTTGATGTAACAACATCAATGGATGATGATGCAGATCGTGCTGGAACTATCACGAAGAAATTACTCGCGATTCGATTGCTTCGCGGTATTGTGGCTGGCACTGCAGACGTTGATGCACAGGCGAGTGATGAGCATGGGCAAGGTGGCACATTCGCCACATGGTTTGGAGGGGCGCGTGCTGGTGCGATTGGGAAAGGGCATATGCGTGAAGTGTATCCACTTGCACGTGGCGACAACGACCCCGAAGATAATGCTGGTGATCTCAATCCAAACAATTTTGATCTTATGATGCGAACCGTGCGTTGGGGTGGAAATACCTATATCATGCCGTCTGTGCGTCTTCAAATGCAACATTACAATGACGAGTTCGGATCTGGTCGTGAAGATGGCCCTCTCGATACCGAATATCAACCAATTCTTGGATTGGTGACGATTACGGATGGTGAGTTAGGTGATGGTGATCAGTTTGCCGAGTGGCTTGAACAGCAAAGTGGAAAAGTGTATGCGACGACCGTTGTGCTCGGCTTTGGACATGAACACGATCGTGCAGTGAAACAGTGGAAACAGATTGCGTTGCGCAACCCACATGTGTTTGTCATTGAAGCAGATGGATCAACAGACGCAAACGATCTGGCTGCTCAAGTGCTTGCTCGTCTTCGGTAACATACTCGCCTCTCTGTCTCGAGGGAAGGATCGTCGATCCTTCCCTTTTTTTTGCGTTTAGAATCGATGAATTTTTTTATTATGTGCATATTATCATCAAAAAATATGTACTTTTTGCGCATAATATGATATAATTATGCTATCAAAACATGTACGGAGGAGAAAAATGGTTCAAACGACACAAAATGGTGCAAGTGCACCACCAGTTGTACATAATGCGTTACTCGATATTACGAAAGTGCCGAAGCTTGTTGGCACAGAACCCGCGAGGAAGGCACGACATTTGTTGAAAGTTGTCGAAAATACAACGATTCCACTTTACCTTATCGGACCAAGTGGTTCAGGCAAAACAGCGACAATGAAAGCTGTAGGAAAGGTGTACAGCCACACACACAAAGTGCCATGTTATTATGTACAGCTTTCACCAGAAGACACAAAAACGTCGATTTTCTTAGGGCATCGAATTATTCGTGGCAGTCTCGAGGTTGTCGAAGGCGTGATGGCAATTGCTGCACAGCAGAAAGCAATCGTGCTCGTTGACGAAATCACGCATTCAACACACCAGATGTTGTTGATGTTCAACAGTCTTGATGGCGGCGATTCAGTCATCACGATTGGTGACAGAGCGATTAATGCTGATGGAATGCGTGTGATTTATGGGTCAAATGCATCGACCCATGCGGGAAATATTCGAGTTCCGCAAAGTTTTGCAAATCGAGTTATCTCATTTGCATTTGAATATCCTGAATTTGAAGATGAATTGGTCATCGCAAAAGACATTGCACGTCGCAATTGGTTGGGGTCAACACCTCTTGATGTACCTGATGCTGTGATTACATTTCTGACATCATTCGTGCGTGAGAAACGACGACCTGATTGGCCTTTGAGTGCTAGAAATATCGCGCACGGCATCCTCCTCGCGCAGCTCGCGGAAATAAAACACCCTGAAATGAGTGCAAAAGCAAATAAGATCGCAGACTACTTCACGAAAAATCAAAACATTGCTGCGTCCAGACAAAATATCGCAACTCGACTGCAAATTGTTGCAAAAGACGCAACGGCATTGCAGAGGCCAGAGATTGGGGAATTTCTTGAATTTGTCTCAAAGACCGGTGTTGAAGAATTTAAGCAACTCGTCCTTTCGGCAGTGAATTTTCATGTCGATATGGAAGGCATGGATGTATTCGACACGTCGCTTAGACAAGACGTGCTGAGTACAATCATTTAAAATTATAAACATAAACGATGTACTTTTTGTTTACTTTGTGATATAATTGATTTAAATGAGGTACACATATGCATCAGTCTGTGTTGAGGCCATTGCACCTCATTCGAGGTGAGAACGTCTCTCTTGAGGAGACGACTGACTTGAATGCACCAGTGGCATCGGTGTCATTTATCAAAAACGAAAACAAGTATACTATTCGAATCAATCATCCGAAAGCGAGAACACTCTACACAGCGTCGATGTTGAATGGAAAAGTATCATACAATGAATTTGTTGTGGGGCTTTTATATCATGAAGTGTTCCACATCTTGTTCAAATCATTTGACGTTTTGTCACCGATTCCAACAGAGTTTTTCAAATTCGTGCACAATGTTCTTCTCGATGCTCAAATTGAATATCAAGGCACGTTGAAATACCCATCTGTATCAACGTATCTTCGGTGGATTTTATCAGCACTTCGACGTGATACAGATATGGTGCAGATCGAATCAATGAAGGGTGGAAGCACACTTGTTCAAATGAAGGATGATTTCTTTTACTTAGTTCGGTTTGGTGTGGTGACACCCCATATGGATCCGCATTTCCGTGACTTTCTTATTCCGCTCATTTTAAGTGCCGTTCGACTGGATGTTTCGAATGTGATGTTGGTCACGAGGGCTGTCTATGAATACTTCATGACGACAGCCGAATCGCAAGAACTTGTCACTGCAATGTCTCGACTCGCGCCAGGATCTTTTCGCCCGTTAAATGCAGGTGATCTAGAAGTGATTGGTGAAGCAGAGCAAGTGCTTTCGTCAAATCTCAAAGATGTGCTTGATGAGGTGCAGAACACGCCTGATACTGGAAAAATGCCTGGATCCGAGCTACGTGACATCAGCGTTGAAGAGAAGGATACAGCATTTTATCGGTCAACCGTTGCAAAGTATGCAGAAACGATTACACTTATTCGAAATGCATTTAAGAGGAAGCTAAATGCGGTCGGACCATGTCCCACATTTGATGGCGACATGAATTTAGCACGTCAACAGCAAGCATATGTCAATAGTTTAACGGGTGATTCAGATCGAGATTACTTGGTCATGAAACCCGTTGACCTTAGTGTTGATGTTGTTGTTATTCGTGACATTTCTGGATCGACTGCAGGAATTCAGAAAGAATATGCTGAAATGACCGTATGTTTACTCGCTTCTGTTCAGCAACTTCGAGGTGTCCGATCTGCGGATATCGATTTTTCGACAACAGCTGTCGCACTTCTGGATTTCGATAAATCCATTCGGGAAGCACGCTTGTTCCCACGAGCAGATGGTGGAACGAACCTTGCACCAGCGTATCAATTAGCATTGAATATGCGGTGGCAGTCAAAACGTCGTATTATCCACGTCATTACTGACGGTGGATTTGGTGATAGTTACAAGGATGATGAAGCGAAACTGCTTGCACGAGGCGTTAAAATCTTCAAGTGGTTGTTGCTCGAGCCAAATGAAATGGGCGGTTCGTATTCGAATGGACTTCGAAAGACGTCCGTGAGCACATTTGGTGTCGACATTGCGAAAAGTATTCTAGGAGAACTTTAATGGACGATATCACCGTCGTAGAACCGACTGATATTACTGTTGCAACGCAAACAATTCAGTGCCCTCATAATCGAGCACTCACCATCCGAAATGTGTTGGGAGCAATTGCTTATTATCACAAAGATGATGATAAGTCATGTTTTCTGATGAATCGATTGGAGACTGGTGCGTCTCCAATTTTGTCAGCAATGGTTACGTCAACAGGGTTCGCAGATACGCCCGCAACAAGAGCAGCGGTTGTGACTGCCGGTGATGCTCGACAAGCGATTTATGCATATCTAAGCAAACTCACTGGACAACACCTTGCGGATGCACTGAGTCGTCTATTGGTCGTCTATTCAAAGACGACAATTCAGGATACACTCATACAAGAGCTTGTGTCAACATTTGGATTGCCTGTTGTTACGAATATTCAAGTCATCTGTGGCGAAGATTACTCAAAGTTTCTCGAGACTCGAGGGAAGAACAAAAAACAAAAGAGTGATTACATGCATATGACGAGTCTCAAAGCCCATGATGTGCAAGTCGCAACAAAAACATATGATCATGAACGACGGCAGCGTGCACAAGATCTTCAAGATTTGCTCGATGCAAGTCGATTCACAAGGGGACGATAAAGGTGTCTAGAATCACATTGCATCAGCAATTTATTACCATGACTGAAGTTGTCGCGCTTCGAAGTTCATGCCCTCGAATGGCTGTTGGTGCAGTGATGACAGTGCAAGGACGCATCATTTCGACTGGGTATAATGGTTCTCCAAGAGGAACAGCACACTGTGAAGATGCTGGGTGCATTGTCACGGATGGACACTGTATTCGAGCTGTGCATGCAGAACATAATGCGCTCCTGTTTGCAAACTTACAAGGTGTGTCAATGCATGAGACGATTCTCTATTGCTCACACCTTCCGTGTTGGGAGTGTCTTAAAATTATCATTCAACTGCACGTTGGTGCAGTCTGTTACCATCGATCATATAGAGATAATCGATGTGAGAAATTCGGATATACATCGCAAATTGATGCATTTCGTGCGGCGTGTATTGATGTATTTCAAGAATACCCAGTGATGATATGAAAACAGAGCAAAGAGTGATTCCAGAATTGATTGAAATCAAGATTGCATTAAATATGGATTCGTGCGTACAGGATCCACGAGCAAGAGAAACATTGCTTCGACAGTATCGAACACTGCTTCGAGTGTGTATTGCACTCGAATTACATCAACATTTTGCGGACGATCTTTCTCGACATGATATTTTTGCTGATTTATGGGCAGAGGAAGTAGCGATCGCACAAAGTGCCTGTGATGTTGGGACATATATTTCTCGGTGTCTTCGACCGATTGTTGATCGATCATTTGTGCATGCACAAATGTGGAGTGCCATTGCAGATGTTGTTCTGCGGGCACTTGGGTCGAATGCACATAAAAGTGTTCACATTTCACTTTCAGCAAAAGCATTTCGACTTGCTGAAACATTCGCACTTGAGGAGGAGAAAAATCGTGATAAGTGACATATTGGCATCACTTCGTGATATTGCCAACTTATCTGTTGATGAAGATGTTCGTGCAGTAACATCATACATGCAAACAATTCGGGACGCTGGTGTTTCACCAGGAAAGGTCTCAGAACGTGGCCTTGACTTTGCAGATGAGTTGATGTTTAATCAGTATCCTGAACGACAGAAGATTATTCGGATGCAGCTATCTGCATACATTATGTCAAAATCAGCGAAACAAGTAGGAGTACATGCAGAAACTCGCCGAGCGGAACGATCGTCAAAAGAATAAAAAACGGTTAGTTCGCATGTCATCAGACCCATCGTTGGATGATCGAATTAGAATTGCGCAAGCAATGTGTCTTGTGCTTGCGCAAGCGTTTCACAGTGAGTCGTTGACACAAGAAGCATTCGAAACATGCACAGCACTGGAATGTCAGGCACTTCGAATGCTTCTCACGCTCATTGACGATTTACGACAGCAAATACCCAAGGATCATTCATGATTGGATCTATCGGCATTGGGTCTGCCCTTTTGGGCATTTTTTGGATGTATAATTGCATTGCGCTGCAACACCTCTATCAAATCACACGACAATCGACGCCTGGAAGTCACTATTGGCTCACGACGCTTCCTGTTCGAAATCATCTTCATCAAGTTCAAAAGAAGCGTGATCGTGAGCTTCTGAAATCACTTCTTTCAATCGGGATTGCCGTGACTTGCCTTTTTCTTATCTTAAAATAAGTATCATTTTCTATATACATTTTGAAGAAAATATGATATAATTGTGTCAAATTCAATTGTCTTTTTTTGCAAGGAGGAAAAACATGTCTCAGCATGCAGATTATTTAGAAGAAGATATTTCAGAAGAAGAACCAACGCCATTTCGAAAAGGGCCAGCACCCCGAAAAGAAAAAGCAAGCATGTCGCCTCGACGATATCTTGTGCTCGTTATCAATGGTGTGTATGGGCAATTACTGTGGGCGCGAATTAATAACAATCCAGATCTCGAGGTTGAAAAAGAGCATCGAATCAATGAGCTCCTGCGGCAAGCTGCTGACATGGGTGTATCACTTCGACGGAATCCAAAAACAGGTCGATACGTTCTCGCTGATCCAAAAGAAGAAGCTGGAAAGTTTGGCGACTTGAACACGAGTCCGATTGATATGTTGCATACCTATTTTGACACAGCACTCGGGACACTTTTTAGTGCATATGCTGAATTGCAAGATCAGTATCAGGATATTCGTGACGCTGAGAACAGATCAGTGATGAATGGAAACTCACCGACAGATAGTGTTCAAACGCACTATTTGAAACTGGTGAGTGCGAAACATGATATTAAACTGTATCAAGCAATTCGAAATGATCTGCTTCGCTTATTTGGCGTGGAAGTACCCGAAGGAATATCATAGAATCGATGTGTTCTTGTAAACGATGTACTTTTCCTCCATTTTGTGATAAAATACTAGTATACAATACAAATTGGAGGGAAGAACATGAATATTAGGACGATCAAAGCACAATTTCCAGGAACATGTTCGTTTTGTCATGAACCATTCGCCAAAGGTGATATGTTTCAATACAATTATGAATTCAAAGTAGGATATCATGCCGGGTGTCCTATTGTCACAACTCCACTTCTTCAACGAGTACTCAGCACCCCAGTCATTCAAACACCACTTCCAATGATCGAAACGCACCGTGATGATATTACATCTGCACCATTGAAAACACTCGATGCACAAGCACATTTGCTTCCACAAGTCATCGATCTCTTTGATGGTCGATTCAGTATTGAATATGTATTAAAAAACGGAACACGTCGGCATATTGTTGTCTGGATCAAGACGAGGAAAAAGGGGCAATATGTCGGGTCTCGATGGATTCGAGTGCATTTCGGGCAACATAAAGGTACTGAGTATGTGCATTGTGCTTTTATCACGGTCGAAGGGAAACTTGTGTTTCTTCGATCATTCACGCAAGACCCAGAGTTAGATGCTGAGCGAAAAGCAGCCGCAATCGCAGCAGTGCAAGTCCTTGTCACAGGAAAAGAAAATGCACAGTATGCGATGAATTATGCGAAAATGTCACAACGGTGTTGGCATTGCGAAAAAGTGCTCACAAACATCCGCACACTCCACGATATTGAAAAGAATGGTGGAATGGGTCCTGTATGCGTGAAAAAATATCCAAAACTTGTCGATCGTGTACGAGATGCGTGCCGACAGGGACAACCAAGTGTTATTACATTGTCATTGTGAATCAGTGACATTTCAAAAATGCGTAAAACGATGTACTTTTTCTCCACTTTGTGATATAATTGTTCTTAGTAAAGGTACATATGCGAGAACGTGAATTACCAGGAATGCGGCAGGTATTGCCGAAACAAAGTGAAATTGACCAACATTTAACTGCAGTGAATATGACAATGCTTGCAAGTGCACGAGCAAGAGAACTTGCGTGGTTTCATGAACGACGAATACCGATCGTCGAGGTGAACACAATGATCTATCTTGTGCCTGATGGCATCGACGAAAAAGAGTTTGCACATCAACTTGGGCAAGTGAATCTTGTGCTTGGAGAATTGTTAACGCATCTTGCATGGTTTGAACAGCACGGATTAAGTTTGAAACGTCGAACGGTTGCTGGAACTCAGCAGTATGTATATGATGGCAAACGAGCACCCAAAAGTGAGATGTAGTTTTCTACATCTTTGCTCATCGAGGGGCCCCAAATGTCATCTGGAATGTGATAGAAATTGCGTAAGGGAACGGCCAATCCAAAAACAGCGTGGCGAACAGCATATTACGCCAAATTGAATGATATTACACAGCACTTGCATCAACAAGACGAATTATTGCAATTAATTCACACGGATCTTCCGATGTTTCGATGTCGACTGTTATTTTTTCATTATTTTGAATCATGTTGTTGGTTCGTAGATCAAGGATTCAAACTTGAATTTTCGATGATTCATGGATCAATTTTTCATGATTTGACAACAAATACGTGGAAAGTCGTCGATTCAGTCAAAATAAACGAGAAATAGTAAAATGAAAATAACCATTGAGTTTGAAACAATAGATCAAGATGAAGCACTTCGAATTATTCGTGCACTGTTTCCAAGCGCAGTGTCATACAAAAGACACTGTGAAGAGTGTTCTCGATTGCTAGAAAATGGTCGATATCGATACTGTCGAGCATGTGTTCGCGGCAAACAGCATTTACAAAGTCGTGAATCAAGAGCAAGGCAAACTGCAGAATTGCGAGCATGGGCTCGTCAAGCGTAGGAGAAACACAATGCGAGCATATGGGCCGAAACGAAATGATTGGTGTAGTGTGCGAGGCACCATTTGCAAAGATCAGTGGTGTATTGCCAACAAGTATCGTCGTGGTCTTGGAAAAGGAAATACTGCTCTTCATCGACGTGTTCGAAAATCAGCGAAAGCGCGAGCACGTCGTGAGAATCGAGTGCATGTATGAGTGAAGAGTTACGACAACGTCGAGCTGCATTTGTGGACGCAACAAATCTTGTACTTCAAGCGTATATTCTGAATGGTGGCTCATTTGGGGCACGTATGTTAATGTGTGCTGAGGTACTTGGCCCTGACGATTTTGCAACAGTACAGTTTCTCGTCCAAGTGCTTCCAAAGGATCTCGACAATGTGTATGATATTATTGCAGCACTTGCAGGTGAATTAATCGAAGCTCGAACACGATTATGTATTCTTGGTGCAATGTCTGATGCCGATCGACTCAAGTCAGCTCGTCCGCTTTGGAGGGTTCGGTAATGCTTGAAGAAGTGCATATTGCATTTACTGGACCATCACAGAGGTGTGTAAATGATTCAATGATGCTTCGAGCACTTCTCACTGAAATTCACTTAGAATTTGGATCATCTGCTGTCATTCGAACTGGTGCGTGTATTGGGACTGATGCACTCGTTGCTCGAATTGCGACACGTCAACAGTTACATGTGTTTACAATTGTGCCAGCGTATCGAGGAAAAGTTGATGTTGAGTGGCAACAGTGGTGTGCATCATATCATGAAATGCTGGAAGAAACATCGTTTCGTGATAGAAATACATACATGGTGCAAGGAGCGGATTATGTATTCGCCTGTTTTCGAAATCGATCGCCAGAAGCATTGCAAACAGGTGAGGGAATGACGTATCGAATTGCTCAACGAATGGGTATTCCAACGATATGTGTGTACTTTAATGAAAGTGAGTGAAACGTGCAAAAGCGATATGCACTCTTGCGTTTTTTCACCATTCTGTTAACGATTGTTGTCGTGTTAGTGTTTATCACCATTGCATTTACGACAACACATACTGCAACAGATTTTACAAATATGCTGATCCCAATAGGGATCGTCACGATTTTTGTGACCCTTATTCTTGGATTCATTTTGAAACCAAAGAGGTAGATATGTGTTACGTACATGAACCGTTAAGTGAAAGGATAGTGATCGATCGTGATCACGACACATTTTCCAGCAGGGTTCCCGCCAACAACAGGCGAATTATTTTACTTTCTCCTTGGTATTCTTTTAGTTGGGATTACGTTTGCACTTTTCAAATGGGCAGACAGAAAATTCGCGTATTTTATCATCGCATTTTCGATCGTGTTGCTCCTGTTGGTGCACGCATAGTCTTGGCGATTCGGAAAATATATCGCCAAGGGCATGTGTCGATTGATGTTGACACAGCACCGACAGAAAAGATTCAACTCGGTGTCGGTGCACCTCGTGAATTTTCTGTTGTTCTTGGTCGAATGCATGAACGATTGCATGAGTTAACCGAATTCAGTGATCATTTGATTGTCGATGGATTTCGATTGGCATCAAAAGGTCGCCGTATACAGTGGCAAGACGGAAAAATGTATGAAATTGTTGATGTCTTTCAAGATCCGAAAGATCCGATGTTGATTGTTGGAACATTGCAGCAGAGGTGATGTATGCATGCGTGTTTCTTTTGTGTGAATAGAACATGGAATCGATGCTCATGTGGCACATATTGTTGTCCTGAGCATCTTGCACCACATGTATGCCCAAAATGCACTCATATTGCAAACATACAACTTCGTTCTCGAATAGAACACCGTCTTGTTCCTTGGCAATATGTTGAAGGAGAAGAACGGTTTACTCAGAAAGTGATACAAGAATGATTGAACCGAATGGTGAATACCTTTCTCAGACAGATGAGGATATATTCCAAGTTGTTCGAGGCGGATTGCAACTCGCAGAACAAATTCTTTTGATGGCGAAAGGAAAAAGCACGAAGTCAACACGAATTGCGCTCAATTATATTGGGAAGTATGGTGACTGGACACCACTTCTGTTGCATCCATGGTATCGACGATACCTCATGCTCCGGAACTATGGGGCAGATGAGGTTGAAGCAATGAATCAAGAGCAATATCCTCATGCAAAATTCTATCCAGGCGAGACGATTTTGTATCACCGAACATTGGTGGTAACAATCGATGAGCCGTTACCACCACCATCAGTGACTGGAACACATTGGCAATATTACTCTGTGTTTGGTGATCGAGGTGAGCGTGTCGAAGTGCCAGAAGATGCATTGACTCGATTGCATTCCGGTATTCTAACACACGCTGGTGCTATACGTATAGGGCGACCAGAACACGGTGGAGCAGTAATCGAATATGTAGAAGATGTTGGAGAAGCCTTGTTCGTCTACAAAGACAACGAGAAATTGGGTGAACATGTGCCATTCGGGGCAGAGGGAGTATTGCAAGATGCATCAACAGATGCTTGAACATGTCGTTATAGTGGCCATGCTTGTTTCAGCATGTAGCATTTATATTGGATGGATATGGTTTGCACTTGCATTTTTCCGTGTCGTTCGTCGCTGGTCTCGATTTCGCTACGTCACGTTCACTGAGCATCTGACATATGTCTGGTATGCGTGGCGTCTCCAGTATGCATTTGTTTGTTTTCTTGTCGGATTAATCTGTGTCGTACTCGGACAAACTATATTACGTATGGTAACACAATGAATCGTCCGAAACCAAGTGAACTTGCTCCAGACGATTCGCCAATCCCAGCAATACTTCAAGAAGTGAATCGTCTGCAATATGAAATTTATCATCGTCTCCGTACTGGTGAACGTCGATCATCGACGAGTATTATTCTACTTGATGATGCACAAAAACAACTATTAAAAACGCTCTATCATGATATGCATGTTCTTCCAGTGATCAACAAATATGGGTATTATGAATTATATTGATGTATGAACGAGATATCAAAATGAATGAACGAGATATGATCCTCGAATGGAAAGCACAACTCACAATCGGACATGTCTGTGATCTTATCGAACAAGTATATAAGTACAGACTCCACCGAGGATCAATACATATCCTCGCCGTATCACCACCAAAGTTTCTGATCGCAGCAAGTCGCCTTGATGCTACTGGTGTTCGCCAACATCTTCTTCTGTTGCTCGACTGTCTGACGATCATTGAACTCTCACCACTCGAGGAAGAAAGGTTGATCGAGTGGGGAATGAAACAAGTGCAACGTCAAGTGCTCGCTGAACAGGTACTTGTTGGTGATGAAGAAGAAACGGGAAAGGGTACATAAATGATACACATATTCAATTTGTCATTGCTTTTGCTTGGATCTGTGTCACTCACTGTTGGTGTTGCAGGACTTGTTGCGGCAAGTGTCAAATATCGACCAACACGAGCTGAGCTACAGAATGCGAAAGCATTTGAAACATGGTGGAAACAATTGTGGCTCCAACGACCGATGAATCATGCACTTGCTGTGATGCTAATCGGAGCCATTTTGAATCTTTTAGCACTGATGACTCGATAAAGGAATAGTCAATGTCACAAGATTACTTGCAAACGAAATTCTCTTGCATTCTGACACTCCTCCATGAATGGACAACAAGCATAGGTGAAATTCGAATTTACAGGTCAGAATCGTGTTCGATTCACCTCGTTGTTGCAACATCCAAATCACATGTCATCAAAAAGTGCGATAATGAAGAGACAGCAGTAGATGATGCACGTCTCCTGATAGGTGTCGCGGACATTCAACCGACGGACTAAAGGTGGATGTGTATTGTTGAGGTGCACGAGACTAATGTCCATTAGTATACTTGCATTTGTGCATAAAGAAGAACAAAAATTATGAAAATATTGAAAATGATAGGATAAATTGTCATGGCAGCACCTGAACAACTGTTGTTTGATATACACTTGCTTGATACATTTCTTGATGCGTTTCGACTTCATTTAATTCGAATGGCAGATTTATGGTGGAAAACACACCAATCAGAGTGGCCAAAAACACCAGAGAATCTTTGTTATCCAGATGGATTAGCGGCATTTATGCGATTTACATTGTCGCAGTGGATGATGGCGCATCAGAAAGACATTATTGCACTGCTTGAGTCAAAAAATATTCCTGTTTCAATTGATGTGAAAATGGAACATCTGCAGCACGAAATTCTTGATAACATTAAGATGCTTGTGCAAGATGGCTATATCTCAACACCCGATTGGGGAAGAAAGGATACACATGAACACTGAAGGTCTTGCGCTCATTCGATGTGCTTTGAGTGAGAGTGACCCTGCACATGCAATTAATTGTTGGTCAATGGTCAAATACCGAGAGGTCAATGCGTCTGGGCAACACCCAATTGCATTTGAGCATATTACATTTGCAGAAGCACTTTCACTTGTGACAGGGACACCAGCAGCAGACATTGAAGCAGAACTTGCAACGCTGACACAACAAGCATCAGAATAAGAGAACGTGCAAAAGAATCAAACATCATCACAAAAATGACTCGATGAAAAACTCAAAATAGCATTTTTATGTTGGAAAAGTATATACTTTTCCACATTTTTGTGATATAATTAAATTAGGTCAATCAATTGGATGGTTGATCATAGCAGAAAGGATTGTTTTTGAATGACAGGTAATGAAATTGTAGATCAAGATGCCGCAGATGCATTGCTTCGAAAGTATAAGAAGACATTGTCAGATGCAGCACGAGACTTTTGGATGGTGCATCGAGATGAGTATGATGCAATTCAGACATCTGAGTTTCCTCTTGAAAAGGATACGGAAATGACGCATCAATTTTTGGATGCTGTTGATGATGTTACAGATGTTCTTGCACGGTCCTGGACGTTGACGTCGTAATCCTTCAACTCCGTTTCTTCTGGATGGAGAGACGGCATAAAGAAAAACACGCTGCCAAGAATGCACACAATGTTTGATCAGATTAAGGAACAATTATGGTACAAAAACAATTAAATCGATGTAGCAATGATGAAATTCTTTGGATGGGACATGTATGGTATTATTTGCGAGTTACATTTTGTGTCAAGTGGCAATTAGCACATCCTAATGAAGAACAAGATTCGGATGAAGACGCACTCAAGTGGAAAATAGAAGATGAAGAATTTTCTCCATTTCAAGCGAGCATTTATCGTGCTGGTTTCGAGTGTGCAAAACGAACATTTGAACGATACGGATTCCGAATCCTCCATAACGAATTATTTCCTACTCGGCCTCTTCTTCGACTTGCATTATTAGCTCGATGTCCAAAAGATGATGAAATTGGAGAATAATATGGAACAATCACGATTCGTTCTTGATACGACGGGTCATAACCGTCAAAGACGAAGCTATGAAACATATGACACAGTCCTTCAATTGTACCAAGAAAGAGAAATATGGAGACAGCCGAATGTTGTCACACTCCTTGGGAGTGCGGCATTCGACCGTGAATATCGATTCTTTTCAGAATTGTTTACGTTGGCTGGGTGTCTTGTCTATTCCAGTGGAGCGCAGCAGAATGATATATCTGAAGTGATGCAAATGCGCTTGACGCTATTGTCATTCTCAAGAATCGCACACAGTGATATTATTCTTGTGATTAATGGTGTTCGGCATCATATGTACGATTACTTGGGGCCAAGCACACGAAACGGCATTGCGTTTGCGCGGTCACTTGGTAAGTCGATCACATTTGCTTATCCACATGCATGTCGAAAACTCTGCCAATGTAATGGATACTTTGATGTGTTTGACCCACTGTTGTATGCAGATGAGATTGCATATATACACGATTCGATTTATGCTGAAACAGAACATGAATAAGAAAAACACGAAATCATGGTGGATGGTCTTGCTCAGAGATGATTAGCGAAGAATTGTTGCTTCTTGCAGAATTTTCGCCTCGACTCGAAAAGAAGCAAAAGAAAAAGCTGCTTTTCGATGGAATATCGAGTCGATTGAGAACTTTACAGCAACAACAGATCGTGAACGTTTTTGTAATACTTCAATGTATGGTGAGGCAGAACAAAACAATTTCTGAGATTGGTATGAACAATACGTATCACATGTCAAGATTGAATGGTGTATCATTCAGAGTTCGAATGTTCACGACACGATTGCTCTTGAAATTCGAGCGTGGCATCATTACTGAATTTGAAGACTATGAAGATCGGTTTACGCTTGAAGAATTGGAGTACATTACGTCTCGAATTGACCAAAGTCTTTGGCATACACCAAACGAACGGTTTTGTAAGTATTGTCATCATTGGCATGCAGATGCTGGTTGTCGATCGTACTTTGTTCCAAACGATCCAGTGATGCGATCAACAAATGATTCAATGTGTAGTAAGTGTCTTGCTGATCTTGAACGCATATTGCATGAAGAAGGGCACACATTTGACAAGCATGGAACAATGTTGAGTTAGGAGAAATATGCTCATTCACGCTGGGAACACGTATCTTGCAAAAAATGGACAGTATGTGACTGTATCACTTCGAGATGGAGCATGGTGGAGAGGATCATCTGAACACGTTTCATGTCTCTTTTGGAGTAATGATGGGCAGTGCCAAGTGGATCGTTCTTTTGATATTTTGGTTTCAAGAAAAAGGGTGAAAGATCTTGCGTTTCGAGTGCAGAGTATCGCTCAGTCAGCATCAATCAGATTCGATATGGCGTTGCTCGTTGAAGTTGTTGTTGAAGTTGCATTTGGAGATAATCATTTAGATATTCCAGCTATTCGAGATGCGATTCTTGCAGAAATGCAGAAACAACATCCCTAGTTGGATAGAATACAGATATTTTAAGGAGTTTTTTCATGCCGACAAGAATCCCATTGCGTGTGGAATCACATCTTCATTTTGTAAAAGAAATGCGATTACATGCATTTACAGCATTTGGATTATTTGCGCTCATGATTCTTGTGTCATTTGGTATCCAGGAGTGGACGCTGCAACAACGGAATACGAGTCGTGATTTGCATTCACACCTCCAGACGATGGTTGTTGAGACGCTCGAACTTGGATCAACAGCGTCAGCAATCTTTGTCAGCATAAACAATAGTGAACGAACAACATTTACAACGATTCTTACACAATTTCAAGATGAACATGCATATGCACAAACACACCAATTTGATGCATCTGCAACAGCGCTGTTTCTTGGTGCTGAAACAACATATTCAAACATTGTGACTGATGGAACAACAATTCAACAAAATACACAAGCTGTTGGTCCATTGCTTCGGTTGTTTGTTGAAGAAACAACCGCGTATGGTGCAGTTCTCACAAAGATGTATATGATCTATACGGACATTCTTGCAACAAACAACACGAGTGTTCAAGTGTATAGTATCATTGAAGCAGTGAGTGAATTGCTAATTTTGTTCATTTTCACATCCATTGTCTTTTTTCCTTCACTGAATCGATTAAAAGGAAGTGTTCAAGATTATGTATCTGCACAATCGAGAGCAGATTCGATTATTCAGGAACTGCCAGCCGAAGTGCATAATCTTCCTATTGATGTTCGACAAGTCGAACAAAATGTGTATGCTGTGAAGGGTAATGGGCAGGTGTACATGGTGCATTATCTTGACGAAACAAAAACATTTGTGTGTAAATGTGGTATTTTCAAAGAAATTGGCACATGTCTGCATATTCGTCGAGCATATTGGTTGCAGCGACAACAGTGGAAGACGACCCGTGAACATCAATTGCTGTGGCAGAGCGATCAACAGAGAACAGTGCACGTGCCTCATCAATGAGTTTTAGAAAATGATCCTTATTTGCGTACAAACGATGTACTTTTTGTGTATTTTGTGATATAATTATCATAGAAAGTAATTCTATGGACGCATAACAAAGGACAATGCTGATGCAACAGGCGAGCATTTTACGATTTCCATATGTCGATCCACCAGAACATATTGTGCATTACACGCTTGAAGACATTCTGCCAAAAGAGTCATGTTTTGCACTGCACTGGTTAAACTCGTCACTTTCGCTCCTCACCATTAAAGATGCTGTTCCTCATTTAGTTGCTGAAGAAAAATTTACGCATATGGAAATGCGTGTGCTTCGGCCGTTACTTGCGATTCATCCATATTTCGCAACACATAGTGTCATGTATGCATCGTATTGGTTTGATTCGATGTCTGAAATCAGCATTGAAAAAGCACTGCATCGACTCCGAGAAGCAGATGCAGCAAACATTTTGGATATGGAAATGCGCCCAATTCGAAATCACATCCATCGTGTGCGTACGAAAATGCATACGTTCGACATTGATATTGTTGCAACACTCAAAGTTGGATGGTCATTTCAACGGTATCGAGAGGGATTTTTTGCACATGGTTAAAAAGAAAAAAGAAATTCTGCCATTCCCAGCAGAATTCGAAGAGAAAGATATTCAGGACGCTGAGAAATCACCGTTCAAAGGTCCTGGTCCATGGCAAGCAATTGAATTAACTGTTCGTGTTGTTGTCTATGTGCCATCACAAATCGTGTCTGGCACACTCTGGGATGTGCCCAAAACAGCTGAACAAATTGAACTCATGCTTCTTGAGGATGTGTATGTTCGAGAAGCACAAACAATTGGAGCAATTCGAGTTGTGCAAGAGGTTCGATGATGGGACGTCGATATATTGCGCTGCAATATTCGTTACATATATGCTGTCAACGGCGTGCATTTCTTCGACTCAATGAGAATGGATATGATCATCATCGACTTCGACCGTATGGATTTGTGAGTGGTAAGTTTCACTATCGACAAATGCATACTCAGCGGCACCAAACGCGACAAGGAAATGTTTCTTTAAAACTATCAGTGAAAAGGAGTGAACGACAAGCATGGAAACGCATGATCAGGTTGCAACATGGTGGATTGTGAAACAAGGGGATGGTCGACTTGCTCGATTTTCTGATCTGATTTCTGATTTCACTGATCTTGACATGACAGAAATGGAGGCAATTCTCGTGTGTCAACGCGAAGGGATGTCAACTGAAGATGCTTTTGAAGAAGTCCAAATAGCGCTCGATTCAAGCTCATTTCGACTCACTGTTGCTATTCGAATCATTCGGAAAACATACGGTGATCCGCTTGCCAATGATCGGGCATTCAGGACACGCCATGAAGATTCGAATGTTGTTACGTTTGAATTATAATGCACCCCAGAGCACATTTCGAGGCCTTGAAAGCAAAAGATGTAAGTTCATATAGCACACATTCAAAAACATTATATTCGTCTTCTAAATGCATAGAGAAAAACATGAGTACTAACATATGAGAGGATAATCAATGTTTGACGAAAAATTCTATCGATTCGGCAATGCACTTGTTTCAACGAGTGGTGTTATCATTCAGTATCATGCAGATGAACAAAACAGACACTTCTCAGTGCATATTCCACACAATGCGCAAACGCTTCTTTTGTACAAGAATGAATTTCCTGACGAATACGAGCAGTATTATGCACTCCTTCTTTCATCACCACGACTCAGCATATTTCTTCATTCAAATGCCAATTTCCGAAAATGAAAGGATGTCTCAATGCTTGAAAATGGACTACCACTCAACCAAGCGTTGTTTTTAAGTCGAGAGAAAACAGCTGTATGGATATGTGCATTATCATCGTCAACATCAAAAGTATACACGACAGAAGAGCATAGTCTCGACACGCTTCGAAATGTCCTTCGAACAGAATCGTGTCGTGGATTTTCTCTACATATTAGTGTAGCACAGCAAGATCTGGATATGCTGCAAGGGCAATATAGTCTTAAAATTGCATGTCTTGAAAGTATTGGTAATCGTTCTGAAAATGTTGATCTTTTATCATATGGACAGTTCGAAACAATTGTGGATGATGCTGCATACGATGAAATTGGAGATGCGCTTATGAGTCGAGATATTCCAAGACATGCAGGGTGGTTGCCAAAATGAGTTCGATGGTTAAAGGCTTGTCACTCGATCAAGCCATTTTTCTCAGTCAGAGTAGAACAGCGATATGGATATGTGTTCTTGCTGCTAATTCTGCAGAACCGTATACAGCAGAAGATGATAGCATTGAGAGGATTCGCCTTGCTCTTAATACACAAGATGCGTATGGTTATGCAATACATATTCTCGCACTGGGAACACCAAATGCCGCGCCCCAAGATGATCGATATAGCGTGTCAATTGCTCGATTTACATCGACACTGAGTTGTGCACAAGTGAATCTCAAAACACTTGGTGAATTCACTTCAGTGTTGCATGATGTTGAGTATCTCGCTGTGATTAATACACTTGGAATTCGACACATCTCGCCTCGAAAAGGATGGCTTCCAAAATGAATACAGCAATCGTATCGCAAGAAGGTGACCCGATTCTCTATGCAATTGCCATTTTCATTGACGCCATTCGACAACAAGGTGGAGAGTTTTCGAGAACACCAGACATTTACCTCAATTGCCTGATGGAATTTCGTGACATCTGTCACAGTGCAGGAATCGATCTCGCACCACCGAAAACACTGTCAGCACAACACGCAGCACAGTATATGACAGCGATTACGATTGCAGCGCAAGGATATGCAGGATCATCAAAACGACAAAAACAAGTGTCAAAAGCAACATACAATCAACGACTTTCTGCGCTGAGTAGTTTTTACAATTACGAAACGACGCAGCGACTTCTTGAATGTGGAAACCCTATTCTATCAATTAAAAGACCAAAAGGACGCGCCTACTCAGGGTCAGAAGCACTTGACCCTGATAGTGTGATGGATGTGCTAGCCACGATTGATCAAACAACACTCGTTGGCCTCCGTGATTATGTGTTGCTCTCACTCTTTTTCACGACTGGTCGTCGGTTACGAGAAGTGCAACGGCTCTGTATTGGTGATTTGACCGTCACGAAAACACGTGGAATACTGCATTTTCGAACAAAAGGTGGTGATGAAGAGCGAAGCACTGTGTCACCAAAAGTGTTTCCGCTTTTGCTCCAATGGCTTGAACGTGCATATGGACCATCGTGGAATCAATGTAAAACAAGTCCAATGTGGATTAGTCTTTCAACACGACATGCTGGGACAAGAACGCAAATTACAGCACAATCTGTCGAGCGCATCTTTTTCCAGTATTTCGGCACAAACGCACATAAAGCGCGACATACATTCGCTCGAACGATGATGAAGAGTGGTGCAACAATCGATGAAATTCGGAGGATGCTCGGACACAAAAATATCGCAACGACAGGCATCTATCTTGCAGAATTAAGCAAAGAAGACAACCAATATCTTGATCATCTCGATACTGCGTTTGGCATCTAAGAGTCAATGAATGCGTCAAAAGTACATTTTTCCACCATAAAAGATGTACTTTTTTTATTTTTTATGATATAATATATTCAAGGAGAATACAAATATGCTTGAACAGATAAAAACGTTTAAAGAGTGGGAAGAACAGAAGAAACATTTGCAAAAACTCGAGGATTTTGTGCTGTACTATCGAGTGCATGGGCATGAAATGAGCAATGATCATGCACAATGTGCTTTTGTTCAAAGAGAATTGGACGCCACACTCCAACACATTTCTCAGACAGTAACAACGTTTCTTCGAAAAATGCCACCATGTCTCATATTTGCACAGCGTGTGCAAATTGATTCAGGAGGGCAATATATCGTTCCAGGGATGTCTAGTATGTCGAGAAATGTTGTTGATTCATATCTTATTGCTGCTGAACTTGCAAGATACTGGGGCGATGTGCAGCTGCGTGATCAAGGTGTATCGATGGATCGATATGTTTACTTCACAGCACTCGGACCACTGTACCTCCCGGTGCTTGAAGAAGAGGCATTTTTTGAGCACGTCTTGCCAGAACATCGAGTGTTTGTCTATTACCCGTCGACACGACAAGCAATATGGACTGTGTATGAATAGAGGTTCGTATGGATGCATTTTTGAAACGACGATTCACGATGGGCATCTTGAAAGTCCACCTTGAAACACTGACGAAAGCAAGAAATCTTCTCTGTGCATCAGCATTGATGCCAGATGAACGTACAATCGCGAAAAATTCTCTTGATACGGCAGCAGGGTGGTTTGCACTGCATGATATTCCAATTGGGTGGGTCGATGGTGTTGGGTATAAATTTCTTGATGCTCGAGTATTTGATCGAGTGATTCCAGTCGAACACGAAGCATGGTTCAATGAATTGAATCGAATTCAGACAAAGTTGAATACACTCATTTTTACTGGTAACGATGATGAACAGGTTCTTATGCTTCGTCGTCGATCAGCGCAACTTGTTGCGTGGTTGAAACTTGAAAAATACACTGTGCAATCAGCACCAGTACAGCATGCTCGTGCATACATTCTTAAAGGAGTAAGTGAATGAGCTCAAAACAAGAGCAGTTTCACACACTTCTTCGTGATTTGAATGCAACACGAAAACAGTATGATGCTGTGCCACCAATCTCGCATCAAGCTCGAAAATATGGTGCAAAAATGCTTCGATTAGTGACGAAATTGAGGAATCACCATCAAATTGTGTTTGAATTGTACGGGCAGTACTATCTCGAAACAATGCTAGACGAGAAAATACAAGAGTATCGAACATTATTTCAAACACAATTACTCTCGCTTCGAGAAGTGGCAGTACAATATGCTACAACGCATCATCCTCAAACAGCGCACGTATCAATGCACCGATTTGCGTTGCACATACAACGAGAAACTATTTTACACTTTTTCTTCACACATGGAATACACGTGCGAGAAGAACAACCAGGATTTTGGGTATTTACGCATCTTGAAGATGATTTGCAGGCTGTGTTGACGCTTATTACGTCACAAACATTGTTTCAAGCAGTTCGTGCACCAAAGGGGCAATCATGAAATCACAAGACGTTGTTTTGCTAGAATCGAAGAATTTGTGTCGCCGAATCAATCAATGGATCCGTATTTTGAAAAAATATAACGAGACGCCTCCCATTTTCGAACAAGAAGATCAAAACTCAAAAGAGAAGATTTATTTTATTGATCGACTTGATACACGTATTGATCATCTCCATCATGCTGTTGTGATCGAGGCCACACTTCGACCGTTTGCACGGCCAGATTTGCCAGAAACAATCGTGCTGCAATTCGTGCAGCCAGAAGTGCCGTGGAAACCATCAGTGTTGACAGCAATCGTCTTTCGAATCATGTCAACACCATTTGCGCATTGGGAACCAGATGAGGAGGATGAAAATGAGAACTCTCTACAAACGGGTTGATGATGTTGTCCCAGGTGACGTTATTCTCTTATCAGGTGCTGATCTTCGCTTGGTAGATGTGACGCGTCTATTCAAATGCACTGTGTTGAAACATCCAGCATTGCAACCACATTTCACTGTGTTTCTTACTATTCAACATGTAGATGGCCAATGCCAATCAACGAGACGACTTCTGCAATCTCGATTTGTTGAAGTGCGAGGAACGCATGTTGCAAGTTTTCTGTGGTGCAATGTATTGCATATTTGTGTTGGTGATTATGTGAAACTGATTCAATACAACGAACCTGTGCTTGTTACAAAAATCGCAACAACACAAAAGAAAAACTGTAGCATCACTGTGCAGGGCGAAGAGTGCACAGTTCGACTTGTATTCAGAACTACTGCGCATCTTCGAGTATGGACAGGAGCATTTCATGACGAGACAAAAACCAACGTTTCATGAATGGCGAGAAACGGTACATACGCTGCTTGAAACGAGAGACATGCCACTCACAGATGATAATATGCTTTTAAATGTGAGTCGATACAATCGTGTGATGCATCAATTGGCACTGAAACCAAAAGCGCGAACACGCTTTAAAGCAGAAACGCGAAAGCAGGAATTTGAAGAGTGGTTTACAACACACGGATACGTGCTTGTGTGTATTGATGGTGAATACGTCGCTCAGCGAAAGGAATAAGACATGCGAGGACAAGCGGCAGACGCAAGAGATAAACACGGATCATTTTCAATTCTTGTTTTGCGACTGAATGCAATCTTACTTGAGTCACAAATGAGTGCAACGATTCCACAGTTTCAGTGGCAAGGTGAGTGGTATGGGGCGCTATGTATTCGTTTTTGTGATCCTGATATTCAAATTACCACAGATCGAATGCGAAATGGTGAACCAGTTATTCTTCGTGTCTTTAAAAATCACACAGCACTCGGGAACATTGTAATGCAAATTATGATGTTTGACGCATAGCATCTTTTTTCATCTCCATTTCGAAGCATCGTTTGCATAAACGATGCTCTTTTTGTGTGTCAAAACAATGTACTTTTTCATTGAAATAGTATAAAATATATTTAAGAGAAACTCGTAGAAAGGAAGCAAAAAGAAACAACAATGAACATGCAATTCAATCCAATTTATGACGATGAAAACAATGAGAAACGGTACAATTATGTTGTGCCAGATTCATTTCATAAACAAACAATGTTTTCTTGCTTCAATTTTTGCACATTTTTTACGAATTTTGAGTACATATGTTCGAGTGCAGAATGTACAAATGTGTTTGCCTGCACTCTTCTCGCACTGCAATGTGCATTGTTTGATTTTTCATGATGGGCAAAACAATGTACTTTTGGGTGGCTTTATGTTATAATTATTGTAACAGCCTGTCCCCCGCAGGTGAACCCCCCGAAGAACCACACCATCGCCTGTCGTCCAACAGGCGATGGTTGGTATATGTTTCTGCACCATCTTTGTCCTCGTAGTGCATAACATGTCAATCAGAAAGGTATGAGAGTGTATTCTTCACGAACGACAGCGCGTGTGACAAAAGATGGTGCAGAGGTGTTTCAGAGGAACCGAACAACAGCTCAAACGCCTATTCCTGCTCGAGCATCAGCTCGACAAAGATCATCACAGATTCACGCGTCGAATGCGCAAGCATATTCAAATGTGTTTGATGACACAAATGCACCAGATGCATATCGGTTTGTTCGAACAACAACTGGGAAAGTTCCTATTCAATCAGCAGAATATCGACAGTCGACACGAAAAGAACTCAAACAATGGCGAGACGAAGACGAACAAATTTACGAAAAAAGCAACAAGGGGTTTTATACACTCTGTGTACTTGCTGGCGTACTTGCTTTTTTCGTGTTGTTCTGGGTTGGGTCAATTGCGATCACATGGAGTACTGATCGATACAATGATATGGCGTATGGCTCGACAACACGCGTTGCGCATGTTGATGCATATGTTGGGCATTCTGGTGAAGATGCAACCCACATGACGCATTTCGTGTCGATGAACATGAATGGAACAGCAGTTGTTATTGAGATTCCTGCACAGGATGCGCAGCACACAAAAGTATATGTCGGCCCACTGATTGGACTTGATGCAGATGCAAAGAAAGTGCCAGTGACAGTAACGTTTCGAGATGTGAATAGTGATGGAAAACCAGACATGGTCGTCTCATACGGTTCGAATCAATGGGTATTCTACAACAATGGAACACAGTTTGTGCCAACGGATCCAATGAAAAAGGCAGCACCAACATCGTAAAAAATTCTTCGAGGGGGTCGTATGTTTAAACAATTCAAGACGTACAAGCAGATTGCGACGTCGTATACAGATGGAGAAGCATTTAAAGCAACACTGCTCGCACACGCACAGAGAATTCTTATTCTTACATCTGGAGTGATTATCTCGCTTGCGTTTGTGCAGTATATTGTTACTGCGTGGGATAATTCACTCACAATGTGGGGGCAATTGTTTATCGCAATTGTGCCAACAGGTTTGTTAGCGCTCATTATTGAAATCGGCGTCATTCTCGGCGCTGCAACAATTCGAGCAAATGTCAAAAATATTCTTGGATGGTCGACACTCGTCCTTGCGACATTGTTTTCAATCATTGGTGAAGAAATTTTCTTTAACAAGCTGTCAGATGGACAACCGATTGAGATTCACGTTGTTTTTGCAATCATGGGATTGTTTCTGCCCATTTTGCAAATTACATTCGAACTCAATCGAAACAACATCAAACAATTCATTCGAGATGGTGTAAACAGTGCAGATGTCACAGATTACATTCTTACTCGACAAACAGATTCTGAAATCATTGAAACACGGTTTGGTGCTCGACATCAGTCAATGCTTCGTCCAGAAGTTCTTGAGAGAATTAATCAACGATCAGACGCTTATGTGATCAATCGCGTTTCTGAAGGCGATTGTGTCATCGAAACAACAGCAACACCGGTCCCGAACCCAGAGGACATGTTGCAACAATTTGAAGCAAGAATGACATCTTGGTTTGAGCAGCAACCAAAACAACTTGAACAGCCAACATTTGATGCGACTGCATTTGCACAAACATTACAAACATCGATTCTTGATGCGACACACACACACCTTCAGGATGGGTTAACACATTTGAAGGAAGAAATTGCTGCAGAAGTGCAGAAAATGATTCCTGCGCCTTTTGAGCAAAAACGGCAACAGCATCGAGAAGAGACAGTGCAGATGGCGTACTCAGTACCACCAGTTGAGCATGTGCCTGTTCGTGTGAAAACAAAACCATTACCAGAAACACGTGAAGAGACGGCACTGCCGTCACCAAAACCTGAAAAACAAGAAACAAAATCAAAAGTTTCAGACGAGAAAATCGATGATGGGAAGTGGGTTGATGTGATTGTGCTTGATGGAAAAGAGTATCGGTTCACAAATTGGAATCCTGATATTGTTGTGAAAGGAATTACATTTACAACACTCTCAAGAGCATATCAAAAAGAAGGATATCCATGGCGAAGTGATCTGGGTGATCCGAAAATCACAACAAAATCGCTAAATTGGCTTGTTCGAAAGCGAGCACTGCCAGCACGATACTTTCGGTATGTTAAAACTGGAAAACAAACACTCATTCTTATTGGTGTTCATGAACAAATTCGTGATGCAATTCTTGCTGCTATCAAAACAGCTGAGGATGCTAGGAAAAAGATTCCATATTAAGAAAAATCAGCATGCAGAAGGGGAGTCCATCTCCCCTTCTTTTTTGTGTAAAAGTGAACAAATGTGCATATAAAATATGTACTTTTCCGTTAAAATAGTGTATAATAACAATAGCACATATAAAGGGTGAAAAATGCAAGAAAAACTCATTGAACCACAGATTCTTATTGATAGGCATAATGCGCTCCTGGCTGTGCTTGCAACGTACACGCCAGAAAACGAAGTGGATGCTCGAAATAGTGTTCGTCTTGAACTTGCTGTGCAGAAAATCATTGATGAGCTAACTGAACGACGCGTTCCATTTTATGCGCAAGAAGGAAGAGTGATCCTTGGTCTTCAACCACCATCGATTGAAGAACAGAAAGAGCAACTCAATGCATTAAATCGAGAAATAGCATTTCGACGTTTGCCAGGATCGAGTCAAAGTGCGCTTCAATCAAGTTCAAAGCGAATAGCAGCACTCCGGGCATGGTTTACGCAATATGCTATTCAACTCTACGCACTGCATGATCAGTCATACACGATTCTCACACCAATAGAGACACACTTAGCGCTTCTACAAGCTGAATTGCGATCACGTGAGAAAGAATTGGCATCTCGACTCATTCGGATCCAGCAGTTGGCTGAGGAAACGTTGAGTGATATGCAGAATGAACAGATTACTCTCAATTCGACTGGCGTATTTCAACAGGAACCATTGCTCGCAGATCGCCTTATCGCAGAATGCGCGATGCTTCGACGTATTATCACACTATTAAAGGGGTTACATGTTTAAGGTTACAATGGCACTCTTGCTTGTCGCGACAATTCAGAAAGCGAAGAGTGATGCGCATTTTGAGGTTGTTGTGCGGCATGGGCAACAACTGACAATTCCTGAGATACATTATGTTGCACAAATTCGATCTGAACCGATTGAACAATTAGCAACACTCTACTATTCAAGGTTACCACCACCAGTGCTGAAATATTTACGAGACGTGTATGAAGAAGAATTTGAGGATGCGCTCTCATTTGTGCAAGACAGTATTATTGACGCGCAGGATGTGGTTATTCCACTACATCTTGATTTGAAAGAGGAGGAAGCATCATGAGCAATGCACGCCATGTTCGAAATAAGAGTCGGCAAGAACCTGCATTTATGCGAGCAATTCGAAATCAAGATCGTCGAGCAAGTCGAATTGCAAAAAAGGAACGACAACGTCTCATTGAGCAAGATCGTGCACTTGAGATGCTCCGTATACAACACGAATTGTTGATGGAACAGTATCGGGAGTATGTATGAAAATGACACTTCGAACACTTCTTGGATGCGCAAGTGATAAAGCGCGAAGTGATGCTGCATTTGATGCGTGTTTTCTTCGAAATGATCTCCCAGAGACACTTGAGCATCTTATTCAAGCAACATCTGCTCGATTTATGGTCGATCTCGTGCAAAAGACACCAGAACTATCCGAGTCGATTCAAGAGCGAATTTGTCTCGCGTATTGCAATGCGTATCTTGATTGGCTTCCACTTGCCATTGATCAAATTCGTCTTCGTATTTCACTTCAAATTCAAGTTGAAAGGGACAAACATGCACCAAGCACCACCAGATCAGATCTCAATTCTGACATATGATGAATACAAAACTGTCTTCGCAGTAAAAGATAAAAACATTATTTTTGTGTTAGTTCAGTTTATTCGCGATATGATGGAAGGGCCAGTATTTTTGAATGAGCCATTTGTGCATATGCGTGCAATGGCACTCTCGACCGCATTGTATGATGCATCATGGCGGCGATTTCACCCATATGGTATTCGACCACCCGAATTAGAACAGCACGCGACATTTGCATTTATGCTCGCTGTCGAACAGTATTCATTTGAATCATCAACACATCAAGGACGGCAATTTCAACGTCCATATACGATGCATAAAGGAGAATTACATGTATGAATGAATTGCACGTACCTCTCGATCCTGCTCGATTTCCATGTCAATCTGATCAACACAACAGAAAGATTGTGACACTTGTTGGGTCGACAGGGAAAGCACTCCATGCGTTTCGAGATGCAGAGCTGATGTTATGCTGTGCAGGGTTCGCCGTGTTTTCGATTGGATGCAATACAAAATCAGATGATGCACTCACACAAGCATCATTATTAACAACATCGAAACAAACACTTGACGCGCTGCACCATGATAAACTTCGACTCTCCCATGTGTGTTATGCATTGAATGTGATCGTTGATGGGCATGATTACGTTGGTGCATCGATGGGGCAAGAGATTGCGCTTGCTCGACTCTATGGTCTTGACATTTGGTGGCTGAATCGACATGTATGTTCAAATACATGTTCATGCAAACAAGATGTCTCCGCCATTTCTTCAACTCGATTACATTACAATAAATTACCGTATCACCAATATGAAATGCAACAGAATTTGACGCATTTCAATGAGGAGCCATAATATGACAGCATCATTTTCATATGATATTGTGCTTTCCGCAGCACCGTCCCATATAGAACTTGCAAATGTGACAAAATACATGCTGCAAAAATTTGGATTCACGGTTGCAGCATGTTATGACACGACAATGACACTTAAAACACTTGAATATGCACAACGATCAAAATACGCACTACTTTTTTTCTCATATGAATATGAACAAAACCCACCGTTTGAGTATAATACACTCATGCAGAATGATCAATATGCAAAAATTGCTCCTCAAAACGATCATCAAACACTCCTTCCTGTCATTCTCGATGAACACATTTTTCTTGGAGACTTATCAAGAAATCGCTGCATTAATGTTGCAGGAGCAAATGAAGGTGCGCAAGTGCACGCAATTATCAAAGCAATCGTTGCATGGTATCGCCCACAACATACACAACGAGGTGGAGCACTTGATCCAAGCCTTGCTACTGATACATATGCGATGGCACATCTTCTCACTGAAGCATATACGGCAGTTCGAGCATCGAATCGCTTGTTGCTAAAAGGCATTCTATCGCCAGAAGGTGCTAGGAAACTGGGACGTCCAGAACTTGCAAATACAGAAGTCGAGTATGAGCAACATGCGAACAATCAAAACACAGCAGGCAGAGTTTATTCGAAAGGGACATTTATCGGTGGCATTTTGAGCTATGGTGTTGATGGGATATTCCCTATGACACAACAAGGCATTGCAGCGATGCTCCAAGCTGCCCCGGTATGTCCATCTTGCGGCACGAAGATCACAGGAAAATTCTGTTCAGCGTGTGGATCGCAAACGAGTCATTTAACATCGACTTACGCACCAGCGAAAGCAACAAAGCAAACGATGTTATTAACACCCAATATGGAACTACAAGCTCGATGGAAATTGCTACATCAGATTGCACAAGGTGGCTTCGGGGAAGTGTGGAAAGGACAAGATACAAGATTCAAACGTTCAACAAGATATGTTGCGATCAAGCGTTTACTCACAACGCAACTCAGTGGACAAGAATTGCAAGATGCGCTTGAGCAATTTGAAGGTGAAGCCGAAATGCTCGCCATGTTAAAGCATCCAAACTTGCCGATTGTGTATGACAGCTTCCAGGAACAAGGTGAGGCCTATCTTGTCATGGAATTTCTTGATGGTGAAACACTCGAGGCATACCTTACTCGAAATACATCTTTAGGTCTTTCGGTCGATTTCTTTACTATTGCCCTTGAACTTTCGAGGGTGTTACATTACCTTCATTCACAGACACCCCAGATCATCTTTCGGGACCTCAAACCTAGCAATATAATGATCACCACATCTCAATCTGGAGCCATTACCACAGTGAAGTTGACTGATTTTGGCATTGCTCGCATCTTCAAACCAGGGCAACAGAAAGACACGACAGCACTCGGATCACCTGGGTATGCCGCACCAGAACAATATGGCAAAGCACAAAGCACACCCAGAACAGACATTTATAGCCTTGGCGCTATGATGCATCAATTAGTGACAGGGGATGATCCGTCCGATAATCCATTTCAGTTCGCAAGACTGCCACGACACACAGCTGAAATGGTGCTTGCAGATGATATGTTGGTGCGCTGTGTCCAATCGAAATCGGAAGATCGCTATCAATCAGCGAAGGATGTTGAAAACGCCCTGTTGCAATTGTATGATGCACTTCATCATCATACACCACCCGCAACATCAACCAACGCAATCTTGTCAACACTTCAGCAATCATTGCTGCCACTACAATCAACATCTGTGTCGACAGCATACTATATACCTGGTGGTGTGACACCACGATCTGGAGCACAATGGGTCCCAGGAACACCGATATCCATTGTCTTCTTTCAAAAGAAAGAATCAGTTGACGCAACACAGGTCATTTTGAGAATTCGGAATCATCTTCGAGTCTCGGAGCGAAGTGGTCGCATTACGATATGGGATTTTAGCATGATTCAATCTGGCGGTTCAAGTGATGGTCAAGTCGCTGATGCAATTGAACGTGCACAAATCATTCTCCCAGTCGTCAATTATGATTTTGCAAATGATAATGCGACAGTCGAAGGATTACACTTACGTCGAATTATAGAACGTGCGCAGTTAACAAATGATGATTGCGCTTGTATTCCTATTGTGTGCAATTCAATCATTGGTTATGAAACGCTTCCATTTGCAGATTTTGCAGCGATTCCATCGGGGATAAATGCATTTCTAGGTGCAAAACCAATCAGCACATGGAACAATAAAGAAGATGCATTCGCAAGCATTGCAAAAGACATTTTGCTTCGTGTCAAAGATATCGAAACATTTTCGACACCCTAGGAGTGGTTATGCTTCATCGTTCGTCTGCTCGTTTTGGTGTGATGATCCTCTGCGCGGGGATCATCTGGTTTTTTGCTGTTTTTCTGCCACAAACATGGATTCTGTCTGCGCTGAAGACTGATGCTCTTATTGCATTCTACTTATTTCTTGAACATAGTATTCTTGATGCGAGTTTTGTGTTTGCAGCATGGTTACTGACACTCGCATATCTCGGAACAGCATCGGTACGTGACCTTGGTATTACATGGCCATTCGACATGTTCTATCGAGAAGCATTCGATCAAAGTCGCGTGTTTGGAGGTATCTTTCTTCTCTTTGCATCGATTGGAATAGTCATCATTTCGGTGTTGATCATTCAATCTGCACAAACGCTGTGGATCACTCTTTTTCAAATAGCAGGTGGACAGACAAGTGTGATTGATTGGGGATTGTTGAACATGCTGCATCAGATGCCACTGTCCTTTGGTGTCGAAGTGCTCGTATTATGCATTATCGCGCCAGTAGCAGAAGAAATCCTGTTTCGTGGATTTCTGTTTCAGTGGCTCAATACATTGCTCGGAACATCTGGAGCAGTGTTCGTGAGCGCAATTTTGTTTGCAGGTGTGCACTGGAGCGTTGAAGGGATTGGTGAGTTATTCATGCTTGGAATCATCACAGCGCTAGTGCTTAAATATACAAAGTCGATTCTGCTCTGTATCCTAATACATAGTTCAATGAATGTGCTGTTTGTGTTATCGTCATTACATCTCTTGAAATGAGCAATTATGCATACACATGAAGCATTTGCGATATGGAAGGATAGGCCTGATCGACCGATGACAGATCATGGGAAACGTGTTTGCTGTATGTGTGAAGAACCTATTGAATATGGTGAAATGGCATATGTCATCAATGAGCATGCACGAACATTAGAAGCATTGCATTTATATCAGTGCATTTCGAGATACGATCTTATCTTCAAGAGTACAGGTGTAACGCTTCACCTTTCAAGTGTCGACCCAGATCTTTATTTCAAAAATGGGTTTAATGCCAGAACAATGGGTGAAGCATTTGCGGTGAGTGAAGTAATCAAGGCACATCTTCGAGATATTCGATTCCAATGGGATGAATATTCTCTTTTTGAAAATAATGTCTTGGTTCGGCATGTTATTGATGTCATTACATTTTCATTGTAAAGGAACATACAATGCTCGTGGAAACACGCCTTGCATTTCAACTATGGCGTACGCAGACATGTCCAAGTACTCGATTAGAGAGCGAGCGCCCATGCTGTATGTGTGGTGAGTTTTTGCTTCCTCATTCATATGTGCATTTCGTATTTCCAGAAGCGCCAATACACGTGTTTCAGTGCATTCCAGAATATCGTTTTCTTTTTCAAAGTTTTAATACGACATTTCTCTTTTCGAATGCAATCATCAATGCACGTTTTGAAAAACACCTCGGGTCGATTAGTGCTCGAAACGCATTCGAAGCAACTGCATTAAGTACGATGCTTCAAGATTATTTTCGCACTGTTGTTCAATTTGAGTGGCATGAGTATTTTGTGTTTGAAAATGAACAGATCATTTACCATGATACACCCATTATCACGTTCTCGCTATAAGGAGTTCGTATGAGTAGCATCGAAACGTATCTTGGATTTACAGCGTGGGGTAATAAAAAATACCCATATATACGACAGCAACATGTAAACACAGTGTGCTGTATGTGTGGAGATATGTTGTATGCCAGTGATAATTCATATTGGATTGTAGGGTTTGATCAAAAACCACGTGCAATGCATGCAATTCAATGCATTCCTCGTTTTGATATTATTTTCATCATGCCTCTTGCCGAGTTTCGATTTTCAAATGCATGCCAAAATATCTATTGTGTGCAAGAATTAGGGCAATTTAGCATGCGAACCAAAGAACAGGCAATGCATGAATGTTCGACGCTTCGTTTATTTTTCAAGAATCGACTCCAATGGCACGAATGTGTCGTACTTGAAGATGCACATATTCTTGTGCATGATATTGCTGTGATCACATTTTCACTCTGATATTTTTAGCCTTCTTCTTTTGGGTCACGTACTGGGCCACATACATCAAAGAGAATTCTGAGTCGCTCGTTTTGTGGATATGCAGGCTGCTGTGGTCGCATCTTCCGTGTTCGTGCACACCACAAATCAAACCCAACGAACCGATCTTCTGGTCCAGTAGCAGCGACGACATCTGCAATGGCTTGTCGGAGGAGTGGTAATCCTTCTGGTGTGAGTGTTTCAGCGTCAGCCGTTGCCCACCAGAAGAGATCATTACAGTTTACGAAGAATGTCAACGGTGCAAACTCACCATGACTCGCCCACGTAATGATGCCATAGCAATCCTGTTCTTCTATTTCAAGAAGAACATCTGTAATGAAATGAAAGAGTGGTTCTGAATAGTTCATGGATACATTATAACATAGAAAATACTCAAAGAACATTGATGCAAAATGTCAATGTTCTTTGAGTATTTTCTATTTATTTAATGGCCGGAGAGATCCTTTAACTTTCCTTTTGTAAGAAGTTGAATAGCTCGATCAAATCCTCGTTGCTCTGCTTCATGAGTCATTTTTGTCATGTCATCATGAATTGCTCTTAATTCGTCAAGAATTTTTTGGATATCTGGATTTGAGATCTGCGCAACCAGTTGCTCTTGCAGAATTTCTGCTTCACGTGTCTTCACAGCGAAGTACGTTTGTGCAAGCGACACTGACAGTTTGAATGGATCACTATTCATTGCAACAAGGTAACATGCGTATCGAGTCAATTTGTAGTCGTTAATTTCTCGTGTCGCTGTTCCATTTCCTCCACCTGTTTGGCTTAATTTAACCTGACGGATAAAGTGCTCCTTTGGTACTGATCCGCTATTTTTGCATGCAAGTATTGCACGTTTCAAAACACTTTCAAATCTTTGCCAAGATGAGTATTCGAGTGCTTCTTGCATTTCGCGTGCTAACCAATAATCGTTATCTTGCTCGTCAACATGTTTCATTTGTTCGAATGGATTTTCTTGTGTCGTAAGTTCTTGTGACATGTTTTTCCTCCGTGTCTGTGAATACTTTGCAAAGTTTCAAAAAGGGTGTACTTTTGTGAGGAAATATATTATAATACAATTGTACCTTTCTTTGATTGGTATTGGTGTATCCGCGAGCAACGCCTGTGAAACTTTGCAAGAGAAGAGCAGGCGTTTCTTTTTCCTCACTTTCTGCTTCTATTATATCATAAGATGCTCTAAAAGTACATCAAAAGTATCAACGAATTTTCATTATTATTTTGTTTTCAATGTACATTATACACGTAATATGATATAATAGAACTAGAAAACAATACAAATAAGCACGAAAGGACATACAATGACACCAGAAGAACTTGCCATTTTGAATCACCAACTCACACAAGAGGAAGAAGCTGCTCAAACAGACGAACAGAAAGCGATTCGACGAGCACTTCGTCAAAAGTGGATAGAAGAAGGGAAAGATGAGTGGACGAGATATGCCATGGATTCTAGCAAAGAAATTGTACCGCAACTCCTCGCATCGATTGCATCGATTGATGCTGTGCATCTTCCACAACCTCGGGTGAAGCTTGAAACAGATGATGGAAACTGTCTGATTATCTGTGTAAGCGCGGAAATTCATGAAGATGTTGATACGACTATTGAAGAGACGCAATGGGGCGGCCACATGTATCACGTAACACCCATTCTCTTGCATGTCGAGCAAATCTACGGAAAAATGGATGGACAAATATATCAAGGGCCAAGAGATGTGTTTGTGTCATGTCAACAATGTGCTGGTTTTGTTCGTACACTTGATATATACCAAGCAGAGCTGCTGAGTGAAGAACCACCAAAGATTCCAGTCGCTGCCAATAAACGAGGACGATTAACAGAGCCTGATCGTATTTGGCGATACAATTACTATATGCGTGTCTATGTTGGTCAAATTCCAAAACGAATTCCATGCGATGCAGATGCGAGCGCAGGGTCAACAGCTTGGGATCTTTGGCGCAAAGCAGAATCACCAACACCAGAACAGCAAGAAGCATTTGGAGTATGGTATCAAAATCGACATCGTCGTGACCGTGCTCGAATGGTTGATGGTAAATACTACGTTCTTCGATTCAATCGAGTGAGTGGTATGTTTGAACGTGAAGAGGTTGATAGTATCGATCATCAAGACGAACGAGTGCCATTCGATGAATTGCAAGACATCTTGTTTCAAACAACACTGCACTATCCACCATCTGATCGAGCACTCCCATCAGCAACGAAAATGGATGCAGATGCAGCAGAGCGATGGTTTCGTCGATGCCCACCGTTTATGACATTGTGGAAACAGCATTTGTTGAAAGAACAAATTATGACGATTGCATTCTAAACACACGTAAATTACATTTACTTATAAAAGAAAGGAAATGAAAAATGTCTGATAATGAGAAAAAAGTATGGCGAATGAAGGCTGTCAACCGTAAGAGTGTTTCACGGTGTTCTCATACATTTTACGGAACGAGAGAAGAAGCGCTCCTAAGGCAAGGTGAGATGCTTCGTCTATGTAATAGTACCATCTTTGATGGGTGGCAGATGGGTGACCGTATTGGCAGTAACAAAGAGGCACTCGATTGTGCCGATGATTTCTTTCCGGTTGGCCATGATGGATGGATTGAATGGGCAAATTCATATAGTTACTACGGCGAGAACATGGATTTACTGAAATCTGAGCAATGGGATGGTTTTGTCATTTACCGTCGAGAAGGCAATGAGCATGTGATTGTTAAAAACGCTATCCATCCAGAGCCATTCCCGGTTGGGATGGAATTATTGAGAACTACAAGTGATCTTGTGTTCGCGCAGTTTCTCTACGCAAACGAGGACTTCTGCCGTGGAAGAGGCTTCTCGCCTGCGTGTTGGTAACGTTTGATTCAAAAATAACATTCTTTTGAAAAGAGCAGAAAGGAAATGACCATGTATTACGAAGTGCACGGATACGAAATTCTTCCGCATGAAGGAGAAATTTCGTATCCGGCAATAGGTGATGTTTTGAATGGTGGAAGCACGATACTAAAGGCTATCGCGAATTTCACAAATTATCCCATTCTTGTGAAGAGTGGGTATGATACAGTCGCAAATGGAAGGGCAGAGGATATTGTTTGCCCTCCTAAAGCGAACATTCGTTTACATACGAGCGGCGGCCCTAGAGACTTTGCTGGGTGGGTTGTAGAGCCTCTTCAAGAGATTGCAGACGCGTTTATGACCGAGGTGAATTTTAGAGGATAGAATATAGTATATTGGAAATTGTTTGTTTTATCGATTAGTCTCAACGAATATGCAAACTACGTCAAATTGAATGTACATTTGACGTAGTTTGTGTTATAATAATAATAGAAAAGTAAAATAAAGCGCGTGAAAGAAAATACAATGCATTCGAAAAAGAAGCACACTCAACGACGGCAATTTCGTCTCACAATGCAATTAACGTCAACGCAACTGCGCGTTATGCAGGATGATGAAACAATCTTTCGACTCAGCAAAGATGTTCTTATATTCATTCGACATTATGTGCCTGGCGAATTACCTGACTCGAACAGAACCATCTTCACACCAGAACGAATTGAGCGAGAGCAACTGAAATGGGTGCAAGTTGAGCGAGAAGCACGTCAAATAAAAAAGACACTGTTGACGCAAGCACAATTCGATGCGATTCGAGGCAATGAAGAAATGCCCGAGCAGCAAGAAGGGCATGTGACAATCTTCGTTGTGAAAGCAGCCAACGGAGCATAGCATGGATGCGGAAATTCAAGGAACGTTTGTGACACCAGAAGATAAGATGCCCAACGAGAATATAATCGATTGCTCAAAGAGGATCCAAAAGCACTCGCATTGCTCTTTCGTACATATGCAGAGCAAGAAACAAAAGCATATGAGCTATTCACTCGGATTCAACAATCTGGTGGATATCCGAGAATTACGTCATGAAAGAAAAGATTTGCTTTACTGTTGCACAAGCTGCAATGTATGCACATGTGCATACATCAATTATTCGAGAATGGCTTTCGAAACAACTTCTAACACTTGTTCGAACAGATCCAAAGACATACGAAAAATTTATTGACCCAGATGAACTTGATGCACTGCTTCGTTTTCGTGAAACATTTCAATCAAAGCAGTGGGTTCGAGAGTGGAGAAATGCTCAGTCACTCGGTCTATCGTTTGATCACCCAATTCCAACCTGGACACATACGACGATTCAAACTCTCGTGTTTCATTATTATGCATTTGTTGAGCATCCAGAAACATGTGTTCGTGCAGTCTGCTTCAATACACCATTTCGTGTTATTTCTGGCGAATATGTTGCAAAAAGTCCACCAGACGGTGGATGGCTTCTCCGATGGCATGACCCCAAAATACATCTTCGACAGGTGTCAAAAGATCGATTTGAAGTGTTACTGCAACCATTTCATATAATACCAACTGATGCAGCACAAACGCTTCGAACATTCGTTGAAGTATCCCTTAAACATGCAGGATTGTTGCTTTCAACACAACAGCCAACAACACTTGTTCGGCCTCTTGTATATACAGTTGATGGCGAGACAGGTATTGCATTGCTTTGGAAGCATTATATTCAAATTCGACGACACGCGACATCGAAGAAATGGGAAACATTTGATGGATGTCGCGTGTGGAAAATGGATGAACTACGAGATATCTCTATTCCTCAATCATGATCATTATTACAATGACTACTAGGACTCCCAGTAAGATGATCATCGGTATCGGTATCTCCGTCGCAACTACCATTACCTAATTGAAAGTTATGAAACACAGCAGGATCAGTTTGCGTTCCTGCAGCACTACCGCTTGATGGATAGAAACTGAACTTACCATCAGGGTACGGATTGGTGGTGACCGCACTTATCTTTCCAGCACTATTGATCGTCACTGTCGCAAATGCACCTTTTATTAGATCAAATGCACCAGGACATGCACTTCCTCCATTGCATGGGACAAATCCAGTAAAACTCAGGACGCCAGGAGGATTCTCATACATACGATCACTTGTATCAAATGTTGGATTCTCTTTGATCGTGTAGATGACACTTCCTGATACTGGTGGTGTAATGATCCACGAAACACACCCTGTTGGGACAGCTGCACAATTACCATGCTGAAGTGGACACGACCCAGAACCAACTTTAACCCGAGTTACTCCATGACTTGGTCCTCCAGGTGTTGTTGATCCATCAGGAGACATGAGAACAAAGTTTGCGCCAGGAAGCGCTTGACGACATGAATCCATAGCCTGAAGATACAGTATTACTGGGTTTGCTGCGTGGACAAATCCTCCAAATGACAAAAACAGTGGTATGATGCAGAGAAGCAAAAGCATGTGCGTATATTGTCGCATTTTCTATTTTCCTTTTATGCCCACCAAATCGTATCTGGTGATTCAAAGAGGTCGTACCATGATGCACGACCACCATCAAGAAGAACGAGGTACTCAGATTGTTGGAGCCAATCACCTCGTTCAAGAAGAAGGTGTTTGATCCATGCATATTCAGCAAGCGCGTCTTCATAATGGATGAATTCGGTTTGTCGATGTGTTAAGTGTTCTTCTTGTCGCTCTTCTGGCGGATGTTTTCCATATCGTGCGCGAAGAAGTGCAAGTCGCTCTGTGCGTTCACGTGACAGATATCGTCTTGGTCGTGTTTCATTGCCATGCCACAAAACGATCCATGTCTTGATTGTTCCATCACGTGCAACGACATGTGTTCGACTGCAGAGTGGGCATGGTCGAAGTTCAAGGCAAGTCATCGACAGAATCCTCCTGGTTTCACTGTTGGTGATATGAGAATATTGGGTGCTGTGACAAGGACACCTCCAAGACCAGGTTGTGTATGATCAAGAGGCAGAGCACCTTGCCATGTAAACAGAAAATTGGTTTGTACTTGCCCAGGGAGAATGGTGAGTTGCACTGGTGTCTGTGATCGCCCGTTGTTTTCAGTGTATGAGAATTGGAGAAGACCACCAGTACCAGGTGTGAGATGAAAAATGGCGTTCCATGTGATTTGAATAAACGATCCACATTTCCATGTTGAAAGTGTCGATGGTGAGACCGTCATTGTGATACTATTGACATGGAATCCAGTTTTCGGTGTTGCAGATGATGCCGACGCAATAGATGTCAAAAAGATCAATGACAATAGAAGTGTGAGGACGAGAATAAGGGCAAGAGGTCGAAACATGTTGTTCTTCTTTCTGTGTTAGTCATTTCAAGAGTATTATAACACAGAAAGGCACATGTGGATGTCTCTTCAGTGTTCTTCTTGCACATCATCAATGCCTACTGGGATGTGCAAGAAAAGAAGATGATAGATTTATCATCTTTAACAAAAAAGCTCCGTATTGATCTCTGAAAGCATTCGATGTTCGATATACGTTTGGATGGTTGATATAAAATCATCCATATCAAATGGTTTTCGAATAAACCCATCGGCACCACATGCTTCAATTTCAAGTGGGTCGACATTGTACACTGAAAATAACAAAATGGCAATTTCACATATTCGAGGATCGTGGCGAATATCTGCGCAAAACTTTCGACCATCGCCTTGTCCTAAAAGAATATCGAGCAAGATAAGATCTGGCGCATGAACTACAATGCAGTCAATGGATGGTAGTTCAGTGTACGTGACGACTCGATAATTGCATTCATCCTCAAGAATATCACGAGTAACACTGCAAATGATTTCTTGATCATCAATAACAAGCACCGTCTTCTGTTCGTGCATACGACAACTCCTTACAGCAAAGTGTGTGTATGTGAAAAAAATGGGGAGATGAAAATACATATTGCATTCTCAGCAATATTATACAACAAAAGTGGGGAAAAGAACATAGGAAAGCATGGAGGTATGCCTTGAGACAGGATGAGTGGCATTTCATCGAATCCCAAGACATGTTTTTTAGTGTGCTGATGAGTTTGTCTCTTCTGCAAGTGTGCTATAGAGAGTGGTGAGAAAGATCTTTGCATATTCTTGATCGAGCAGAATATGCAATTTCTTTTCACGATGGATATTGTTGTCTATAACAATATACGATGTACATCGGCAGACATCACCTGCGCATTCGACAAGGATGACACTGTACGTAACATCGTTCAAAACGAGTAGAGGGTGCGAATGACGTAGTTCGCGATGCACTGCAATCGCTGCATTAAATGCATCTGTTCGAGTGATGTCTGTTGGTGCCGAAAAGAGTGCTTCAACAGTAGCATGAATTCGTGCTGTATTGATCATTATTCTTCTCCATTTATATTTTTTTCATTGAACTAATACTATTATATCACGAAAACGTGTGAAAGTACATCATTTTTCTTTTCACTTAAAAAGACATAGTATCTTTTTTGGATTTTTCATGTTATAATTGTATAATGATAAAAATTTTGTCTCATATTTTAAATCACCAAGCGACCAAAAGAGCGAAAAGTGTGTCAAAAGAAACACTATTTCGTGCAGCGCAGACATTCCTTGAAACATTCTATGGTGAATGTCAAGGACATGTTCAACAAACGTATCGACATCGATTACATGATGTTCGACAAGCTATTTTTGAAACAGGGACGTACACACATACTCGACAGGAGTTAGAGTATGGTGCTCGAGTAGCGTGGAGGAACAGTACGCGGTGTATTGGTCGAGTTGCATGGGAAACATTGGCCATTCGTGATTGTCGAAACATTGAGAACGAACTTGATATCTTTGCTGCGTGTGTGCAACATCTTCGTTACGCGACAAACGGTGGTCGGATTCGACCAACAATTACAGTCTTTGCGCCAGAAACACCCAAAACACCGACAATTCGTATTTGGAATGCGCAATTACTTCGATATGCTGGATATCAACAAACAAACGGATCAGTTCTTGGTGATCCACTACATGTTATGTTCACAGACGTGCTATGCGCACTCGGGTGGACGCCATCTGCTATGAAAACACCATTTGATTTGCTTCCACTTGTTGTTCAAATTGGAACAGCGCCCCCGATGCTATTTGAATTTGATCGAAATGATGTGCTTGAAGTGGCACTTCAACACCCTCAGTATGCATGGTTTTCAGAACTTCAGTTGCAATGGTACGCTGTCCCTGTCATTTCGAATATGCGACTTGAGATTGGTGGCCTGTCCTATTGTGCTGCACCATTCAATGGGTGGTATATGGGTACGGAAATAGGTGCTCGGAATCTTGGGGATGTTCAGCGATATAATCAGTTGCCTCGTATTGCACGACGAATGGGGCTTCCAATGACAGCGTCAAGAACATTGTGGAAAGACCGAGCACTCGTCGAACTCAATATCGCTGTTCTTGACTCATTTGCGAAACAAGGTGTGACAATCGTTGATCATCATACTGCAGCGCACCAGTTTATTGTGCATGAACGCAAGGAACAACGACATGCACGATCAACATTCGCTGATTGGGGATGGATCGTGCCTCCTCTTTCAAGTTCAATAACACCTGTCTTTCATCGAGACTACGTGAACACAATTGTATCACCAAATTTCTTTTATCAACCAGATCCATGGACTTCTCAATAAGAAAGGGCATACACATGTCTAGTCGCCTTGATCAGGATGTTGTATCGTGCTGTACGAATCTTCCTCCAGCAAATTGGAAACTATGGAGTCGAGATACACAAAAAGTGTATGCTCTTTCTGATGGGACGAGAACTGAGGAGCGTATTGCACTCCTGTTAGGGCGAACACAAGCCGATGTGCATACGATTTTGAGTGTCTTATTTTTGAGTGGTTACATCACACTGCAACGAGGCGGACATGATGTTGTTGATTTTGCATTACTTGAAACGAGTTATCAGGTGATCGTGTCGCAACAGAAAGCATTTTTATTTGATTTTCGGTTGGCCATTTTTGAACGACCAGACGTTTTTTCATTGTTTTCATCGCCCCACTTTGAATCGAATTTCTTGCAAGCATTGCATACGATTCTTCTCAAGATGCAACGACATGATCCCTCAGTGTTTCAATTTGTTCAACAACTCGGCGCAAGGCATGAAAAGTATGGTGTAACTCGAGAACATTTTCGTCTTGTTGGTGGATTTTTTCTAACTGTGTTGCAACGATATGTTGGTGTGTTGTGGACACGTCCGATGCAACGAACATGGGAAGCACTCTTTGGCGTGTTGACAGATGTGATGTTGTTCGGGTACGGCCAGTTCACCGTGTAAGTACTTGGTCTGGCCACACTGCAACACCACAGAGTGCAAGCACAATCCACGTGATCCATATGCTGCTCAAAATGAGAAACATGATATCAAAGCATCGATCAACACGATCACGATAGATGAGAAGGGCAGAATTTCGACAAAAGGTATATGCCGTCGCCCATACTAGGCATGAGAGTGACACAAAAATGAGTGATCCAAAAAGATGTGTGCTCATGATTCCTCTTTCGTAACTATTCCTCAATAGATGACTCAATGATTATACTACTTTTTATACAAAATGTACATAAAATTTGAAAAAAGTATGTACATTTTTTGCAAAGTGGTATATAATAGTTGATAACAAGAGCAATTGCTCAAGAAAAAACATGTCATGGTAGAGACAGCATGCGTCTCTGAATACAAATGAGGAGCATATGATCCAAGATTCAGCATCACAACAAAATACATCGAAAATCGACGTAAAGGCGATTTTTCCTGACGAGACAACATGGTTTGATACGACCGGCGCATCTGAATACTTGTGCCAAAATGGCCGAGAAACGAGCAAAGCGATGGTATATCAGCTTTCGTATGAAGGGAAAATTATTGGCATACAAGAGCGCGGTCGATGGGCATGGCCGAAAGCAGCACTTGATGCATATATCGCAGCACCTCGATTGCCTCGCGGTGCTGCTGCAGTAAAAGCACATCGAGAAACGATAACGCTTGATGAAGCAATTGAGGCGATCGAACTTCCGACTGATCCCTCAATCAAAGAGGATAGACAGGAAGAGAGCAGCATTCCATTGCCAATCGCACCTCAAGCAAAAACACCCACTCGACAAAACATGGATACAGCCGTGATGGCGATAAATGCTGCGATCGACTCTGCAACACGTCAACAACGGCAGAAAAATCGAAAACTTCGAATGGTACTCCAAAATGCGATCGCACTATTGCAACGCGCACTTGATGCAGATGAATTGGCTGACGACGAAACAGACGAGTAGAAAAGAGAGGGGTGGCAGATTTCTGTTCACCCCTTTGGAGTACAGATGATTACTGATGTTGATGTGTTTGAAATGTGTCGAGAATACAATCTCTATATGAACATACAGCAACGAGGGAAACATGCATATTTATATGCTGGTCGGAATGATGGCAAAAAATGCGCATCCAAAATTTTCTATTTTTATGTCTGTCCACGTCGACTCTTTGATACATTGACACCCCAAACATTTCGAACAATGCTCGAAGAGAAATATCGATTTCATCTTGCAAAACGCCATGTATCATTTCGAACAATGTGCGCAACAGATGGATGTCTTCGTGAAGGTCGTGAAGAGTGCCAATACGTCATTCAAGTACATGTCGCCATTCGTGTGTATTTTTGCCAAACGTGTTTGGATCAAATAGAGGGAGTAGCATGATTCCACCCAAAGGATTGTTGACGGCAAAACTTGCCCATCCTCGATTATGGGAAAAGATGATGCAATGCGCAACAGAATCACAAGTATTATCACTTTTTCATGCACTTGATCCAAAACCTGAAGAAACGGTCTTAGCACTCTTTATTGGAGAATGGCGAAAAATACATACAGATGCATCCGATGCACCAACATATGCACAAATGCGAGCGCCACTCATTCCTGAGTCATTCCTTCTTCCATCGATAACAAGTACGTATGAAATGTGTAAACTATTTTGTACGTCACTTCTCTTGTTGACGAGTGTGCACAGAGCAGAAAGTATTGCTGATATTTCTCTTATGGAAGCCTATATTCGAGCGCTTGCAACTGAAGCACTTCGAAAAGGGCCTCGAACACCAGAGCAATTGTATCATGAACTTCTGAATATTCAGTTTCGTCTCTATGCTCGATTCGCGCATGGTGTTGATGAATTGCACCTCGTCTTGTCAGAGACAGAATAATGTTCGTTCTCTTGTACATCTCAGAGGGCGCTAGAGGCCTCCAAAACTAGGAAATGTAGTTTCTATCATCCTTCTTCAAGATGATTCAATGAATATATTTTTATTGATCGTTTTATTCAAAAAACGATGTACTTTCTAAGTGGTTTATGATATAATTAAAACATAAATACAAAGGAGCGCATATGCATAGGTGAAATTCTCTGTATACTCATCATTTGTGGAATTGTACTGTTTGCACTCATCTGTGCTGGCATAAACGCGATGCGTTTTATGCGACTCACACAATATAATATATGGAAAGATTTTCCGTATTCTCACCATCATAAGGATATGTAACAATGATAGTGAATAGCCTTTCTCATATTATTGCTGGTGCTACTGCTGGTATCATTATCACAAATGTAGTAGGACATATTGGATGTAAACGGCAGTGGACAATGCGAACACAATTTATTGTCACGTTTTCTACGATCATTTTTGTAGCCGCAATACTTGCATTTGTGAACATTTAGGAGATATCATGTTACAACAACCAGATGATTTAGGTCACATGGAGTGGGATGCAACACATGCGCCGAAACAGATGCTGCAGTATCGGCATATCAATATTGCTTCATTGCTTATCGATGCGCCAGTTGTTGATTGTCTTATTGCTCTTGCAAAAGGTCGACTTGAAGACATTTATGTATATGAAGATCCGGTTGGGCAGTTCTGCCCATGGTGTTCATTAAACACACAAGAGCAACCAACACGTCGAGGTGATGAACACGATTTTGATTGCGTTACATCAATTGCTCGTCGAACACTCGTCGCGCTCGGTCTTCCACTCAAACGATGGCATGTCACATTTGTTATTCAACGAGCACATTCGCCAAATGTGCAACCAGAGCAGATTCGATTAAGTCCTTCAATGGTCGAAATACTGCACCCACTTCCACCAATTGCAGTAGATGTTGCGCATGATAATCTTGAAGAATTAGGAATACATGATGGTTTGTGGACGGCAATTGACCCAAAGAGTGTCCACATGCAGTGTGTTCAAGTGCTGACCGGAGTGTAATTCTGATGAGAAATGATGCATTGGTTGAAATTCCTCTTGAGATTGCGCGAAAAACACACCCACATCTTAAGAGGAAACTCTCACAATACCGTCGTCGGTTAACCATTCGAACACTCGATGGATTACCTGGTGAACTCTGCGCGACATTTGATGGCGTAACAATTGTTGTTGAACCAACTGGGCACAGTGCACCAGAACCAGCATATCGAGCTGTTCGAGTGCCAGCAGTGACAATTCCGCTCAAACATCGTGATATGAGTACACGATATGGTATTCGATGGATGTCGTGGCATCGGTAATCGTATTTTTTCGAAGCAGATTCGCTGCAAAATGTTTGTTTATCATCTCTCTTCAAAGGAGAAATACACATGGCACAACCTCGTCGACAATCAAAGCCAACTATCGTGACAACGAATGGTGAATCAAGAATTGTCCCTGCTGGCCAAAATCCACTCGGTCAACTGCCAGATACGATCATGATCGGTGATGCAGCTGAGTTTCTTGGTTGTAGTGCATCGACTGTTGTCAATCGTATTGCCGAAGGTGAAATCATTGGCTGGCAAATCGGTAAAGCATGGAAAGTAGAGAGGCAAAGTGTCCTCGACTATGTCGAGCGACAAAAAGCCGCTGCTCAAAACATTGCAAAACGTGTTCGTTATCAATCCGCGAAAACGGGCAAACAGAAGAAAGGGTAGAAAGGGGGCATTGTGCCTCATTCAAAAGATCTTCAGCCAGAATTAGTGGAGGTTAATCCGAACAGGATTAAATTCACCACAGATAATCCGAGACGACATAAAGGGTTCGAATTCGATCGACTGCAAGCCAGTATTGCCGAAATCGGATACGTCCAACTGCCAACTGTTCGTCTCGACACGACACCAGGCTTTTACGTGTGTATCGATGGAGAAGGTCGTATTCTTGCAGCGCAGAATGCTGGCGATACATCGATTTGGGTTGTCTCATATGGTCGTCTCGATGAGACGACCGCGATGAAGATGCTCGAAGCAGCGAATACTGTTCGATACTTCAGCTATCTTGCTGAGTGCAAGGGTATCGCGAACATGCATCGACGCAAAATGACGATCAACATGATTGCCAAAACGCTTGGTGCGACACCATCGAAAGTCACAGAACTTGTCAGCATTGGGTACTTTCCAAATGATATCTATAATCTCATTGAAAAAGATATCATGGACGGGGAAGGGGAAAGTGTTCGTAGCGTTTCATGGAAAACGATTCTTCCGATGCTTCTGGTCCTTCGACAGGCGATGCCAGGTCGAACTATTCCTGGTCTTATTAAAGTTGGAGGGCATCGAGAGAATTCGTATCAAGAATGGTTTGAATTAGAGACGTTGTATGACTATGGTGAAGTTCGAGCAGCCGTTGAAGCAATCATTCGAGGTGACATCTGCACGGTCAAAGATATTAGGGCATATGTTGCTGATCGTCGCGCTGATCTTGCTGAACAGCGAATTGATAAAGAACTCGCTCGACGTGTTGTCCAAGAAATTGAAGATACACGCCTTGCACTTGAAACTGCGTATCGAACAAAACTAACTGACGCAGTTGGTCAGATCGAACAGCAACTGAATGATCAGGTGAATCAGTTGCAAGCGCAATTCATTGACTTGCAACACGATCATCGACGATTGTTATCAGAAGCAAGTCGTCAACCTGACCTGATTGAGCAACAACAACGTGATTTGGAAACACGTCTCAAAGCTGCTGAGCAAGAGCGTCTTCGATGGCAGCGTTTACAGAAGGAGGTCGATGAAAAAGCACAACAAAAGCTTGCGCGAGAAGAAGCGGCATTAAAAGAGAAAATGGCACAGGAAGCAGCGGCGTTGCGAGCAAAGGTCGATGATGAAGCGAAAACTCAGTTTGAGCAAATTCAACAGCGACTTCGTGAATCAGAACATGATATTGCGGCATTGTATGAAAAACGAGATAGGGCTCGTCAGCTTAAAACGGAAGCCACGATGCAGCAAGCCGTGACGCATCTCGTCGAATTGCTCACGCAAACAAATCAATCATTGCTGCTCCTGTCATCACCAGGGTTCGTTAAAGGTATTCAATACCTTCAACGTGTTGAACAAGATGTGCTTTTTGCGCAACTCGATTCAACACTACAACTGCTCGAAAAAGCACGTGAGCAGTTCTCGAACGTTGTCCATGCGACAACAGCAGATGGACAAAATGTTCGATTTCTTGATTAGGATAGGAGATAATGTCTGATGGCACAGTTAACACATCGTCGTGGCCGGCAAAAAACATGGACCGAGGACGACAAGGAGCTGCAGACACTTTATGGTGTGTCTAGCATGAACCCGGAAGCGTCTCGTCCAAAGTTTGGTCCTGGTATTCAACTCTTGCTTACGAGTGATGGGTTCGCTCGTCGAATATCACAACAACCTGGTGATATTGCTGTGACACGAATCAGCGATGAAGATGACATGCAGTTAATGGCACCAACATTGCTGAATCTTGCATGGCATTTCCGCTATATGCGTTGGGCGCGCATTAACATGAATAAGATCGTACGAAAATCGAAAGGTGACATCATCGAATCTGATATTGATAAGCGATTTTTTCTCGCTGCACAAGATAAAGCGAAAAAAGACTTCGAGATGCAACGCGCCAAACCACTTCGTGCTGAACTCCTCAAGCAAGAATATCCACTTTACTTCTATTGTGTGAACCAAGTGCTCATGCAAACAGACGAGACGACTGGTGTCCCGTTCACATTTCATGGAGAAGAAGTGTTGTGCATTCTTCCCAAGACAATTCGAGCGGCTGAGTATTATGGTTTGTCCGAACAGGAGATGTGTTTGTTCGCCCCATGTATTCTGCACTTAGTAAAGAATCTTTGTGCACTCCATGCAATCAAAACACCAGATGAGTTCAAAAACGCCATCGCAGGGTGGATCGACATTGTTGACGATCCCTGCATGACAAAATACATTCTCGAGTCAGTCGCGACAATGAATCCGTACTTACGGATCGCATAGAAGGAGAACACTTCAAGCATACACGCCTTGAAGTGTTCGTTTATTTTGGAGGAACAGTGGCACTTTCAAACGAAGAATTACGCCGTATTCGAATTCGAGCAGAAGATGATGCGAAGAAGGCACGCGACCGACATTTGTTTCTGCTTCATTTTCTTGGGATTGAACCAACAGAAGAATTATTGCTCATCCTTGCATATATTGCAGCAGAGGACAATTGGAACAGTGCGAAAAAAGAATTGTTTCCAGGAGATCCAGATGTCTGATATTCCAATGAAGCATCATCTTCCATCGTCAATTATCACGTGTCCGTTTCCGGTTGGATTCGCAACACTCGTAGGGTCAACGATTTATGGCGCGGCTACACCTGAATCAGATTACGATATTTCAGGTGTCTTTGTCGCACCACTTCGAGATGTTTTAGGGTTCAGTGCACTCAAAGAGACACATGTTGAGAAAACGATGTTTCAAGATACATCTGTCGACATTGTATTGCATGAATTGAAGAAGTTTTTGTCCCTTCTATTAAAAGGGAATGGCAATGCTCTTGAAGTGTTGTATTCACCTCTTGTGATCACTACATCGACACTTCATGATCGAATAAAAATACTTGGAAAAGAGTGTATTACACAATTCTGTGGACATCATTATCGAGGCATGGCACATAATCAACTGCGGCAACCTGGCTCGGAAGTGAAAAAGCTATTTCATGCGTATCGATGTTTTCTAATGGGGATTGAACTAATGAAGACTGGCATCTTTCATTTTGATGTTGAATATCTTGCAAACACATATCAGTGCCCAGAAATGCTTGACATATTGGCGTTAAAACAGCAACGCCAGTCAGACCTTGTTTTTCCGTCTGATCATCGATACATGAATACACTATCTCGGTTAGATACGCAATTAGATGAAGCAATACGCGTATCATTTCTGCCACCGAAACCATCAGATGAAATAAAACAACAAATCGAATCTCTGTTGTTTCAAACGCGAATGATGAAACATCTATTCGACTCGTTTTCGTAAGACGTATGTATCATCGAATTGGCTTTCAATGTCATATGCGTAGAGTAATTCTGGTTCGCACATTGCAAGACAGACAAATATTCGAAGCGCGAGTGATTGTAATTCGCTTTCAGCGTGCATTGTCTCACTAAAGAAAAGGTGCCATGCGAGGAGGCTTCCGTGCATTAAGAGCGGAGCCTCTTTTTCATGTGTGAGAATAATCGATGCGCAGTGTTGTTTCTCAATCGTAAATTGATCGTGCAAATCGTTGACGAGAATCGCGTATTCTGTTCGAAGTGCATCGATGCGTCGAAGAAATGTATGATGCAGATAGAGGTTGTGCTGAAAGAGAGGGTGTTCGACAAATCGAATGCCGTGTTCTGAATAATCACTGAGAATTGGCGAAAATGTAAATGTGGGATGTCGCTGAAACAATGTGCATGCTACTTGGTGTGAGATGCCATGCAACATAACGCTGTATCGACGTTCATCGGTGATACGTGTTTCAAGTGGATGTTCAAGGAGAAGTGTTTTTGCTGAGAGTGTTCGTGCGGTGACAAGCCGTGGCATGCTATGTGATGCTGACATGCACTGGACAGATGGACGAGTCACATAGTATGTTCCTTGATCTGTTTGATGCTGCACGAGTGGAAGAATTGGTAGATCATTTCGAAATGATCCATTGATTGTTTCAAATAATCGATGTGCTGAAATCATTGAATGCATCCCTTTTGACAAAATGCTGGCGGGATAAACCCGCCAGGAAAACACGTCCGGAGGCGTTCTATATACGAAGAGTAATTCTGGCTGTACTTTCTTTTTCACGAACATGGATAAGAACAAAAGAAACAGAATGTTTTCTTCGTACACGTTCATTATATCATATGACGATATTCTCATAAAAGAATGTGAATACATCTGAGTGTGTCTCTTTTCACAACAATGTTTTGATAAGTTGAGAAGAAAAACGAATTAAAAAGAGGAAACAATGTTGATTATACCCAAAAGTACTACAGAAAAATATCTGTTTCAGGAAAAAAACATATCTCAATGATTGATTGCTTTCACGGTTCTCTCTGTTTATGATCAATGTATCTACTTAAAATGGAAAACAAGTGTTGAAAGAACGAATGCGCCTTGAAACATTATGAAACAATGTACTTTTGAAACTTCACAGGATATAATTAGCATAAGCGATAGAACTTGCTTGCCTTTTTCTTTTTCTGTTCTCATTTTTTCTCTGGATGATCATGATAGCGGATGAACCCGATGCAATTGTGATCCCAAGTCCTCATTTTTTTCTTAATCGATATGGTCAAACGGCAAAATGGATTATATGTCATGGTACAGCAGGTGGTTCATCTGCGACAGCAATTGGCGACATGTTTGCTGGGTCAGATCAGGTCGCATCGCATTACATTGTAGGGCGTGATGGCGCTGTTGTACAATGTGTGCTCGAAAAAGATGGCGCATGGGCAAATGGTGGTATTTCAGGATGGCCAGGAACGTCAGGTGATGGAGTACATCATGACACTTGGTGGACAGCAGCTGTCAACCCCAATCTTGAAACGATCACCATTGAATTTGTGAAACCCTCTACTGACAATTCTGATGCTCTTACATCACAACAAGAAATTGCTGGATTCAAACTCATTCAGCACATTTGTGATCGAAACAACATTCCAAAGCGTGCTGCTGACGCGCAAGGTGGCATCACTGGACATTACTCGATGGATCCAGTGAATCGAAGCCATTGCCCTGGCCTTTTCCCATTCGATCGACTCTTCACATTTTTGGATCAAGGTGGCGTTATGCTCGATTTATCATTGCCATTCGTGGCGTCATTTTTTGAAGATGTTGGGAATGACATATGGCGGTGTAAGAGTAACGGGAAAGTCATTGGACATGATATTCTCATGTTCTATCGAGTGTTTTTAGGGATTCTTGTGTATCGATTGCCCATTTCAGATGAGTGGTCGCCAAAGCCCGGTGTGACGCTGCAACGATTTGAAGGTGGTGTGCTGTGTTATGATCCTCAACGAGTGTATGACAATCCATTTGGATCACAAGATTTGTACCGCATTCAAGGATATCAAGGATCTGTCTACCCAGCAAAAATTTATGAAAGTTTTGCTGTCGATCCTCGACTTGACGCACTCAATACGCAAAATCAAACACTCCAGAGTCAACTCGCAAATGCACTTGCACAAAACACAACAATGAAAACACAACTTGCACAAAGAGATGCAACGGCACTTAGTACTGCTGAAAAAACCGCACTTGCTGGCATCGCAACACTTGCGCAACAGTGTGCGATTGAACTCAAAACAACAATGACAGCACCCATTCCGCCATCAACATTGAAAGGGCTCGGTGTTGCATGATGTCTATTTTGTTGAGTGCGACAGAAAATCTTTCTGCTGCATGTGAAGAGATTGCGACAGTATTTACGTGTTTATTGCCTCTTCTCTCGACAGCAGAAAGTGCTGTCGTTGATGAACATTTGCACATTATTGGACAAAGGCTCGAAGCACTCAATGGTGCGATTCTTGCACTTCGAGCAGAGACACTTGCACCGCACTCAACACGATATGCATCAATCCTTGTTGATGTACAGTATCTCTCGCCACAAGAGGATGCGTTCCATGAACATCTTTGCACTCTTAATCGCGGCACCAAATACGCTGACGACTAAACAACAAGTCTTCCAGCATACACTTCGATCGTTGCTCATTAATGCGATTGTTGCTGGTCTTGTTGAGTGCATTGTACTTTCACAGCAGCAGCCAGCATTGAGCATTTTCAGTTTGTCTGTACTCAGTGTCTCAGCGGTGATCAGCACATTCGGACATAGTGCTGTGCAAGCGTTAACACTCCAGGGTGCATCGACACAAGATACAACACAAATACAAACAGAAACAGATGTCCTTGTACATGCAGCAGAAACACTTGCAATGCCACATGTTCTTCCAGGTACGACACTAACACCACCCCCTCCTACATCAACGGGAATGCCAGATCCATGGGCACCACATGATTCAGGAGGAACGGCAGTATGACATGCATTTGTGGCATTGTTGATGTACATGGGCAAATTTGGATCGGTGGTGATTCAGCAGGGTCTGACCAGTATACTGTTCTTACGTCAACACTTTCCAAAGTATTTCGAAAAGAGCAAATGTTGTTAGGCATTGCAGGGTCGTGGCGGCAAATGCAGCTTGTGCATTATGCACTTGAATTGCCAGAGCATCCTCGTCGGATGTCAGATGAAGCATATTTGACAACACTCTTTATTGATGCTATTCGTGAGTGTTTTACATCTGCAGGCAGCACATCCAAATTCAATGAACAAGAAAGTACATCGAGCGCATTTCTCATTGGGTATCACCAAAAACTCTATCGAATTCATTCTGATTATGGGATTACGACATCGGATTGTCAATACGACGCTGTGGGGAGTGGAGATGACATTGCGAGAGGTGCACTCTTTGCAACACCGCATTTATCTCCACAAGATCGTCTCAGAATGGCACTGAAAGCGGCGGTTGAGCATACCCCCTATGTCCGACCACCATTCACAATTGAGATGCTGTCTCCGCCGACTGATTTTGAGCCGTCATCGGCGGAGCGTATCTCTTTTTTACCAAAACAAACAAACACACTGCTCACATATATGATGCACGCACCACCAGAAACAAGTGTGCATCTTGCACCGAACAATGGAAATGTTCCACTGGATCATTCATCGACATTCACTGGAGCAGGACATGAAAGACAGCAAGAACACTGAAGTTATTTCACTCGAATTGCTTGTGAACTCAGTCGTCATGCAAACGTATCCTGTACAACGAACTCATGTTCGAATTATGAAAATCATGCCACTTGCACATGATGTCTTACAGAGCATGAAAAAGAATAAACGATTGACACCATTCGAACAACAAGGTGACACGTATCTATTTTGGTGTTTCGTTGAAATTGACGGGTTACATCGAATTCGTGTTCGATTTCTTTTTGGTCAATTAACAGTGAACAAATTACAAGTCGCGTGTGGCTATCATGAGCGAGATTTTCAAGAGTGGGCGCAAAAAGCGTATCTCCGAGGATGGTTTGATTTTCTGGATGTTCGAGCGCTTCCCATTACTCGACTGACTGGAAGTCCTGTAACACCACTTTCAACAATAGAGGATTCTGATGCAGCATGAAGAAGAGGCTGATCTCGAAGAGACAGCATTAACATTTATTCCGATTCTCCCATCACCATATCCTGTCTGTATTCAG